AAGATCCAGTGATGAAGGCAAACTCATATCTTACCGCAATGATGAAAGAGTTCAATGAGAATCCGAAGTTTCCGATGATACGCGCTGGTAAAACTACCCGTCCGTTTCTTTCGGCAGATAAGTTGAGGGACGCAATTCTTGCACGCAAAGTGGAAGGCTGGTCAATAACGCCAATGGAGTTCGCAGAGCACTGCAGGAATCAGAATATCCTATTAACTGACGGACTGAAAGTAAAGCCGAGTCCGTCAGATATGGAGTTACGAGCTCTGAAGTACAAGTTCTGTTTGGGTTTAGATACAGGTCTGAACTGGATATAAAACGAATTAGCTTTTAACAAATTTATTTACTTTAAAAAGATGTCTTCAGAAAAAGAATTTCCACTGAAGACTCTTGATGACATAATTGATGTTAAAAGAAAAAGGATTACAGCAAATAGATATTCTAAGACTGCTGTACTTGCGCAATATTATGATATAGAGAAAGTAGAATTTCTTGAAACTATCTTTAATTTGCTTAAAAACATAGATGAAAGGTTAAAAGTTCTTGAAAAGAAAGAATAGATCAATGTGAAATATACGGATAAAAAGCCAATCCCAAAAGACCCACGAGAACGACAATATCGACTGTTCGGACGATCTTTTTATATTTGACGGGAAGGTTCTCAAACTCTTTAGAATAGGTGGGAGGTTTGGCCCATCCCCACATCCAGCCTAAAATAGTTGGACGCAGTCTATCGTTGCAGTCGTAAATGTAGTCGTACCACGCCATCAGAACATAAGCTAAACATGCAAGTACAAATCCTGTAAGAATGCGGTGTGTGAGAGCTTTGGGATGGGGAAGGTAGTACACAGCAAGAACGAAGGCTGAAAAAATGAGACATTTCTCATTTAGGTAAAGCGGTGTTCCAAACATAGCCAGTCCCATATTATATTAGAAACTGGCTACTTTTTCGGCCTTGATTGCTGGATTGTTCTTCAGAAGCTCTGCTCGATGAGCAGCCTTGTAGTCGAACGTGCATCCGTGGCTTATGCCGTCAAGATGTTTCAGGCACAAAACCATATTGCATCTGCATCTAGCAGAAATGTGAGAAACCTTCTTGCACTGAGCACAGTAGATTCTTGTATTATCTTCTGCATCGTCTACTACGACCATTTTGGTGGCACGTGGAGAAATTACAGAAGGATCTTTATCTGCTTGGCGTTTGCTCATTTTATTACTATACATATGTTGTATTATACCAAATTCGTTTTAAACTTAGCGAACTCTTTTTCGACCCAGTGATCGTAATTTGATTTCTTTTCGGCTTCAAGTTTGTTCTTTTGGATCTTGAGATCTTTCAAAGAAGAAATGTAGTCATTCACGATTTGCTTGTCGTGTCGATTCTTATTCAGGCGGTAATTTTCCAGAATATTCTCAACAGATTCAATTTCGCTCTGAATACCTTCAATTACATCATCCTTTTCAAACTCAGGGGCATCGTCCTGAATATTTTTAAAATGCTCAGCCCAAATTGCCATAATATTGACTGCTGGCTTCTCGTCTTCTTCAATCACATTTAAAGTTATTTTTGTTTGAGGTTTGGGAAATACGCAACAATTTGCGAATGCCATACATACTAAGTGAGTATATTCTCTACGTTTGCGATACAGTTTCCAGAAGTCTTCATCGGAGATACCGTGAAAAATAGGGTAAATATCTTCCACAAAATCAAACCATCCTCGCCTCAGTAAAAAATCAGCTTCTTCGAGCTCCATTTTATTAGTTGAGTGTTTATCAAATAAATGGTTTCAAGCAAATGAATAAGTGAAGGATGCCGAATGTATTGAGGCCAGAATTGGCAGAAACAAAGGTCCAGAACCTTCCACCTGCAGATTTAGAAACTCTGAAACGAATGCGAGAAGAGATGTGTTCTTCCGACACGTTTGGCTTCAAACTTGATCCAGAGCAACGATTTCTGAGACGTGTTATGAGCCCTGATTCGCCTACGCGCAGTCTTTTCATGGTTCACGGAACGGGAGCTGGTAAGACGTGTACTGCTATTCAAATTGCAGAGGAATACATTATACGACCAGAGTTTCAGGACAAGAAAGTACTTGTAGTAGCAGGCCCTGCTATTCAGCTGGGGTTCAAGGACCAAATTTTCAGCCTGAGTCGAATCAAGGAGGTAAACGGAGAACTCATGTCGCAGCAATGTACGGGTCGCAGATACTGGGACATGGTTCAGCGAATCAGCGAGCAAACACCAAAGAAACTCACGGATGTGGCAAACCAGCGGAAAATACAAGCTCTAGTATCTAGAATCATTGACGGCTTTTATGAGTTCACTGGATACGATACTCTTGCAAATACGGTGATGACAAAGAATAGCGACAAATGGATTCACGATACGTTTGATAATCGTCTGATAATTGTGGATGAAGCGCATAACTTGCGGGATATTTACGAAAGCGGAGATTCAGAAGCGTCAAAACGTCGGTCATCAGCAATTGAGCGAATCGTTAAGACAGCAAATGGTGTTACGCTTGTTCTTCTGACAGCAACGCCAATGTACGATTCTTATGATGAAATTCTGTACTTTTTCACATTGTTTCTGTGGAATGAGAGGAGAATAAAGAAGGACGAGAAAATACTGGTATCTGAAATTTTCAAAGACGACGGAATTTTCAAGGAAGGGGCCGAGGCAAGGTTCAGAGGATGGTGCCAAGATTACGTTTCATTTATTAAAGGCGAAAACCCGTTCAAATTTCCGTTCCGCCTTCCTCCTCCTAAAAAGTATATTGCTGCAAACGACAGAACTGAAGACGTTAATGGGGATAAAATAAAAAAGTATGTTCGATTTCTTCCGCTAGTAGCTTCAATCGTTTCTCCCTTACAAGAAAAAGCAATTAAAGAATCCAAGTCAACGCCTTTCAGCGACCCGAATCTTATTTGTGCATATCCTGATGGAGGGGATTTTCGTACAGTTTTTAAATCGACACGGGGAAAGCTTTCTTACGTTGGTGAAAAATTTCTGGCTCCCTCGGAAGTGCAGAACTACAGTTCAAAGTTTGCACTCATTATGAAAATTCTGAAAGAATCGACAGGAGTCGTATTTGTATTTTCGAATCTGGTGGAGAATGGAACTCAGCTTTTTTCTATGTGTCTCGAAGAACACGGGTATGCGCCTGCGGTTGGAACGGCTCTTCTTACAACATCTGGAGAAGTTGCTGCAGGAAGTGAGGGAAAGTACGTCATGCTCACTTCCGAGGTTTCAGAACTGGATATAAAGTCTTCACTGAACATTCTGAAAGATAAATCGAATGCAGACGGTTCTAAAATCAGAGTCATTGTAGCGTCGCCAAAAGTCAGCGAAGGAATTGATTTTCGGTTTGTAAGACAAGTGCATATTCTGGATCCTTGGTACAACATGAGCCGCATTGAGCAAGTAGTGGGTCGAGGAATCCGAAAATGTTCGCACGCTCTTCTTCCGTTCGAAAAGCAGAACTGTACAGTTTTTCTTCACGTATGTAGGTTTCCCAAATCTACTCGTGAAACTATAGATGAGTATAAATACAGAGTGTTCGTAGAGCAAAAAGCAATAAAGATAGCTAAGGTCCGACGAGTCATTATGGAATCGGCAATGGATTGTGAATTACAGAGTGGAATCAACGTTCTTCCTGACGATTGGAAGAATCAAGAAGTTCCGCAAATATCTGCTATTGGCGACGAACCAATGAAACTAAAACTACAAGATATGTTTTCTACTTCGTTTACGGAAGATATAGGGGCAGTAGTTTGTAATCTTACAGCTCCTGAAGGAGAAACAGGTCATGTTCGACCACTATCAAGCGTCCTGGATTCACGAGATGAAATATTTGATAAACTTAGTGCTATGTTTGCAAAAAAACCTATTTGGAAGAAAGATGATTTGTTTAATGATGCCAAACTGAGAACATACGGCCGTGATATTTTAACCTTCTTAATCGAAGACGCAATTAAATCAGCTCTTGTATTACGTAATACTTCTGGAGTGCGAGGTCATCTTGAATCGGTGGGTAAATACATTGCATTTTCTACTGGAGATAACCAAACGTTAATAGACCGTTTGCTGAAAGAGGAATCGCAAAAAAGTATTGATATTGTAAAGTTTCCAGAACAAGAAGAAGTTACGAGCGAGTCAATAGATATGGATTCAAAAATAGATGCATTGCCCGAAATACTCAAATCCTTTCCTCGCGAAGTTTTAGAATGGTATGTTGTTGACAATGATCTGGGGCCTTCTCAAAAAGCAAAGCACATTCTTTCATTAAGTGAAGAAAAACCCTATTCTGTAAATTTGAAGATTGGAGACATTCTTGTGGGTATTGGGCGATACTACGATTCGGAAGGAAAGCAGATAGTTCCAGTGGGAAAGCAAGCAGATGATGTAGCAGATTGGGTTTTGGCTCTGGATACTAAAGTAAAAGAAAGTACCGATGTATTTGCGTCTCTGAAAGATGGAAAGCTTATTTTCAATTTGGACAAGAGTGCAAAGACTGTTGTTCCCGCAAAACGTTCTAAAACTATCGGAGGAATGGTGTGCGACTTTTTCAACGTGGACGTTCTGAACATGCTTGCAAACTGGCTGGACGGTTCTGGATTTCCAGCAAGGGTAAAATCTCGAAAGGATAAATGTAAGTACTTGCAATGCTCCATACGTCAAGCTATTATAGACGGTAAAAAGGGTATTTACTGGCTAACTCCTGAAGAATTTAGTCATGCAGATCGCAACAAAGGAACGTAAAAACCAATTTAATCTTTTCAGATAAGAGAACAACAAAATGGACCCTTTGTTTGAAAGACGCGAGCTAACGAAGAAAGTACATATTCACTCAAAATTCATTCAAAAGAATATTCAGGCATCAATTCTTGCTCAGCTTAAGATGAACTACGAAGGTCATTGTTCATCTGAAGGGTTTGTGAGACGAGATAGTATTACCATAATGAACTATTCACTTGGTAGAGTCAATTATATTGAAGGAGGTGTCGATTATCACGTAAAGTTTCAGGCAGATATTTGTTTGCCGCATCCTGGACAGCGTTTCAAGGCCAATGTAAAGCTGCGCAGCAAGGTAGGTCTTCATGCAGAAGCGGCTCCTCTGAAAGTTCTCATTCCTCGCGATCTTCACTTTGACAATGAAGACTTTGAGGCAGTGAAGCTAGAATCGGATATTGAGTTTGATGTAATTGGGTGCCAGTTCAAGCAAAAAGATTCTGAAATTATTGTGCTTGGCAAACTTGTGGGAGAGCACAAACCTGTTCTTCAAGAAGAGACTCCTGTAGAAGAGACATCGGTAGAAGATGCGCCTCCTGAAGAGGAGAAGAAAGTGACAGTTGTACCTACAGAACCAATTAGTGAACGCAAGAAGAAGAAACTTAGACTTGAGCCAACAGAATAGAATAAATGACAACGAGAGCTGCAAAAGAACTTCTCAAAGAACAACTTGATAAAATGGACGAAACAGAACATTCACAAGTTTTTGAAATTGTGCAGAAGTATACGACGGAATATACTAAAACACAGACAGGAATACTAGTTTCTTCTGCAATTCTTCCAGATAAATGTATTGCTGAAATACAAGCGTATGTCAATTTTTGCCTTGATCAGAAGAAACGGATTGATGAAGACATGAAGACACGTAAGGCATACGAGAACTTTGTGAGTCAATAATAGCTGTTTAATTACTTGCCAAAATATAATAGTATGGAGGATATAATTAATCCCAGTGTAATAGCAGGGATCAAGAACTTTATAGAAATAGCCCAAAAAGACCCGAAAGTAGAGTTCGAATGTAAGCTTCTTTCGGGTAAAATTACCACAAAAGATATTGTGGATAAGCTAATAGCTACTTCTGCAGAGAATTCTGTTGGAGCGGTTACTAGTTCTGACTATATAAATTTCCAGTTCGGAGATAGCCGAGTAACAGTTACAGGAGCAGAAAATATAAATAAAGTTGTAAAAACACGAAGTTTTGCAAAAATACCATTGAATGTTCAGAAGAAAGTTTCTTACCCAATTGAGGGTGGAAAAACGACAATTGATTCTTCCGAATCGTTCTCAAAATTCACTATCAGAACAGAAGAGAATGTTAGAAAAGACTGGTCTGGAAGTCCCGAAGACCCAAAAGCTCACGTCCGTTTCATTCATCGAAAATCTTACAAGACTACGAATGAGCTATTCCAAATAGATATTTCGATGGTCAAGACAAAACCCCTGAATGCAAAGTACAGTCTCGCTAGTCTTATAAAAGAGCAACCTCACACTTACGAGCTAGAAATAGAGTTTATGAATCGAAAAACAAAAGTATCTTCCGATGTAATAGTTTCAGACCTTTTGGCGATAATAATGAAACTATTGCAGTCATTTTACAACACAGAATTTGTGCTACCGTCCTCCGATATGGAGCGATACTCCCGTGAGTTTGCATCATCTTCAAACACGTTCTTCAATCCCGTAACTTTGGAGCGCACGCATTTGATGCTCAAGGAGTCCCACAATATTTATACTGACTACACTGTGACCGTAAAAGTAGACGGTGAACGCACGGGGTTGTATGTAGCTCGGGATAAGAAAGTTCTTCTTGTTTCGTCTAAAAAGACTGTGAGATGGACGGGAATAAAGGCTCTCACTGATGCGCACGTTGGAGACTTTCTGGACGGAGAGTATATTCCTCAGCTAAATCTGTACTGTATATTTGATATTTATCGCTACATGTCGAAAGATGTGAAGAATCTACCCTTGCTGGTGACAGACGAAGACATTGCAAAGAACCCTCATGGTTCAAGACTCGGAATAGCCGCAAAGTTTGTAGAAAGTTTAACGACCGACTTTGAAACTAGATCTAGTTTGAAACCTCTGAGAATCGAGACCAAGATGTTCCTTGCAGGTAATGGCGCAAGTATGCAAGAATCGGTACATCGTCTTCTGAATACGGAGTTCGAGTACGAGACCGACGGTCTTGTGTTCACTCCACGAAGTTCAGGAGTAGCTCCTTCTGCCAATCGGCAAGGAGACCGCTGGAATACCGTGTATAAGTGGAAACCTCCTCACCAGAACAGCATTGATTTTCTGCTGATAATGGAACCTGCAATAACTTACGACCCAGTTCTAGACACAAACGTCAAGACTGGAACCTTGTTGGTAGGGCGATCGGCAGATAATAATCGGTTCCTGTATCCTCGCGAAACGATTACGGGAGAATACGTTGAGCCTACAGTTCCCGATTCGCTGAGCGAACTTGCGAAGAAAATGTATATTCCTGCAGTATTTCAGCCGCAGTCTCCGCCAGACCCAGAAGCCTACAAGATTTACGTTCCCACAAACGAAAAGAAGGTAGCAATAGATTTGGATAGAAAAGTCGTAGAGAACAACACAATCGTCGAATGTTCGTACGATTTGGAGAAGAAGCGGTGGATAGTTATGCGAACGCGACACGACAAGACTTATCTTTACCGAGTCTTAAAAGAAGCTAGATACGGCAATGACGTGAATACCGCAGAATCTGTTTGGGCTTCGATACACGTTCCCGTGACCGAAGAGATGCTTCTAACGTCTGCAGAAAAACCAGTCGAAGAGCAGCGTGAAGACTATTATCGCGAAGATGTTGTTCGGTTTAAGCGTGTATTTGCTCAGGCCTACAATTTCCACAGTCATCGCGTCAAAGGATTGATTTACGACAAGGTTTTGGTAGAAGGAAACACTCTTCTGGAGCTTGGAGTCGGAGAAGGTGGAGATCTTGGACGATGGCAATCGAACAAAGTTTCAAAAGTTGTGGGGCTAGACTTATCCCTTTCAAACTTGATAAACCCAGTAAAGGGCGCTGCGTTCCGATACTTGCAGCAAAAGAAAAAGTTTCCTCACCAGTTCATTCCCGATGTTCTGTTTGTGCAGGGAGATATGCTAGCCGTACCGCTGTTTGAGCAAGAAGATAAGTACATGCCCGTTCTAATGGGCACTGAAACTGCACCAACAGAATATTTGGAAAAGTTCAAAGGCCTTACGCAATTTGATGTTGCATCGTGTCAGTTTGCAATTCACTATGCATGTCAGTCTGAAGATACGCTCAAGGCTTTCATCAAGAATGTTGATACACACTGCAAGAGCACTTTCTTTGGAACGTGTTTGGACGGAGAGGCCGTTTACAGTTTATTGATGGGAAAGAAGAAGCATATCTTTGCCCACGCTTCTGAAGTTGCGGGAGAGTACGTGAAGGAATACGAGGACCGTGAATCTTGGACTGAAGAACTGGGCCTTTCTATCAAGGTTATGATGGAGAGTTTTGTGGAACCAAAAACCGAGTATCTGGTTCCTTTCAAGAAAGTTACTGAGATGTTTGGAGATGCAGGATGGATTCTTGACGAGTCCAGAATGTTTCAGGATATTTATCGTGAGCAAAAGACGATAATCTTATCTGCAGAAGAGCAGACGTACTCGTTTCTTAACCGAACATTTACGTTCAAGAAAACCGAGAAGAAGTCAGAAGCCAAGGTTGAAACTGTGGAAGAGGAAGTTAAACCTGAACCTGCTGAGCCGCCGAAAGCGCTGGATATGCTGGAGCAGCCGCCCGAAGAGAAGTCTCTGAAGAAGAAGAAAAAGTTGAAGTTGCAAGAAGAGGCCGAGCCTGACCCAGTTCTATTTGATGTGGGCGACGAGACGGGTGGAGAATTTTCCGCATTTAGTAATTCGGCACGTAAGTCTGTAGAAATCGACGGAACTACTTATGCTTCAGTCACTCACTACTTTATTGCAATGAAAGCTCGCGAAGCAAAGAACGACGCGATGTATGAAAAGATTATGAGTGCAGCAACTGCCAAAGCTGCCAAAGCACTTGAGAAGAAGATTACGCTGAAAGAAGAAGATTGGGAGACGAAGCAGGATACTATAATGCAAAAAGCAGTGCGAGCCAAGTTCACTCAGCATCCAGAAATTCGTGCGAAATTGCTGGAAACGGGTGATAGACCAATTGGATTTGCCGATGCTCGTGATATTTACTGGGGTATTGGAACGTCGCGAGATACTGACAAAGCACGTAAGAAATCCAAGTGGCGCGGACAGAATAAGCTGGGTCTCATAATTGAAGAGTTGCGCAACGTGTTTATGCGTGAATGCGCTGCGACAGTTTAAAAAAGAGAACCTCCGTCCAGTATTGGATACGTGTTTGGAGAAGGAGAACCTCCATCAAGAATACAATTTGCAGTTGTGTTAGGAAGTCCTCCGTCTAGAACAGTATAATTTGAATAATTTCCGCATATTGCTGCGGGGGGAGGTAATGGCGTAAAGAACCGATTACATTCTCTTTTAGAAACAACACTGTATCTAGTTATTGTTTTTCCCTTCTTCTGTATCACTGGACGACAACTCATTCGTCTCTTTGTAATATTCGGCATAGGATTTGGGAGGTGCGGGAGCAGGAGTCTTATTTACTACAGGACCAACGTACCGATCAAACAGTTTCTGACCTATCATAACTGAAGCCTCGTCTTCAGTCATTTCACCAGTTTCAATCTTGCGTTTCAGTTTGAGCATTTCAAAGAAAGTATCGTCGAGTTTTCCAGCAATGTGCATCTCAAAAATTGTGGGGAATCGGTTATAGAGAAGCTCGTTCTCTTCCGAAAGCTTTTTGCGGTATTCTGCAGGATTAGAATTTTTCAGGTTTCTGTGTTTGCGCATACTCGCATCCATCTCACGAACGTGGGCTTGAATTTGTGTAGAAGTCAAATTGTAGTGGGCAGCTTCTTCCATTTGTATTATTTTAGAAGGATACATTAAGATGGCTTCATTTAGCGCTGGACCAAATGGAGCTTTAATTGCAACAAGTCTTCCTCCGCAGAAAACGCCTGCTGTTCAAGAAGTAGAAGGTGGAATTCTGAATGCAGCGACCGCAAAGTCAGTTCAGTCAAACGCAAAGACTGCGGAAATTTACAAAACGTTAGGCGCAGGACAAAAAGGTGGAAAGCGAAAACATCGTGGAGGCGGCGCAAATGTTCCACCAAGTCCTCTTCCAACAGCAAGTAGTATTCCTGGCGTAAGTCCACAAAGTGTTACTGAAAAAATTATAAATAACCACAACCAATTAACTGCAAACGCGAGTTATGATAAGCTGGCACATGCTGCGCCTAGGGTAGTTGGTGGAAGTGTAAAAAGACGGCGTAGTACAAAGAGACATGGACGGAAGCGTCACAGGACTCATCGCAGGAGGAGCAGGCGCCATTCTCGTATTCGTGGTCGGAGCCGCCGCTCTGTTCGGTAATTTTTATCAGAAAGCAATTGAACCTTACAATTTATATTTGTGGCTTCTAGGTCTCAGTGTTCTGACAGTAGGTCAGATAATTTTGACGGGCTTTTTGGTTTCGACTTTGATGGCAGCACCATCTCAAGAAGACGCTCAAGCTGTTCCACAAAAGTAGCGGTTTCTTCTGCAGAAGTTATACCAGTTAGAATGATTTTTCCAGTCCTAAATATCTTTGCTGTCCATTTATTTGACCCCATTCGTATTTTGACACCAGGGTATACATCAGGGTCATAATGGCTGACAACATCTTTGTAGTCTCCAGAATTAATTGTGTTGTGCAAAACTTCACGAGGAACTGTATCTCCCGACTTGAGGCTACTTGTATAATTCATAAGAACTACTCGTCTATCTATTATTGAGCATTCTGCAGGAGGTTCAATCAAACAATCTTTACATTTATTCCAAATGATTTCGAGAAGAATACGCATTGAGCACTGGTCGTACAAATCGTGCAAGACTCCAGTCAAATGAAATATACCGTTTTGAAATATTTTAATAGTAATTTCTTTTTCTCGAAGAGCGCCATCGCCGTTGTTCAAAAGAACTACAGTGATGGAGTTATGGCAAAACCCAGTTGTGCTTGAACTGATTTCCTTCTTTGATCTGCGTTTAATATTATCTCTCTTACTCTCACCTCTTTTTGCAAATCCACGCTTTTCTATTTTTATAACTGGATATTCAAGAGGTATTTCATGAACGAGTTTATTAGTATCAATTTTAAGATTTGCTTTGTATAGAACCACCATCGTCGACAAGACTGGAGGTTCCATTGCTATTTAAAGGCTTTGTCATGTATATTGTTTCTGTTTCGTTTTTCCAAGAAAAGGGAACACTGTCTATATAAAAACATGTAATTGCTACTGGAAACTTACGAATGAGTTTACGCAAAATAACTTGATGGCTGGATTCTAGCATCCACCCTGGCTCAAGATACCCCAGAAATATACAGCAATTAGATTGGTGCGAAACAATTGATACAGATTCGGTCGCCAAATTCGATGAAGGATGTTTTGAAAGATCAAGAAACAACATTTCAGGAAACATTGACCGCCATTTTTCGGCAAATGTTTTCATTTGTGTCAAGTCCGTTGAAATATATAGCATTTGTTAATTATCATTTTGAAGCTTTAAGCTACAGGATAATGTCTAGGTTCGTTAATCTTGAGATGAGCAGGAGAGCCTGCAGGAATTTGGTAGCGACGGAATGGGCGTTTGGGATTTACGCTGAGATCATTTCCGTGATGCTTCTCTACATAAGGAATGTTGCGAAGAGCGGCTCCAACCTTGCGTGCATCATCGGGACTTGTAGTTGACGCAGGGATGAGAGCATACTGTCCACCAGCTTGCGAGGGGCGATTGGGGACAATAGGATAAGCAATTTTATCTTTAACAGAATGGTTTGCAGAAGGCCAGCAGCATCCCGTTCCTCCAGGAAGAATGCCTACACTGAGACTTACTGTGTTATCTACAAATACGGGAGGAGTAACTGTATTGCTATTATGTTGTTCGCCATTTGCAACTTGACAGGCCAATCCTTGCCTAATAAAGTCGCTTGCACTCAGTGCAGGTACTGTGGGAGCGATAATGCAACAAGGTTCTACGATAATATTAGGAAGTAGTTTTGCGTTTACTGGACGAAGGGAAGCAGAAAGAGCGGCGCCTGCACTGCATTGCGAGAACAAACTAGCATCTGGAGTACGACCAGGAGCGTGCTTTTGATAAGAAACAACTTTTTTCAAAGTATCATCTTTCAAATCTTGCGGGCGATTCATTACACCAATGCCAGAACCGTCTGGGAAAAAAACAGTGGACGAAGCCATTTTTACTTTCCAGGTATGCGTTGATGCATCAGTGTTTTCTCGAGTGCTCACAACTTTAATAGCTGCAGCATCCTTGCGACGCAAATACTCCGTATAGGACATTTGTGTGTATCTACTATTTTATTACAGTAAATCCACGTGGCTGAGCAAATGTCGGCGGCAGCACATTCTAGTAAGCTTGACATCGTCAAGAGCTCTGCCTTCAGGAGCTTTTACAGTTGAAGCACTCAAGTATTCAATTTCATCTGGCTTTCCCATTTCCTTGCGATATTTCTTTACCAGCTCTAGATAACGTAAGTAACGGCTCGCGAGCCAAGGGTTTCCACAAGTAAAGCACTGTACTGGAATAATCATTTTATATTACAGGATTCATTCTTTGTATATTCGTTTTCTTTGCAAAGTATAATGGACTCAACAGTTGCCCTTGGACTTTGTGGACTACTAGTCTTAGTTATTTGCGTAAAACAGTTTTCCTTTGTAGTCATGGAAGTTCTCATCAATCTTCCTCGACCCCTTACGACCTCTGTGCTTCTACTTATTCCAGTAGGGCTGTATATGAAAAACATGATTTACAGTTCGTTGGTAAGTGTTGTTCTAGCAGTATTTTTGCTTCAAGATGTTTGGAAACCTTACATGAATTCGGATGCACGTCGTCTATTTCTAGAATCTGGCCGCGACCAAACACGATTTGACCCTGCAAAAAGCATAGATCTTCAGTTCGCAAACCATACTGCAGTACATGATTCGCCAAATATGCTTGTTAAGTCTACTGACGCATCTCCTCTTCTACTGTATCCACCAAGCTCTGAAACTCTTTACGAAATGTGTGGCTAGTCACCAGTTGGTGCTTTCACCAGTTAATATTTAGTTCAGAAGCAGACCAGAATTCAGATGTTCCTCTTGGAAATTGGCGATGAACGATAAACCCTGCGAGAACTCCTTCTACTAGTTCCTTTTCTGCAACTTTCCACAGAAAGTCGGGTTCAGACGTATTCATACCTTCAATCGAAACGAGGGGTTTTGCGCCTTGAGCAATTGCGAGCGCTCTTTCTCCAATAATAACTACCCATTCGTACTTGTAAAAGTTGCTCTGAGTTACTCGTTCTTCTTTCAAAGTTTCGTTTACAGTTTCTCGACTTACCGCCTGAACTTCAGGATGTTCTGCAGTAGATTTTTCACGAAGCTCTTCCATCTTTGTTTGTAATGATATTAAATATGTATACGCTTTTCGTTTTAATGTAAAACGAATTCGCAAGAAGCTCAAGTATCTACAAAAACTCAAGTGTTGATATGGATACTGCAAAGTTTATTGACTTCATTTCTAAGATTGAAGATACAAGGATTGTGCTCCTTCGAGATAAAAACGTAGTACAATGGCTATTTGGAGACCTTTCTTTTCTACCCGTAACCACTAAGAAAACTAAAAAAGCTATTAATGCAGAGCTAAAGATATTTGAAGACAAATGGGGGAAAGAAATGTTAAAGATTCGTCGCCCAGATTTGAAGTTGGATAAGCAATGGACAAATAAGTTTGGTGAGCATATATGCGAAGAAATTTATATTCTACTCGGTAAAGTTGTGTCAAAACCTGCAAATAAAGAACATCATCAACCAGATTCTGAAGTTGATGATGCTATTATAGAAGTAAAGACACAAACATATTATACAGATGGCACTGCAGGAGAAAAGATTCTGGGGTGTCCTTTCAAGTATGCTGAAATCCCAGACCTATATGGTAAGCCACTGAAGATTTTGTGTATGGGTGGAGCAGAGAAGGTGTGTAGGGAAAGTTATGGAAATTTACCTGGAGAAAAATGTACTAGACAAAAAAAGAAATTTCTAGATTTCTTCCGTGAAAACAAAATTGAGTATATTGGAGCTTCTGATATTCTCAAATCTTTTAGTTTGTAATCAGAACTTCATCTATCCTACTTTCTGGATTCCTAGAATTAATAGTCCTTCTACAGGATATTATTTTTACTTTGTATTTTTCATCCGCAAATGAATCAAGAACGACTTTTACTTTAGAATTACTGAGAAGCATTTTTGCAGGCATTTCTTTGCAGATACTAAACAACTTTTCATGCCTATCGAACCCGTCAGAAGTATAACCTACAAAGGAAGTTATGTTTTCTGGAACGTAAGGCGGGTCTAAATACACAAAGTCTCCAGGCTCTAATTTTGATAAAGCTTCTTCGAAGGAACAATTTGAAAACACCACATCTTTTAGAAGAACACTTAGTTCTCGAATTCTAGTCTCTTCTAGAATCGCTGGATTTTTGTAGTGCCCGAATGGAACATTGAAGCCACTAGGGCCTTCACGATAAACGCCTCTGAAGCACGTTTTGTTCAGAAACAAGAACATGGCTGATGCGTTCACATCCATCTTACTTTCTTGAGGAATGTTACGAAATAGAGAACGTATCCAGTAATAATACGATTCTCGCGATGTGGTTGCTTCTTCAAGAGTTGTGGGCTTACGATTAACAGTAGTTCCCGTTATATTCGAAAAGACTTCTTTTAGTCTATTCACTTCTTCAATTAATGCATCGCAGTTAGTTTGTATATTTTTGTAAAGCCCAATTAGAACTGTATTAATATCGCTTGCATAAATCTTTCCAGAAACTGGGATACCTTTTGATAACATTCCGATAAGAACACTTCCTCCTCCAACAAATGGTTCGTAGTAGTTATTTATTTCGGAAGGAAACAGACTTATAACTTCTTCTAAAATTTGTGTCTTTCCACCAACCCATTTAAGAAATGGTTTAGGCATCTTTGACGAATTCAATATATATAAGCTTACATTCGTTTTAATAGAATTAACCCAGTACTTCAAATGGTAGAACTACTTGAAGTATTCGGCAATGACCTTACAGTTGTAAATGCAGCACGTGTTTCGTTCGCAAAAGAATCGGCCGAATTCACTGGTGCTGACGCAAAACTTATTAAATATTTGGCATCACATAATCATGTTTCTCCATTCTTTCATCCGCAAATTAGGTTTAGGTTCAAGATGCCTATCTTTGTAGCACGCGAATGGTTCAGACATCAAATTGGGTTTGCGCGTAACGAAGTTTCGCGCAGGTACGTAAGTTCACACCCAGAATTCTGGGTTCCTTCGCTAGAAGATGTACGTGAAAAGGATCCTAAGGTAAAGCAGGGAAGCAAGGATACACCTGTTCAAGATTGCGAATTTATTCAAAAACTTATTGAAGAGCATACGGCTAAGTCAGCAGATTTGTATAATTGCCTTTTGATTAACAAGGTAGCCCCCGAAATTGCCCGCTGTATTTTGCCACAGAGTATGATGACTGAATTTATTGAAACTGGAAGTTTGGCGGCGTATGCCCGTTTGTACCATCTGAGGACAGACCCGTCGGCTCAAAAAGAGATTCAATCGTATGCTACAAAAATAGGAGAACTTATTGAGCCGCTTTTTCCCGTCGCCTGGAAAGCGCTTTGCGAGACTGAGTCTTAAATGTGCCTTTCTTTTTTAAACAATTAAACTTCTTCAAAGTCTTTCCTTTTGGAAAAAGAATGGCTTTTGTGCAAATAGCAATTGCCGCTCCTTCGCGAGTTTGAGCGTATTTCTTATTTAATTTAACAGTTCGTCGAACGGCTTTGACGCATGCACAGAATTTACGCCTCTCCATTGCTATAAGCGCGCGAAGATTGCTCCCACGTCTCTCCACAATTTACACACTGATACATCCACATAAGCTTTACTTCGTCGGTCTTTATTGCAACAACATCCCACTTCTTTTTTCCAGATCGAGAAGAGCAGTCGTCATTACGACACTTTATATTGTCTAAATGAATTAGCGTTGGGTCATGCTTGAGATAAGGATTCATACTCATGCTAACAGCTGTTCCTTTCTTCAAAATATGTTCGTACACGACTGGGTTGTCTGCACCAATAGGTTCAATGTAATCACATTTAATACAAGAAAGAACAGCCATCTTTTTACCCTCCATCTCCTTTTCATCAATTCCGTAGAGCATGTTACTGCATGCTGCACAGAATTTCATCTTTATACTTACAAGTAAAAAACCTATAAATTCGTTTTAGCGAATATCGCTCTGAATGATAATATCTCGTGCGTCCATAAGTTTTAATCTAATCATCGTTAAATAAGCTTTTAGCTTACTTATTTCATCTTTCAAATTTTTATTTTCATCTTTAAGAGCGTCATTTTGTGCATCTAAAACTGCAAGTTTTGCCTTGAGAATTGCTGTATCAATGCTAGACATCTTTTTATATAAAACTATTCAAACATAAAAATCCATTTTGGATTATTCTTCACCGAAGTAGTCATCCTTGGTAAGGTTTAACTGTCTAAGGAAAAGTGCTACTCTTGATTGAGCTACCGCATGATCTTTTACAAGTTGTTCTATACGGTATGCTTGGTCAGCTATTTTCTCAGAAAGCGTATGTATCTGTATAGATTTTTCTTCAACTACACCCAAGTAGTGATCTTTGTCACTTTTGGCTGTTGTGTACTTTTCTTTGTATTCTTCCAACATCGTTTCATAGAGCTCGCAAGATCCAACTAGTTTATATTTAAACTGCTCGGCCTCTGCTAGTGCTTTTTCGAGTTTATTAACCTTCTCTTTCAAGAAGTCAATAATTTCTGACGACATTCTCATATGTCTTTTTTGCAATCTAGTATTTCGTTATAAAATCCGTTTTATAAGTGCGTTAAAAACGGACTGGCCGCCAGAAAGTTATGTTGCCTCAACATACGGAATGGCATCAAAGGGAAGCTTGAGAGAGTTTCTTGATGCACACCAGTCTGAAGAGGTATGGACGCACACGTCTCTTGCAGGGGGAAAATACTTCATTGGAGAAGATGATATTCCTAAATTTTATGAGCTTTATGTTGAAACCATTATTGACCAGGAGAAACAATATATTGTAGAAAAATCCACAGACATTGGTCCTTTGCGCATCGATTTTGATTTCATTTATGAACGGGCTGTTTCAAAGCACCAGCATACTCGCGAACAAGTTTGTTCGTTTGTTAAAGCTTACATGACCGAAATTTCGCAGTATTTACAAATTCCCGAAAAAGTTCAACTGTTTATTATGGAAAAGCGCCGTCCGACTCTAGATACCAAGAAAAACAAGATGAAGTCAGGAATACATATTGTCGTACCTTCTGTATCTACTCATAAATTTGTAGAACAGCGAGTCCGTCGCAATCTTCTCAAATCAATGGGAGACTATTTCAAAGACCTTCCTCTGACAGAATTGTGGGACAAAGTTTACGACGAAGCAGTTGTGAACCGTTCGTGTCCCTGGACTGTTTACGGTTCTCGCAAGAACGACCCCAATTCACTTCCTTACCTGATGTCTTACATTGTAGAATATTCTGGAGGCGAAACGTCTATTATAACTGATCTGCCTCCCGTTGATACTACGCTTATGAAGACTTTGTCGCTTTGTCGCGATGAGAAAGATGAAACTCCAATGACCGATGCAGCAAAAGCCATTTATGATGGACTCAAAGGCCCAGGAGGTGATCCTCGTATTTCAGGAGGAAGAGCCGTAACTCCTTCGCGCGGACGCCGAGCCGTGCGAGGAGACGCAAGAGATTCGCGAGGTTCGTCGCCCGATGGGCGCATAATAATTCCTCCGCTAGATTCTGACCGCAAGAATTACATCAAGGGCCACGTAATGAATTTGAATAAAGAACGGGCCGATGCCTACGAATCTTGGCTTAAAGTAGCAATTTGTTTGTATAACATTCATCCAGAATTGCTGGACGTCTTTCTAGATTTCAGCGCTCAGAATGAAGAAAAATATAATGAAGCAGACTGTATCCAGAAGTGGAATTCGATAACTTACAGAAATGACGGTGAAAAGATCCAGGAGGGTACGCTCCGATACTGGTCTCGCGAAGATAACCGCGAAGGCTACAATGAAATCTAGGCCTCGAACGTCGATAGACTTGTACTTGCTGCAACCTCAGGAACGGAGCATGATGTAGCTTGCGTGAGCTATTCGAAATTTCGTGACATGTACAAGTGTTCAGATTTTGGCAAGAACGTTTGGTTCCGCTGGGCAGGTCATATTTGGCGAGAGACGGATAAAGGTGTAGATTTGCAACTGAAACTTTCAAAGCAGATTGCTACAGTGTTCTTCGATAAAGTCAAAGTAATGCAAGATGAAATGAGCGATCGAAGCTTAACGTCTTGCTCTGGAGAAGATAAGAAAGATTGTGGGACGTGCGAGTACTGCCAGATGGAGAAAGTTCGTACTGGCTTGAATGCTATTTATACCAAACTCAAGACAACCAAGTTCAAAGATAATGTTATGAAAGAGTGTCGCGAACTATTCTTCGACGAGGAGTTTACGAAAAAAGTAGATTCCAACAAAGATATTATTGCATTCAATAACGGCGTTCTAGACCTAACTACATTTGATTTCAGGGATGGAAAACCTGAAGATTACCTTTCATTTTCGACAGGAATAGATTACGACCCCGAAAAAGAATACCATTCGTTCACAGAATGGCCGAAAGTTGAAGCGTTCATGAACCAAGTTATTCCTGATCCTGAAGTCCGCGAGTATTTCCTGAGACATTTGGCAACAAATTTGATGGGTGGCAACACTGCTCAGAAGTTCCACATTCTCACAGGAACAGGTTCTAACGGCAAGTCGATGATTTTGAATTTGACTTCAACGGCGCTTGGGGATTATGCGTGCACGGTTCCGATATCTCTGTTTACCCAGAAACGTAAGGGCTCGGGTAGTGCAGCTCCAGAAGTCATTCGCCTCAAGGGCCGCCGCTTTGTAACTATGCAGGAACCAGACGAATCGATTGCGCTGAACACGGGTCTGATGAAGGAAATTACGTCTGGCGAAAAGATGTATGCGCGCGACTTATTCAAGTCGGGCACAGAGTTCGAGGTTCAAGCAAAGTTTCACTTGGCATGTAATGACAAGCCGAAAATTAACACGACGGACGGAGGTACGTGGCGACGACTTGTTGTAATCAATTTCGTATCAAAGTTCGTTCCAGTTCCGAGCGCTCAGAACGAGTACCCGATGGACGAATCTATTCAATTTGCAGTGAATTCAAAAGAATGGGCGACGCCGTTTCTGTCGTACCTCGTTCATCTTCTGAAAGAGGGTAATGGATATCGCAAACTTCCCACGCCCGATAAGGTACTTGAATATACGTCCGAGTACCGCAACGAGAATGACGGGATCAATAAGTTTGTTTCAGAAAAGCTCAGTGCACCAACAGAAGGCGACGAAGTTATGGCTGTTGACAAGCCTACCTTGCGCCGAGCATTCAAGACATGGAAAGACGAGAACGACCAGAAGACGCTTTCGCCGTCGGATATGGAGAAGCGCGTCGAAGCCGTGTATGGCAAGTACACGCGCGGCGGATGGCTGACTTTCAAGATTGATTAATTCTTGCGCATCCACATAGTTGACGTTCCGCGATCAACTTCTTTGAAACCTAATTTCTCATAACATTTAACTGCAGGGGTGTTATCGGTAAGAACACTCAAAAAAACAGTTTTATCTGAATACTTTTTCATTACGCAACTCAAGAACTTCGTGCAAAGACCTTTGCCGCGGTACTCGGGAATTATAGAAACATTCTGCAAAGTGTAAGTTCCAACATTATCGCCACGTGTTTTGAGTCTCATAGAGCAGTGGGCTATTTTCTTATCACCATCAAAATAGCCGTATGCTGTTATTGTTCTGGATTTTTCACCATCATTCTGCTCTACTTTGCACTTCATTAATTTAAACTAATACTTGCGTCCACGACGGCGACGGGTGTTGCGAGAAGCTCGGCGCCGCCCGCCAGTAGACGTATAGCCAGGCGCAGGTGCAGGAAGACCAAGCGCTGCCGATGCATTACTGTTTGCGACAGGGGGTAGAGTGTCTGCCACACCTTGAGCACCATTAAGAGCCGCAGATGCCGCGGGAATATTTGCAGCTTTTTCCCCAACAGTTACTGCAGCTGGAGTCGTCTTACCACTTATTGCATTACCAACTTCAGTGACAGCACTCGACAAAGCATTACTAATTCCTTCAAGAAATCCTCCACGTTGTCGTCTTGTCCGAGTACTGCGACGACGTCTTGCCATTTGTTATTGAGTTAGAATTTAACGACGCCCGCCTACAGGGGCATATGCCCGAAGCATGGGGAGAGTCATGTACAGCACAAAGAAGGCAATACCCAGATTGAGCGTTGAGCCAATTGCGTCACCGATATTTAGTTTCACTGGACCGATGCTTACTGTTATTTTATCAAGACCTTGCTCAACTCCTGGGAATATGCCGCTAATAATTGGAGTAATCAGATCGCGCGTGATTGCTCCAAAGAAAGCAGATAGGGCAAAGCCAAGATAAACTGCAACTGCAAGAGAAAAAGTACCGCTCTCCATTGTTTTATATTTACTTCATAATCTTTTTTAGCAATCTTCTTTCTTTATTTTTTTCAGCAGTCTTTCTTTTTTCTTCTGCATATTTTTCAGGGTTTTCTCGTCTCCATTTTTTTTTCAAAAGTTGATTTTCATATTTAGTATTTTTTTGCTTTTCAAGGAATCTTTGAACTTGAGCTCTATATTTTTCAGGATTTTTTCGACGCCATTCTGCAACTCTTTCGCGTTCATGGTCAGGTCGTTCTGATCTTATTCTTTTTCCAATTTGTCTATCTTGTTCTTTTCTTTCTTCGATTGTTCTTACTGGTCTATTTATATTCAAACATTTTTCATCTATTAATGAGTCTCTTATATATTTGCATTCTAATTCAAATAAGTCTTTTCTGGTTTTAATTTCAATTTCTTCAATAAGTTCTATCGTTACATTCTCCCACCCAATTTCTGTGAAATATTTATACAAATTAGAATTTTTTCTATCTTTTTCTTTTGATCTGCTTTTATGTTTAGATAGCCTTCTCGTCAATGTTTGTATTGTTGATCCTATATAAAATTTATCACCACCGATAAGTCTATAAATTCTTCCAAACATTTATATAAGTTACTCCATTTATATCTAAATGGGCATGGATACAAGATATTTCGGGCCTTCGGGCTGGCAGTTATTTCACTTGATTGCGTTTTTTTCACCGAGTCCCGAAAAAGTCCTGTTGCAGATGCATGAAGTTCTTCCCTGCAAATTTTGCAGAGCAAGCACGACAGAGTTCGTAAAGAAACACCCTCTGAGAGGAGATCCAGGCAAGTGGCTTTACGAAATTCACAATATGGTCAACAATAAGCTCCGAACCCAATGCCGTGGAGATCCGCTAGTCGTTGATCCTGGTCCCGATCCTATGTTTGAAGAAATAAAGCAAAGGTATTCTCAGCTGAGACCTACACATGTTCCTGGCCGTGATTTTCTGTTTTGTGTAGCTGCCAACTATCCCGAAAACCCCGAGCCAGAAGATATGAGTCTGCAGCGTGAATTCATGAAGAATCTGGCAGAAACTTATCCTTTTGAAAACATGCGCCGAACCTTTCAGAAATATATGCATAAAACAGGTCATGTGGAATTAGAGAGTCGCAAACGGTACATGAAGTGGATGTACGGTTTGCTCTCTGAACTTTCAAAAACTTCACATTGCGAACTGCCTTCTTACAAGGGATATGTTGCAAGAATAAAGTATTACACAAGTGGATGTACTCGTAAAACTTACAAGGGAAAAACGTGCAGGCGCACAAAGATGGGAACGTATACGAAAGACAGAGATAATCGCAAAACTAAAAAAGTGGCATACAGCTCACTTCTTTAACGACGACGGCGTTGAGATTTACGTTTTCCCTTTTTAATTTTACGAGTATGGCGTTTGCGAGAATTTCCGTAGCGCGTTCTGTAAGTCCCCTTAGTTTGTCGCACACTTGGAGGAAGACGTACTGGGTACGCACCACTTGGAGGAAGAGGCACTGGGTACGCACCACGTGGTGGAGGATATTGTCCTGGTTCGGCGGGCGGAGCAGATGGCATTGGATCAAAATAAAGATCCGCAGAAGGAGCAGATGGAATTGGAACTGGGTACGCCATTTATTCTATCGTTATATTTAGAAAACGCTTATCTTTATTTTAGTAATGGAACTTTGGTACTCTGTAGTAATCGGTACAGTTGTCTACTTCTACGTTCTTCTTTTTAACCGAAATGCTCGAAAGTATTTGGAAAGTGGAAGAACGGACCCAATAAATGCAGAAACCCTTCTGGGTCTTTCATCTAGAGATTGAAACGTTTCTTGTAATCTGCAAGAGACGCTTTAAATGAAGGTTTATTCCACAAAATCCATTTGCTCAGTGCTCCTGCCGTATCTGGCTTTTCCCAATGTTCACCCATTCCCGAATGTCGTTTTAGATAACGAAGCTTACGCGTCTTATCCTTGTGTTTTGTGTAATCAGACATTCCTCGTGCCCCAAATGGAACTACTTTCTGGCGCCCGTTTCTTTCAAACACGGCATCCCATTTCTTTTCGGGACGGTGGGAGCGCCGAACTGTTTTCAGGATAAGTTTGGAGGGCATATTATTAATCTAGGCGAAATTCAATGGAGCAATGGTATTCTGCAGTACACAATTGGATGGACCAGTTCGAAGAAAGACTTGATGTAAAGACTTTCTGCGACCGTATTTTTCAAGACCTGCATTTCATGAAGATAAAAGACAAGGGAAAATTCAAGCAAAGAATGGGCCCTGAGTTTGAGATGTGGGCGAAAACTTTAGAGGAATCTTATTCTCCTGATTTAGTCAGAGAGCTTCTGAACGACGATCCATTTTGGCTACTCACTTTGCAGGTGGCTCGGGGACGTAAGATTTAGAAGGGTTATTCCATGGACTCTTCTTTGCAAAAATAAGGAAAAGCAAAATCGGTATTCCAATAATCCCAATTACAATTCCAAAAAATATAAGTCCATACTTTAAACGTAGCCACAAAAATCCCCCAAAACTATCGGAGTTTTTGTAGGCATAGTAGGATGTTCCAAGACTCAGACCACTTCCAAGCACATCTCCAATAATTCTGGCTCCATCTCCGCCTCCCTTTTTCACCATTACTTTTTATCGCAAGGAAATTCTGGAATGGTGACCTCCTGATACGATTCGATTGGTTTTGGAAGTGGTTGTGGAGGTGGAGTTGGTTTCACAAGACGAATAAATCTTAAAGGTCTTCCGCCATTAGGAATATTTTGCATTTGTGTATAACTTTACAAAAAACGGAACGGTATAAAGACAATACCGAGATACTATAAGAATGGGGGACAGAATCATCGGAGTCCAGTTTGGCATCGCCAACCCAGATGAAATCCAACGCAGAAGTGTTGTTGAAGTTATTACCGACAAAGCCCATCAAAGTGGAGAAATTCCAGTTGCAGGAGGTGTATTTGACCCTCGTTTTGGAGTAATTGATCATGGAAAGATTTGCCCTACGTGTAAACATACAAATATTGAATGCCCTGGCCATTTTGGTCACATTACAATGGCCAGGCCTGTTTATCTATACCAATTCATTGACATGATTCAGAAAATTGCCCTTCTAGTATGTTTGAATTGCTCAAACTTCTACATTTCAGATGAAGAAATTGACCTTATTGAAAAGACTTATTCTGGGTTTGACCGATTCAACCAATTGCGTGAAGTTACATCTGATTTCAAGAAGAATACCAAAACATCAAAGGTCTGCAGACACTGTGGAAGCGCCGTTATAAAGAAAATTGACAAAAAAGAAGGAAGTGTCGCAAGTTTGCGTGCCAGCGTGTCTGGAGAAACAGAAGATATGATTCCACTTCATGCAGAAATGATTCTTCGGTCTTTCCAGCGCATCACTGACCAAAATGTTCAGCGAATGGGATTTAATCCTAAATTCAGCCGTCCTGATTGGATGATTTGCACGGTTCTTGCGGTTCCTCCGCTAACTGTGCGTCCTTCCGTCGTGATGGACGACAAGCAAACCATGGAAGATGACCTGACTCACGTCCTGATTTCAATTGTTCGTCATAACAAACGTCTTCGTGACGTAATTGATAAAGGTGAATCAGCAGATGTGGTAGATAGTGCCACTGCTCTCTTGCAATATTATGTAGCTACTTACGTCGATAATAACATCAAGGGGCTTGCGCCTGCCGCCCAGAGATCAGGCCGTCCTCTACGTACTCTCAAGGCTCGTATGGGTGCAAAAACGGGCCGTGTTCGCGGAAACTTGATGGGCAAACGTGTAGACTTTTCTGCACGTTCAGTTATTACACCTGACCCGAATATTGATCTCGATGAACTCGGAGTTCCGCAAGAAATTGCAGAGAATTTAACTTTCCCAGAAATTGTCACTATCTATAACCGCGACCGTCTCATGATGCATGTGCGCAACGGAGTATCAAAGTATCCTGGTGCGAAATCAGTTATTTTAAAGAACGATTCGCGCTCACTGAGCTTGCGATTCAATACTGAAATGATTGACCTTAGCCCTGGAGATGTAGTGAACCGCCACCTAATTAACGGCGATGTGGTTCTATTTAATCGCCAGCCATCACTGCACAAGGCTTCGATGGAGTGCCACCGCGTAAAAGTTCTGCCTGTATCAACTTTTAGGCTGAACGTAAGCGCCACCAAGCCTTATAATGCAGACTTTGACGGCGACGAAATGAACATGCACGTACCTCAAAGTATTGCAGCAGCTACAGAAATCAAGTACTTGGCAAGCGTTCTTCGCCAAATCATTTCTCCGCGAACTGGTGAGCCAATCATTGCTATTTTCCAAGATACTTTGACTGGAGCTTACCGCATAACGCAAGATTCAGCAAGTGTGCCCGAACATATTGCAATGAACATGCTGGCGCGAACTAAGAAGCTTCTTGGAACGTACAAGCGCAAAGATGCACCTTATACTGGCAAAGAACTCGTTTCAAGCGCTCTTCCTCTGATGAACATGAGCGGACGTGTCGAAATTGCAGATGGAAAACTACTCAAAGGGATTATAAAGTCAGGGTCTTCAAAAGATATTGTTCATCATATTTATAACGAGTTTGGACCTAAACAGGCAGGACAGTACATTAACGACATTCAGAATATTGTAACTAAATTCAATATGTTCTATGGATTTTCTGTAGGACCATCTGACCTGGTGTTATCTGGAGAAATGAACGATAAACTTCAATCTATCTTTCAAAAAGGACGTGAAAGTATTGCATCAATTCTGAGTTCTGTGCATGCAGGAACATTCACTAACACTAGCGGACGTTCTGACGGAGACGAACTTGAAGCTAAAATTATGGCAGTTATCAAGACTGATATTAACAGCAAAATTACTGAAGAAACCAGCTTATCAATGCCTCCAAGCAACCGTATGCAGCAAATGGTAGATTCTGGTTCGAAAGGTAAAGACCACAATATTGTTCAGATGGCGTCATCGGTAGGTCAGCAAGAAATCGGCGGCCGTCGTGTTCAGTACGGAATGAATCACCGAACGCTTCCTCATTTTCACAAATTTGATGATGGCGCTGAATCGCGAGGATTCGTAGAAAACAGTTTCATTGCAGGGATTCGCCCCGCCGAATTCTTCTTTCACGCAATGGGTGGCCGCGAAGGTATTATCGATACGGCAGTTAAGACAGCAGATTCAGGATACATCCAGCGCAAGCTTGTTAAAACAATGGAAGATATTCATGTAGCATACGACGGTACAGTACGTAATGTAAATGGGGCTATTGTGCAGTATAAGTACGGAGGTGATGGTACCGATAGTATTTGTGTAGAAACGGTTACATTGAATCTTGCACAAATGAGTCTTGAAGATATTTACCGTAATTTTGCTCTTTCAAAAGAAGACCTGCCGTCAATTGTAAAAGGTGATCTAGATAAGATTCCTGACTTGGTTGATGAAATTCTCCAAGATCGCAACGATCTTATGAAGAATGTAATTCGATACCATAAAAATGACACTGTGAAACTTCCTGTAAACTTTGAACGTCTTGTTAAAAAGTATCGCAATCCCTATTCTGTAAAGACCGACCTAACTCCAGAGTATGTGGTTTCAGAACTTAATAAAGTGTTTGAAACGGGATGGATTAAAGAGAACAAGCTTATGCAGATTGCTATGCGGTTCTTCTTGGCTCCAAAGAAAGTTATTTTGGACTTGCGTCTTTCGAAAGATATGTTTGATGAAATTCTCAAAGAAGTACACTTTCGTTGTGTGAAGTCGGGAGTGCATCCTGGAGAAATGGTAGGCACTCTTGGCGCACAATCTATTGGTGAGCCGACAACTCAGCTTACCCTGAACACTTTCCACAACGCAGGAAGCGCAAAGGCGAATGCTACTGCAGGTGTGCCTCGTATTCGCGAACTTCTGGAAGTAACCAAGAACCCCAAGACGCCAATGAATATTGTTTATTTGGACCGAGCGATTTCCAGCTCTACGGATGAAGCCATGAAGAAACGAGCGTCTATGCAGAAAACTACTTTGCGTGACATCACCAAATCTGTCCGAATTTATTACGATGGAGATTACCTGCTTGGAAGTACATCTATTGCCGAGGATCGTGAAATTCTGAGGGCTTACGAAAAGTTCTCTGTTTCAAACGCTCAGAGCAACTGTGCATCTCCGTGGATTATTCGTCTAGAATTTGACCGTCTTGAAATGGCTGCTCGAAGCAGCGTTATTGATATGGCCATGATCGCAACAAAGATTAATAACAACAAAGTTCTGAAAGTGTTTGAGTGCATTCCCAGCAATATCAACAGCCCCGACAAACTTGTCATGCGAATCTCGTTTCCCAAAGATGTTGTAAAAAATGCTCTTTCTCTCCGATTCATTGAAGACAAGCTTCTTGACACAGTTCTGTCTGGAATCGAGGGTGCAGGACGCGTATACGCCCGCCGAATTGAAAGTGAAATGATGTATGATGAAATGGTTGGAGGTTATGTTGCATCTGGGCAATGGGTTATGGATGTAGAGGGAACAAATCTCCTTGAACTAGCAATGATTCCTGGCGTTGACTCTACTCGTTTCTTCTCTAACGATATTCACGAAATTCTCGATATATTTGGGATTGAGGCTGCACGCGTAGCCTTGTTCGACGAGTTTAGTCAAGTATTCGAAGATACGCCAATTGATTACCACCACATGATGATGCTTGTGGATGCAATGACATACCCTGGATTCCCTCTAAAGGTTGATCGTAACGGTATGAGCAAGAATGCAGAAAACGGTGTATTGGCAAAATCTTCGTTCGAAGAAACTGCAAAGCATCTCTTTAACGCCGCTATCTTGGGAGAAGTTGATAACATGAAAGGTGTGTCTGCAAACATCATGTTCGGCCAGAAACCTCCTTGCGGAACAGGACTTGTCGAGGTTCTTATTGATGAGACCAAGTTTCCTGATGGAGATGAAGAAGTTCCTCCTCCTGTAGAAGAGCAGTTAGAAGAAGTTAATAAACTAATTGAGTCGATGGAAGAATATGAAGAGCTCAGCATGATGACATTTTAATACGAAAAACACACCAGAGTAAAATGGAAGATTCCATCGTTGCTTCAGTGATTGCAAGTTTCAAGCAAAGATCGGAATTTGGACAAAAGAAGTACGGAACAAATTTGGACCGAACGGATCTGAATTTTTTACAGTGGGTTCAGCACATGCAAGAAGAACTAATGGATGCTATTTTGTATTTGGAAAAGCTTAAAAAGATTTCTAGTAAACCCGATTATGTTTAGTTGCTGTACGCAAGACCGCCCATACCGCTCATGATGCGAAGAATGTTGTAGTTCACCGCATATACACGAACATCCCACGTATCATCGTTATCGGGGTTAACAACCATATCACCGCTCATCGTGAGAACAATCGTTGCCGTATCGATGCGCGAGAAGTTGCACGTTCCCGATGGTTGGTGCTCTTCGGGCCGAAGGGCAAACGAGTAAAGATAGAGACCGTACTGAAAGTCGGCCGTATATCCAAATCCAGAATGGTGTTGGTAAAGCTGAACTCTATTAAAGTAATCGCCATACCGACGGTCTAGGCGGTCCTGGCCGTTAAACTGAATCCACTGTTCAAACACAGCTTTTTGATTATATGTGAAAGGTTGGAGGCGTGTTTGACCCTTTGCCTTTGCAAGCGAGCAGTTCGTGTAATATGAAGGCTGCACAACCCACACAAGTTCTTTTACAGGATGGTTGAACGTCAAATCAATACGGTTATTGTACGAAGAAATACCCTTATCCTCATTGTACTGCGTCTGCTCAATCAAGTACTCGTGCGACTGCTGAGCCATCCGACGGCGCTCTTCCGTATCAAGATAAATGTAATCAACGTAAATAGAAGCCTGGACGGGTTGGGGGAGAGAACTTGCATTACCAAAGTTACTTGCAATAAAGGTAGCATCGTTCCACTGAAGAGTGATTTTTACCTCATGGTATTGAAGGGCAATTAGAGGAAGCGCTGCACCAGGATTTCGGGTATAGAAGAAATAAAGAGGAACGTACAGAACCTTTGGCAGAACATCGCTGCTTCCACGAGCACCAGTGCAACCATTTGATGCTGGAACAGTCCAAGTTGGAATGCTTGCATCTAGATGATTCACAAGCGATTGTGTCTTAGCTATCATCGCTCCATCATTCGTAAGACAGTCCCACAGATATAGCCACTCTCCATAAAGACGATCAATCATTTGCCCACCAATATCAAGCTCAACATACCGAATAAGATTGTAACCTAGACGCCCTTGGTCAGTATTAAATACTCCTCCTGGAGGAAGAACGACTTCGAGATACGTCGAATACAATAGATCAGCGTGACGACCTAGAACAGCAGAATGCTTGGTACCCCACGCAGCCTGGCCGTTGAAGTTCACACGAAAAGGTTCCATCGCAAAATTTGTGTGGCGCTTGAACATGCTCTTCCAGAAAGTGATTTGGGGATTTCCAGAAAGGTATGCGTCCTGAGCTCCATATGCTACAAGTTGAAGAAGTCCACCACCCATTGTATTTACTTAATGTAATCTCTTTTTTTCTCTAACGCCGACGGTGACGACGCGTGCGGCGAGACGAACGACGGCGGCGACCGCCGACTGGCGGCATCTTGGTACTATCTTCTGCTACAGGGTCAGGAACTACATCATCTGCACCTTTCTTGTCTGCAGCAGAGTCAACAGAGGCTGTTGGGCTTTCACCACCGCGGTGTTTCTTGTACGATTTCTTCGCAAGTTTCAGGATTGCACTGAACTTTTGCCCCTTGTGTGCGCGCATCGTCTTTTTAACGTGTGCAAGCCAAGCGTTTGCCATTTTTATTAGTAGATGAGAATTGAATTTATACGGTGACGTTATAGATTGGCGAAGTTTTTTGCATGGGTTGGAATGAAACACTGGGGTCTGGCAATGTTGGAGTCTTGAATTTCTTGGGGACGAGGGCTCGTAACGCGACGGGTTTGAGCACAATACTGTTTTCCTGGAACTCGCCAATATAGTTCTCCATAGCACTATCAACTGATCCATAATTCATCATAATCCACTGGCAACCAAATGAAAACAAAATTTGAGGATTGACATTGACCAAATCGGAACCTAAATCGGGTACAACCATCGTGATTCCATTGCGATTGTGTTTAATAAGTTCATCGCTATCATGAGGCTGAGATGCCTGAGTATACGTTAGTCTACGCAAATGAGATGACGACCACGAAATGTTTACGAGTTCTTCCATCAATGTACCTTTCATAGGTCCACCAGAAACAACCACAATTTTGCGCTGGAGATTGCAAATAGGTTCAACAACTAAATTCTTGCGAGAATAACTGTACGTAGAATCCAAAAGGTAAGAACGGCATGTAGTTTTCAAAATTTCCGCACATGCATTTATCACGTCGGTCTTGTTTGTGTGAAAAACAAGACTCAGGAAAAAGGGATCGCTGCTCACGGGACATACAATACTATTAAAAGCATTATTTGCAATTGCAACACAGCATGATTCTAGAGATACAGTATTATATGCATAATCTGTTCCTAGTTTCTGATTTTTAAGACCAACTACTGGCTTGTTGTCTGAATCTGCATAAATGTCCAATTCTACAAGACGAGGACCCGCTTTCATTAGCAGAGGAATAATTTGGTCGGTAATGTAATCATAAATTTGAGAACCAGGAAACAGAGAATATCCAGATGAAGCAACATAAAAATCGCACAGCCTGTACGTTTGAGGACATCCTAGAGGGGCAAGTTTCGTAACACTTTGGTAAGCCTGGAATGTTGGTGTTGCTTTTGCAAGAGCTTGTGTCTCCGAAGGAGCCAGTAAACTATAAGTCATATAAGCTATTCCAAGAACTACTAATACGCCTACAATTGCGACAAATACTAAAAAATATGTTGATTTACCACTCATGAAATTTTTGAGCGATTCCATTATACATTAGTCCATGATTTTATAGCGCTAGAAATCGCCCAGCCTATTAAAATAATCCCACCAATTACACTAATTATCCAAATATATTCACGAGGTCCCATTTAATTTATTTTAAAGAGAACTCCTCGAAAACCTCTTACAACTTCATCGGGAATACGTTTGTCCATGGGAATTCCAGCAAGGCAGCAAAGATGAAAGTACAAACAGTACATTCCGCATTCAGAATCCTGTTGTTGATGTTTCGTTTTGTTATACGTCTTTTTCATAGGTTGCGGATGTATACCAGTAGAATCCCATTTTTCCTTCCATCGTTGCATTAGAATTTGTATTTCTTTCTCTGGTTTGTGTGCATAAGAATCAAAGTAAGTTATTCGAGGAAACTCAAGTTCTGACCGAATGTCGCAAAACAGGGCAATCCAGTGTTTTCCAGGTCCAGTACTTTTATCGGTATTGAAAACAATACCTATTTGCGTATAACCTTTCTTATACAACGCAGTAATATCTAATGAACAAAGTGAATCTACGAGACATTCACCCGTCTTAGACTTTTTGTCAAAATCAATTGGAACAGTCCCGACATAGTAATAGTTTTTCAGAAGACGGGCGTACTGTTTTTCAATCGCATCAATATCGTCGGAAGAAAGCCATTCATCGGGGTGAGTTTTCCAGCTTTCAGGAGCAGTTGGACGCGACATCATTGATCCAATAATGCACTCTGCATTTCCACGATCGCACTGTCGGCGCATTCGTGTTTGAATTTCTTTCCATACGTTTTCGGCACCTCCTTCTGAAATAGGTTGGTCTTTACGATGTTCAGAATTATAAACTTGTCTCAAACTTTCAATCTGTTGTTCGTTAAAGAACATCCCTTACTGTAAAACGGATATTCTTATTATGCGACTAAAGTCGTAAAAATGTCGGTTCCTGATTTGAAAGAACGCGTTAAAGCTTACTGCAATATCAATAACAAACTTCGAGAAAAGAATGGTGAAATTCAAGAACTCCGAAGAATTCAAGCCGAAGCCGAAATGAATCTTATTGAAATTGTGAGCACTGAACAATTCAAAGACTACGAGAAAATTCAAGTGTCTGAAGATGACTCTTACATTCGTATTTTGCGCCCGTCAAAGTGGAACAAGCCCTGGACTCTCTCCAAAGGATTGCTGAAGCAATTGCTCGAAGAATACTACAAGACGAGTACTTCGCCGAGCGCAGCAGAATGTTTTGACTTCATTTGCGAAACAATGAAGCCAATGCTAGTTTCAGATAATTACAGTATTGAGCGCGTTGTGAAGAAATAATCCTTTAATAAATCAAGGATGTCTTCTTGGATTCTGGGAACAGTTACTTCTCAACTTCCAGGACTTATTGAAAAGTACGAGCCAAAAATTGAGTCTTCGTTAAGGGATACGCTTTCTAAACTGAAAGTGTCGAATCCCAACGAGACGGAACTTTTTTACACGAACTGGAAAAAGCTCAATAAAGTGGTCGATGATACTATGGCAGGAACCCCAGTTCCCGCAGTTCCAAATGCTCCTGCAGCTGCCACTGCAGCGGCGGGTGGAAAACGAACTCGACGGAAAGGACGTAAACAACGTAAACACCATACATATTAAATGGCAGTCTATAATCCCTTCAATCCTAAAAATCGTCTATTTGCAAAAAAAGATATTTCACAAATTCTTGAAAAGCATAAGTGCCCGTTTGAAATCAAGGATACTGAACTGTTCCAAATGGCAATGGTTCATTCTTCATATGTAAAGAGATCAGAGTATACGAGTCCTACTGGCGAATCTGCTACATTAGCGCCTAAACCTTCCGACTGTCTTCCGTTATTTGAACACTCGTACGAACGTCTTGAGCATTTGGGAGATTCTATTCTCGGTGCATGCGTTTCTACCTACATCATGCGCAGATTTCCAACAGAGAACGAAGGGTTCATGACTGACTTGAAAAAGGAGATTGTGTGTAACGAAATGTTGGGGTCTCTCAGTCAAAAAATAGGGTTGGATAAATTCTATATAATTTCGCGACACAATGAGGATATTTGCGATGGTCGAAAAAACTCCAAGAAACTAGGAGATATCCTAGAAGCGTTTATTGGAGCTCTGTGGCTGGAATCTAATAATTTTCCATCAGTATATTCTTTCATAATTTGTCTGGTTGAAACGTATATTGATATCCCTCGAATATTAATGAACAACCGCAACTTCAAGGAACAACTGCAAAAGGTGTATCAGTCAAAGTATCATACGACTCCATCTTATACAGTTCTATCGGGTTCTTTGACTTCTTATACGGTTGCAGTACTAGGTTCAGACGGAATACAAATGGGAACAGGAACAGCTCCCACGAAAAAACAAGCCGAGCAAATGGCAGCAAAAGATGCTATTGGAAAAATGGAATCTTTTCAGTGAATTTTGATTACGAAAAACCCAACCACCGAGAACATGAGCTCTATGAAGAATCTTGCAATGTGCCAAGCTGTTGGTAAGACAATACTGCCGATATCCGAATTATTATATAAGTCGGCCTTCATAAGTTGCGTCGTCAGTTTTGACGGAGGCGCTCTTGAAGCTGCTTTCGTTCAGAACGAGGGTTCTGACAATATGCTAGTCGAAATCATCGCGCACGGCAGTCATGTTGCAGACATGAACGTCGAAGACGCAAAGAAGGCGATGCAAAGGTTTGTTGATCTTGTCAAGGAGAACTTTGATAATGGCGAATACACAGACGACATAGACATTGCGATATCGTCTGCGAACATGTAAATGGATTATATGTTTTTTACTTCTTGGGAATGCGGCGAACCAATAACTCACGCTGAGTTCCGCCGACGCTCATATCGTCAGAACCTTCAGGAATGCCTTCAATTGCACGCAAAGCTTCTGCTACACGCTGAGGCTGGTCTGCAAAGGTAAGAAGAAGCTGAGTACGAATTTGAGAACGTTTCAGACCAGGTCGAGACGTGCGAACGCTGCGTGAAATATTACCCAACCCTGTTCCTTCAATTGCAAAGTTATCAACAGAGTTCTCGCGCATGAACTGCAGAATATGCTCAGAATGTTTTGTTTTTTGTTCCTTGATTTCCTTGATTTTTTGTTTTAGTTGACGTTCTTCATCATCTAGACCAATCCAGTCTTTTATGGTTTGGCGAACAACTTCAGTAGAATCCATTTATAACTTGATGTTCAAAGCTATAAAATCACTTACGCCCTTTTCTTTTACGGTGAGTTCTACGACGCTTTCCTCCACTTTCATAGTATTCTAAATCAGGCTCAGCATACATAGGTTCAGCACTCATAGGAGCTTTCTGTTTACGCGTTGACATAATTAATAAGGTTCCTATAATCACAACAGATACACCTCCGACAACTATTCCAGTAATCTTCCCAGCGTCCATTATATATATTATACTTTAATCATTGAGCCAAGTACCCAAATCGTCAGACCCGCGCCAACTTGGGCGACCCAGTACATCATAGCCTTGGAGTTAGTTATTTTTCCAGAAGCCAACGCCCATGCGGTTATTGCAGGATTGAAATGGCCTCCCGAAACTTTTCCACCAAGCGCAATCGCAACTGCAAGTGCAGCTATAACAAAGAGAGGAGACGATGTAAAGGATACTGCTCCAATAAGCAAGCACGTTCCGAGATATTCGACAAAGGCAGGTGTATACATTCTATTGTATATAATAATGAAATATTTAGTCGTTAAAGGCTGGCTTGGATTTGGAGACAGACTTGAGTCTTTGAAAATGGCTGTCTGGTTTGCGATTGAAAAGAAATTGCAAATATATGTCGATTGGACCGATTCTACATGGAGTCACGGGTCTGAAAGTTTTTACACCTACTTTAAACTCGTGAACATACCAGTCCTCAACTCTCTCGACGATATTCCTGCAGATGCAAGCGTGTATCCTCCTTACTGGAGACATCGCTTAAAAGAAACATTGACACAAGAAGTTGTTGATAAACAAAAAGAACTAAACTTGAATATTGGAACTTTAAACACTGGAATAAATGTTGACACAGATGTTCTTGTGTTTTCTTCAATTGGAAATAGAACACTCTTTAATGATTCTCGATTCTTTGCAAATATCTTTAGAGTTATTCATCCCCAAATTCTTGAAAATTTAATTAATAGACAAAAAGGTCTGGATCTTTCAAGAACAATTGGAATACATATTCGCGGAACAGACAGAATTCGTAATACAGTAAAGAGAGATCAAGGTATTCAGTACATGGCAGTTAACGCTATGATGAATGGAAGTTTTTCTGGAAAATCGATGGTAGTTGTTTCGGACGATGCAGGTAGCATTGACGTTTGGAAACGTTTTTATCCAATGAGCACTGTTTTCAGCAAACTTTCATTAAAAAATACTGTAGCGGGTGGAGTTCATACTGCAAAAGCTGAACAGCTTTGTTCATCAAAAAATGATTTGAATATTGAAATGCTGACTGATTTTTTCACTCTGGCTCTTTGTGAACGTGTTATGACTACTTGTAAAGACAGTCGATTTGCAAGAGAAGCTCAGCGTCTTCATCCATTCATTAACATGATTATAGGAAACGGATAGAATTGTGCCGAATATATAAGACTAAAGATGCTTACAAAAGCAGGGTATAAAGTTGAAAAATCTAAAGTACCGAATTTAATTCACATAAAAGGTCTTTTAACAGTAAAGCCATATATTCCCTCCGTGTTTGTGAAACCGCAGTATGTCCAAAGCTACAAGGTATATAACGAAACAGATACTCACCTTTATGTTCCAAAACACTTCGGTATCCAGAAGTTTGGAGAAATCACGGAAGTTGCAGATGTTGCTAAAACAGATCCGAAATACTGGGAATTTAAAGGAACTATCAGAGATTCGCAAAAAGAAGTCATAGGCTCTTACCTGTGCCCTGAACCACGCGATGGAATTATTTCGCTTCAAACTGGCGGAGGCAAAACAGTTTGTGCGCTCTATATTGCTTCAAAGATCGAAGTTCCCACCATAGTTCTTGTACATAACACGTTTCTGAGAGACCAGTGGATTGACCGAATTAAGGCTTTTCTTCCAAAAGCTAGAATAGGTGTTTGGAACGAAGACAGTACTTTAGATACATTTATTCAAGATTTTGTTATTCGTCTCGATGGAGATAATATAAAGTATAAAAATGATATCCATACGCCTCATTATAAATTACTAAAAAATATGAAAAAAGAAGAGGTTGATATTTTATCAGAAATTATGGGAATTACTTCAAGTTTAGAATGTATAACTTCAAATATTAAGATGTACACATCTCAGCGAGATGTTACAATTGCCATGATTCAAGGAGTAATGCGTGAATCAGTAAATTCAAAGGATTTCATCGATATTGGAATGGTTATTGTTGACGAATGCCACCATATAGCTTCAGAAGCCTTTTCTCGCGCAGTTCCTAAATTAACGTGCAAGCACATGCTCGGTCTTTCTGCAACCCCTGAACGCAAAGATAAACTTATGCACGTAATCAATTGGTTCCTGGGACCTATTCTTTATAAATCGGATACTGCCGACAAAGTTGATGAAGGTGTAAAGGTAGAAGTATACGAGTTCAGTACAGATGATGAAGAGTTCAACACCATCATCTATAATAGTTCGGGGGTCATGTTCACTTCACTCATGGTAAATAAACTTGCGTTGTTTGAACCTCGAAACGCATTTATTAATGAAATTCTGGAAGATGTGTTTCAAGATACTACTCGCCAAATTCTTGTTTTGACCGACAGAGTCGAGCATACCGAAACCCTTTTGAAAAATCTTCCGCCAGCAATACGCGAACACTCTTGCGTCCTGGGGCGCAAAGTTTCGTCAAAAGACAGAACAGAATTCTGTGGTTCCAAACGTATTCTTATTGCAACGTATCAGATGTGCAAGGAAGGATTTGACGTCGCAACTTTGAACACGCTTGTTATTGCTACTCCACGCCCTGATGTCGACCAGATAGTCGGACGAATTTTAAGAGTGGAAAAAGAAACAAGAAAAATTAATCCATTAATTATTGATATTGTTGATCCTACATTTCGTCGTCAGTTTCAAGAAAGGCTCAGCCTTTACAGAAAAAGGAACTACAATGTAGAAAAAATGGAGATTAAGTAATAATGGCAACAAGACGCCGAAAAGCGGTGCGTCGTACTCGGAAGCATAGAGGAGGGAAAATAATAGGTCACGGAGGAACTGCAATTGTTATTGACCCTCCAATTCAATGCAAGGACGGCCGAGATATGTCAAAGTATGTGACTCGTGTATCAAAGACTGGAGATCTTCACGATCTAGTATCAAAAAATCACAAAGGTCTTATTGAAAAACTTAAAGAAATTGACCGAGACCAAAAGTATTTTTACTATCCCGAGTACTGCGAGCCAGGTGCGCTGAACCAAGACAATAAACTTGACGGTATCACGTACACGAACAAAAAGTACTCGGAAATTATATTGAAAGGTTCGGATGTTTGGAATCCTATAACAAACCAAACGCGCTCATGGCAAGGATTTTTGAAAGGAAAGGCAAAAGGTAAAAAGACTAAAATGACTTCAAAAAATGATGCACAATTGGCACATCTCAAGAAGGCTGTAGACTTGCTGCATAAGAATGGAATAACTCACAACGACCTTCATGGCAGAAATGTTATCATTTCGGCTGAAGATGATCTTCCTAGAATTATAGATTTTGGAAGCGCTATTCTCAATTCTTCCGATAAAAAGATCGAAGAAGAAAAAACTTATTTCGAAGACGCTTTCCCGTTTTTAGACCCAGAATGGCGTAAGAGTCGCTAGTCTTCTGATACGTATACATATTCTACAGCTTCGTAATCATTATTTGGACTGTCGTATTCTTCTGGTGCATTTTCAGCGTCTTCAACTCCAACATTATCTATTTGTCTGCTTTCTGGCTTCTCTTCTTCCTCTTCATCGTCCATATCTGGTTCTTTTTCTGCAAGGTACTGTTGTTCAATGAACTTACGGTCTTCGTTTGTAATAACATATTCTGCAACACCAATAGCAAGAAGATTCTTTGAAAGTTCACGCTCTAAGTCCGTCTTGACTTTGAGTCTGCGCTTGAACTCTTCGCGCTCGCGTGCCGAAAGAACATTCACTTCTTTAGTGACATCTTCAATATTCAAAAATAACATATTCAGAGAAAGGTCCTTTTTCTCGGCTTCATGCAATAAATCTATCTCTTTTGAACCAAGTTCTCCAAGAAGTTTGAAATACATTCCCTTTACTGAATCGCGAATAAATGAAGAATCGCCAACAGTGTCAATACTTGTTACGAATGATCGGTAAGGTTCGAGTTTTTTGAATGAAACAAGTGGAATCAGAATATCAAGAGTTCTGGAAAGTAGGGAAATCATTGCGATTGGATCAGGTTTAGAATCTATAAGCTTCTTTGCGTTCGGCAACTTTTTAGTAGATGGAAATCCTTTTTTAAGAAGAGCTTGTACTTCTTTCGAAGTAAGTTTTATCTTTGGAGGTTCTGTCCATTTAGAAGAAATAGTCACGGCAGAACGAACGGCTTCTGTTTTTGTAAGTGGGACTTCTTCTTGAGTAAGAATTGGCAAGAGTCTTCCAGTCATAACCGATGATGATTCAATATTGCCGCATAAAGAAATTGTTTCGGTTCCCAAAGTTTCTTGGGGTTCAAATTCTGTTTTTTTGTTTATTAGAACAGGAAGTTCAAATTGTTTTTTAATAACTTCTTCGGGCTTTAACAGTTCGTACCTTTCTTTTGCCGAATGAAACTCTTCCTTGAATCCTTTGTCTCTTGCAAAGACCAAAAGTTTCACAACATCATCGCGCGTTTTCTTTCGCGAAGTAAGCACGTTTCCAATAATTGTGGTTATGGGTTCTTTGATGTTATAGGGAAATTTTTCAAATGCAGACTTTATCACGTTCAGAATAAAGTCAAGAGAATAGCCTTCCTTATCATCTTCCGAATCACGAGGAAACCCGTTCAGCTTAACTGTCTTTGCATTGAATGACCTACGCGGAATCAAAAAAGGATTATGTGTTTGCAGCAAAATAACGATAGAAGCAATACCTGCAAGACCACCGTTTCTCTTGAGTTCAGAATCGCCTTTGACCTTTGATTCAATAAATTTTATAAAGTTCAGAACTTTTTCAAGTTGTGACCGAGATGGAAGAATTTGAATCATGTTTATGAGCACATAAAGAATGTTTGAACCTGCCCTGTCAAAATTAAATAAAGGTTTCAGCTCTTCAAGAGATTGAATGTCAGAATTTCCTTCGACCACAAAATTTTTATCTAAAGTTTCTTGACTGACAACCAATCGCCCATCTTCATCATACTGGTCCTGATTTTCATAAATTTCCCCAACAACGTGTTCGCCACAAGAAATACATTCGCGCTTTCCATCGCGAGGAGTAGTCCATTTCTTGAAAAATTCATTCGTAACTTCTTCGTCCATCATTTCAATAGTGTGTTTGCAGACAACAAAGTTTCCGTCCGAATCTAAATACTGATTACCGTCAGGACTTAAATCCATATCTCTAATAAGAACACGAATTGCGCGAGATTTGTCTGGGTCTGCACGATTTGGGTCTCCTAGAATAAGAAGAACGTATTTTCGATATTGCCCAATATCTTTTGCTTCAATGCGTTCGTATTTTTCTTCAACTACTTTCTCATCATGTTTGAATTGTTTGAATAACTTTACATGATCGCGCAATATATCGGAAGCAAGACTTTCTGCCCAGACTTTTTTGCCTCTGGAAATTCTGTCTACGCGTTCCTGCACGATTCCCGAAACAGGTACGCACTTTCCATCGCGATAAACGCCAGACTCCAGAAACTCAGAAAATGAACCTGATTTGACACATTCGTAGGGAGTTGATGGGGGATGAATAATCAGAGGTCTTTCGTGAAGTAAATCTGGAGGAACTGTTCCTGAATCTGCAGATTTGGAAAGAAGCATCAGAACACACAACTTTCCTGAATCAACTTGATTCATGAGCCAAAACCGAGGAAACATGTTTTTAGACCAGTCATTCCCATACGCTTTCATAATTGATTCCGAGGGTGATGCGGGATTATCTATCTCTGGAAACTTTATACTTTTTACCGACTTGGCGGTGAGAATAGTATCTTCTGGAGGAAATCGTTGTTTCCAAGAACTCCACGGAATTTGCGACGCTTCAACATCATAAACCTTGAAGTAGCTTCGGCCTTCAATGTAAGGGTCTTTTGTGGTTGGAACTGCATGAGATATAATTGCCTCGATTGATGGAAACACTTCTTCGAGAGGTCGTGTGGTTTCAATGTGGTTAGAAGCAGAAGATGACAGAAAAGGATGTTCGGGCATTGGATTAGGCATTTTTTGCTTGCGCTCACCAATAAAGAACCCAGTTCGTCGAATATCGTCTTTCGTATTCGGCATAACTATATGTGCAACAATTTCAGTACCGTCATCCTCAATAACAGTTTTTGTTTTAACATATGAATCAAGGGCTTTTACAGGTTCCGTTCCGTCAGATTTTAGAAGCTCAGACGTTTTGGTAAATGAAACTCCAGATTCTCCCGTAGTATCATAGGGCATTGGAAGAGCATTTATCAGCCTAGTATGATAATTGCGTTCTCGCCTTGCTTCGGGAGATACAATCGGAAACCATCTGTCCACATAATTAAAAGGTTTGAGCTTAAAAGGTGCATACACTTCGGAAACCCAATCAATATCTCTTAAGTTGCGGTCGACTTTAATTTGATAATCTGTATCTGTAACAACAATCAAATTTGAATAAAGTTCTTCAATACGACCAATTTCTTTCTTGATGCGTTTTTGAACAATTTTTGGAATGATTTTTTCTTTAGGAAGAGATTTTTGAAAGAAGTCTGTAGTTTGTTCTTCCAGAGTAAAAAACCTCATGTATTCAGGTCGTGTTATTTCTTCTTCAAATGTGAAAGGTTCTCCAATTTTTATAAGTTCACCTGCCTCAAATTCAAGAGGCTCCATCGTTATTCTCTACCACGGAACAATATTCTTCGATTCTTTTTGCAGCAGCTCCAAGAACTTCTTCGGGAGGTTTAGAGGTGTGAAATTTCAGAACCATTGCTGGCATGAGAGGATGCGGAATATCATACGCTACAAATTCGGCATCTTTACTCTTATAAATAACTTCCTGAAACAGAACTCCAATCGTGTGTCCTCCCAGTTCCATATTAATGGTGTAAGTTCCCGTCTCTTTTTCACGTGTGATGTTTTTCAGGGCAGCCTCAAGGTACTCTTTCGTTTTAATTCTCACAATTTGTGCAGCAAGTTTCAAAATTTCTTTGGGATTCATGACCCCCACAGATTCTACAATCACATCAAAATGATTCGGGCGACCTGATTCGTCGCGAGAATAAGATTTTTGATAAAGAAAATTATCAAACAGTTTTGGATCACCTCCACCTTCAATATGATTCTTGCGGTCAATCTTTACTAGATCGGGGTCAACGTGCCACGATGTGGAAACACAGCAAGCTTGGCTGACGCCTTCAGTTTCAATTGCAAGACGACCGACGATGTGAACAGCTTCGCCAGCTCGAACTTTCAGAAATAAAATAGGGTCTCCGAAATCAGGATCTTTCATAAGAATGCTTTCGCGACCCGACTCTACCACAAACTCATCAGTAGTAACATTTCGTGCCTCAGTGATTGTCGTGAGTCGAAGTTCAATCTTTGCTTCCTTAATTGTCGTGTGGTCGCTTGGATGAACGTTTATGGGAAGCATTTCAACACGATGTTTGAGCATTTCATACGGAACTTGAGTAGTGTTCTGTAGAATTTGAACATCGCGAATAACTACTTTTGGGACGCCCGAGAGCATTGTTCGCCGAAGGGCATTCACAAAACCTACGGGAAAGTTTCGAAGTTCGCAAGTAAGCTCTCGCCCTCGGACTTTTAGGTTCTGCATTTTTAAGGCATCCATTTCGTTAATGTATCATTCGTTTTTTTCCTGAAGACCAGTAACGATGTCCCAACCTTATTTGTTCTACAGCGAGCGCTGTCCGAACTCGAAGCAAATTATTGAGACGCTAAAAGCTCTTAATAAAGCAGGTCTTTACAAATTTATCCTAGTAGAAACTCTTCCTCGTGATAAGATTCCTGCATTTCTTAAAAAAGTTCCAACCCTTTACGTGCCCGAAACAAAAGACGTCGTTGTTGGAAAAGATATTTATGGATTCATTGCCAAGCCCACTAATTCCCGCAAGGAAACAGCTACAAAAGACGAAGGTCCTGCATCATCTGGTCCTATTGGAGAACTGAGCGCGTGGGGGTTTGAGGGCTCTGGTAATTTAAGCGAATCATATTCTCTGTGGAATGCCCCTACCCAATTTGCATCGGAAGGTGGAAGTATGTACACGTTTCTTGGACTAGGCGAAGCATCAACGGGAGGAGCGGGTCTTCCTGCAGACGGAGGTCCAGTCACTAAAAACACTATCGACAAAACTAAATCTGCAACGAACGCAGACGTTATTGCTAGAATGGAACAAATGACCAATCAGCGAAAGAGCGAATTTGGGTCTGTAGAACGAAAGTAACTTTAATATGATAAAGTATATACAGTAAGATGGCGTCTAAAAAAGTATTAATCGATGCATTTTTTGACCAGTTTATAACATTTGTAAATGAATTGACAGATATGTATTCTGATGATCCAGATTTCGGTATGTTTGGAACCACTTTGAAGCTTATGAAAATGACGAATCCGTCTCTTGTCATAAAATACGTGAGTGATTCAACCTCCCAATTTCTGGATAAAATAATTGCAAGTGATGAAGCTTTTTTTATGGAGATGGATTTTTCAGTTTACGGAAGCGTCGATATGAATATTTTTACAAAGCTTAAGACCTACATTCAAGGAATGAGTCCTAAATCAAAAGTTAGTGTCTGGAAATACATTCAGAATATTACTCGCCTAGCCCAAATAATACAGTCGGCAAAGTAGCAAACTGCTTATACGACATTGCCTCAGCATCTTCAAAACCGTACAAATCTGTGGGATTTAAATTTTTCAATTCTGATATTGCCTCATCTGGCTTATCAAAATTGCGAAAAAGAACCTGGTTCACTTCTGCGGGACTCCATTTATAATTTAGCTCATCTGTAGTCCAGTCATCAAATTCGCGGTCGTAAAAGCTATTGAGCATTTCCTGCAGGATTTCGCGATTGCATTTCTTGAAGTGCACAATCATATCAATGCGCCCTGGCCTGATTAGAGCACGATCAATACGCTCGGGGAAGTTGGAGGAAATAGCAATAATACGACCAGACGATTCAAGAGTTCCGTCTAATAAATTCAGGAGGAACGAAAGATCGATAGGTTCTTTGAACTCTTCTTCCTGGTCTAGCCAAGGATCTCCAGACTTTGGTTTCTCTTCGACTTTAGGAGTAGGTTTGCGCCACTCGCGTTTCAGGACCGAGTCACCCATTGCATCAATATCTTCAATCACATACAGGCGTTCATGAACTGGAATCGTGTAACGCTCAGTCGTGTTGCCGTTGTAAACATGAATCTCTTCATTGAAAAACAGGTGGCGCAATTGAGATTTGGTTTTGATTTCCGAGAGCTGGATGTTAATGATATGTCTGCGCGCAGTATTTGCAACAGCCTTTACAGAAGAGGTCTTTCCACATCCTGGTTCGCCGTGAAACATAAAGCCGAGCGTGTAAGGAATTCCCTTGTTCTCGTACCAGTCCTTACGCTTCAAGAAGAATTCCACATGCTTGCGTACCTTTTTGCGCTGCTCAAAGAAAACATTATCGAACGTTCGGGTCGTGTGGAACTTGTGCTTCGTGTAGATGATATGTGAAGTTGGCAACGTGTTTTGTACGCTCTTCTTGGACTTGCTGTTTGTCATCATATCAAAGAAGAACAAAGACGTTCCTAGCTTATTTGCCATGCGACGATCATAATCAAGATTACATCGGTCAATAAATGCTTGAATGAATTGTACTTCATGATCATACGAAAACAGCTTGAACTTAATGAACTCAATTTGACCGTCGGTGTGTTTGAGGTTCAGAAGCTGGAAGTAAATATCGTTCTCTACTTCTGCAGGTTCAAATTCGTAAGGAAGATAATCACTGTGGCTGATGCAAAGAAGATTCTTAATTGCAGGAATAGTTGTTACATGATGAATCACGGAATCCATTCGAGTATGATTCTGAAATGTTTGCTGTTGCTGCTTTTGTGCTGTAGAAGAATGCAAAATACGTTCGCATTCAATTGCGGATCTAATTTCTTTGTTGGGAGGCGGAGGAGCTGCATGAACTGATTTCTGGCGGGGGCAGCAGAAAAGTTTCAGAGAAGGCCACCAGGCTCCGTAATGCTGAACGGCTCGTTCGTAAAGACTCAGACCAATTATGCTTAAAAGTGGTGCATGTGTTGTGGTCATTGACATGAGCATCTGCATTTTTAGTAAATCGTAAATGGAGCCCATGTTAAACGCCATTTAACATCCAACATTTTTACCGTTAAAACGAATTTAATTTTTAGAAGGTGTATGTCTCAAAATAAAGAATGGAGTTAGTTCCTCCTCCGCCGTACAAGTATCCATCAGATATGACCTACGAAGAATGTGGGAATAAAATTTGGTCTTTAAACCACGAAATCGCAAGTTGCTATACAAGGGCTCGCGAGATAGAGAGGAGTAATAACCTTCCACTAACATCAATCCCCGAGATGTTCATTCATCTTCCAGATGCCAAACCTTTCCCAGAGGTAATTACTCCCAACGTTATGACGAGGCAGTATAGAGTCGATGGGACAGTTGGACGTGCGCACTACAATTGCTTACGGCAGATAGACGACTACGTAACACTTATTGAGAAGATTCAACATCGAGCTACTATTTTGTTCAACAAGATAAAAGATGACGCTAAATCGCGCCGTATTCTTGCGATGAGAGCATTTATTGAATCTCATCCTATATATTACGGATAAAACGAATTTAATGTTTTTAAATTTAATTTTTCAAACCAAAAATGGCATCAGACGAAGAGTTTGAAGATGAAGATGAAGTAAAGTGCAAGTGCAACAATGGGCTGTCCACATGGGACGAAGAAACCCTTTGTTGGATTTGTTTGGGTCTCGGAGACGACCCCAATCATAAAATGTTTGAATTCAAGAAAGAACTTATTGATAAGTATCTGATTGGACTTGCAGAAATTGCAATTTTAATTTACCGACTGCGCGATTATGGCGAGGATACTTCGATGTATCAATCGCCTGGCGCAATGACGCGAGAACTTGCAGATTCGATTACTAGAACGCTTCATAAACATTCATGCACAAAAATCGCTTTAACGCCAGAAGAAATTCGTAAGCACATATCATCTATTCAACAGAGAATAAAGCCGTATGGCCCAATGCTACTCAGAATGCCCGTTGATACTCCAGAAGAGAGTCTCGAGGTTGTGAGATCAGAATGGATAAAGATGCATACCAATTAAGTCCAAAACGGACTTTTTAATTTGTAATATAAAAGTACTTAAAAATGTCCAAGCCAGCAATTGAAGTTAAAGTTATTATTGAAGAGAAGTACTATGACAATGAAACTTGTAAACAAGAAACATCACCTGTAATTGTAACAATTGGAAACATAAAGAGCTGGGAGAGTGCAAAAGCCTTCAACCCAGAGAAATTAAAACAACTTCCTGCAAAGACACTGGTCGATGCGCTGAAGAAGCTGTTCTGACAAATTAGAAAATTGTATAAATATAAATGATTTTAAAATTTTTAACTGCAATCGTTGGGTTGTTACCTGCTATGGCAATAATTGGCCCGCAAGCTCTCTACCAACTTCTGAACGGACAGACATTCAATCCCCCAGGTTACACTATCGTAATGTACCAATCGTGTATGCAGAACCAGAACGCGGGAAATCCGTGCGGAACTTTTACGACATTTGAAGCTTCTAATGGAGTTTATACCTATCAGCGCTATGGTCCCGAAGCGCCCGTTTCAACAACGTGCAGCCGCAGATTTCATTTGTCTTTGGCATGTGGAGCAACTATGTCTATGAGCGGTGTAAACGAAAACCCAACTTGCGTTTACTCTGCCACCCTGACACTTCCGCAAGCATGTGGTGTTGATATGACGGTAGGCAATGAGGCAGCATCTGTCAGTGGAACCGCCGTTCCCGCAACTCCCAGCAGTTCTTACACTGGAACCATTTCGGGCACTCAAACTCGTAGCAGTACTTACACTGCTACTTCCTCTTACTCGCAAACTATTTCTGGAACTACATCTGATACTCCCAATGTAACTTCTACTTCCACTCCTCTATTTGAAATCACCGCGTATCCGTCTAGATCCGTAACACCTAGTATTGCAGTAACCACGACTCCTCTTTTTATGGTTACTGCGTGGCCGACTGTAAGTCCAGTAAACGTTTCGGCGTCGACGAGTCCCTTGTTCATGTACACCGCTTACCCTTCGTACGTCCCAAATACCAGTGTTGTGCCAGTTGCGGCCAGCGAACCACTGAGCCCCACGGCGACTATTCTTGGAGCTGTGGCGGTTGGACTGGTCGGACTCATTGCTGTTGGGTTTGCAGTCAACTATTTCCGCAAAGGAGGAACGGTTGCTGGGTTCATGAAGGAAGTTGAGTCCAAAAAAGAAGAAATAAAGAAAGTCGCAAGCATGCTTCCATTGTCCGAAGAGCATAAAGCTAAACTAGATAAAGCTCTAGCCGACCCATCATCTTTGCTGCCAGTCGAAGCACAGAAAATGGTTGAGTCTGTAAAAGAGGTAAAGGACAAAGTAGTTGCAGCACTTCCTATTTCCGAAGAACAGAAATCGCAACTTAACACTGCAATTGCGTCTCTCCCCCAAAAGCTTGTCGCAGAACCCGAACCTGAAGCCAAAAAGGAAGTTCCTCAGCGAGAAGTTTCCATTGTTATTGATGAAGCCCACCTTGCAGCAGTGAAAGCCCTTCTTGGAACTGGACAAGTTAAAACGGATTAATTTTATAAAAGTAATTTTTACTAAAAAGATGGCATACCTCATTGAACTTGAAATTAAAGATTATGAGAACGTGTTTCGCGATGAACGTCAGAAACAAATGCCAAAACAAGATTTCTCTAATATTCTGACCCACCCTGACTTCCAGGAGCTGACGAAAAATCTTCTAGAAAATCATAAACATTACGCTCTCACAGAAGGTGAGGTGTATTGCATTCAGAATGAGTATTTCCGCTGGAACGGCCAAAAGATGGTCCAGGTTCCCGACGCAGAAATAACTGAAGAAATGAAAGATGATAGACTAGAACTTACGTCTGATGATTATGAAGAGAAATTTGAAGAAGAATATGAAGATGAAACCGATTATGAAATGCCTGATTTCGAGAATATTGATTTTAAGGCTGATTTTGAGAAATGGGTCTATAAGGCTCTGGTATTCAAAAGAATAATCCCAGAGCACGGCGATGTTATTGCCGTGAATGGCGATGTATACAGAAATCGTGGAAAGTATCAGTGGGATGGGATCAACAATAAGTTGGTGGATCTATACAGGGATCTTGACGACTATGGCTCGTGCAACCCGATGTTTCGGGTAGGCGACAATCCTGGCGAGTTTTCGCCAAGGCATTGGCTAAACAGCATAGAACACAATAGTATTGTGTTTCTCAATGAGAAGCTCATAGATGAAATAAATACCAAACTTGTGCCCGTAGAACGCGGTTACAAGTGTGATATTAAAATTCAATGGATACACTACATGGTTTATACCAAAAAGTCAAAATTAGATCCAAAAAAAGTACACGATTGTGCGTTTTATTATAATGCGTCAGAAATGATGCTGATACAAGTGGACTGCTAATAATAGATTATTTCTTCCCAATGCACATGTCCAGAGTGGGCATGTTGACATTAACAGGTTTCGACCTTTTTAACCTGAGTTGTTCGGAAGCTTTTTCAACAACGTCTGTCGAAAGAGATACGTATTTCTTAATATCTCGAATAGGACCCTGTACGTTCATTGTTGGAAACAAAAGACGAACGGGATGAATTTCTGAAAGAATAAACTCATTATCCCCAGCAGTATAATCTCTGAACTGTTCAATGTCCAGCGGACCTCCAAACATTCTCAGAATAGTTCGTGGAGGAGCAGGTGAAAGAGTTCTATCTTTATAAAGAGAAGCATATAGATGACATAACAATGAATGACGATTCCACTTTGCAGAATCAAGTAATCTGGGGTTTGAATAGTTGTGAGCCAATGCACATTCAGGGGAACAGAAGTTTCCTTCACAAACATAAACGTTATTGTAAATATCATAGTGAATTGGCATTACACATGCGGACCATTGAAAAGTATGGCAACACCAAAAGCAGGCTATTTGAGAAGAATACTTTTCACAAACTACAGATCCCAGAACTTTTTTAAGAATATCGGTATTAAATCTTTCTACATTCTTTTCAACTACGTTTAGAATATCTGAATATCTTGTGAGTTCTCCCACTGGAACAATATTATTTACACTTTTATCGTTTACTTTCAGAAAGAAAACAACTGGCGAGTCATCTATCTGTCTATTTACGACAGTTTTTATCTTTCGGGGAGGCATTTATATATTGTTAAACTTTCAACGTCAAAACCAAATGAGAATTATTTGCATGACAAATGATGCTCAACTTCCAATGATGAAAAGCATGCTCACGTCTGCAATGAAAGCAGGAATAGATATGACTCTATTTCATTGCTACATTCTTGCTTCTCAGAAAGAAGTAGCCACATATGCTACTCCAGAATTTAAATCACTTACAATTCAAAAACTTGAAGTTATTCTTCGGAACACGTTTTTGGACGAACATGTTCTGTGGGTAGACAACGATATTCACTTTTTTCAGAATTGTATAGCCGATGTTCTCACTAAGTCTGGGAACTTTATTATGCAAAATGATATTTGGTCTCCTTGTACTGGGTTCTTTTTAGTTCGAGGGAATGAAGCTTCGCGAAATCATCTTCAGAAAGCTATTCATTGGCTAAAATCAAATCCAAGTCCAAGCTACAATGACCAGCACGCTTTCAAAGCATGCATAAATGCACCTCGTAATATTAGCAAAATTTATCTGTTAGATACAGAAGAGTACCCTAACGGACAAATCTATTTCAACTTAAATAAAAGAGATAAGGCTAAAATGGTTCACTGTAATTATTTAAATACAACTTCTCAAAAAGAAGAAAGATTAAAGGCATTTGGATTATGGGATGACTCGGATGAAGCCTTTTATAAGACCGATATTATCTTTAGTTAAATCCGCCAACAAGATAAAGAATTCCTAAAAACAGACCAGTCCATCCTGCCCAGAATACGTAAGAAAGAGTTGAGGCGCTAGTAGAACGTAATGCATACAATGACCAAAGCTGCCATGCAACAATTAGTCCTAGAACAATCATTGCCCACGTCTGCATTTTATATATTGAAATAGAAAAACTGTCTGACCGTTTGAGGTGCGACCGTTTTCCACAAAACGTTTTTCTCATTACACCGATGAGTCGCTTTGAAACTCCAGACTTTTTCCATTTAAGGTAAGTATTTCTGAAAACTTTTTATAATATTGGTTATTTCATAGTTGTTACTCCGAAGAAATAGCCAAAGGCAGAGTGTTTACTTCTGTAAACATGCTAAAGTATATTAAATACATTAAAAATCCGTTTTTGTTTAGAGTCTTCCATCTGCTGATATTGTCAACGTAGGAGGAGGGTCCTTGACTTCTAGAGGATCTAGCCAGTCGTTCCACTTATCTTCGGGGACGTTGTACGTCCGCAGAATCTCGACAGCGGCTATATAGCGCGAGTCGAGACTGGCAATTGATGCCAGAGGAGGAAGGAGGTCCCCGAGAATTTCGGCAACAGAGGTGGCGGAGATGCCTTCGAGGTATCCTCCAAGGACATTGCAAAGGCGCGAGAGGTTACCCTGTGCACACATTTCAACATTGTCTTCGAGCTCAATCTTGAGGATCTTGTAAAGGTTCACAGAGTCTTCTGACGTCTTGATGAACTGTAGGACACCGTCCAGTACCTTGCCATAAATGCCAGATACCATGTCGTAGATGGTGTCGATAGCAGCGTACTTCTGAATGAGAAGCACCGCCGCTGCGGGGGTGAGAGAGCATTGAATAATAATCTCTGCAGGTGTCTTGGAGACGCGTACTGCGTTCCAGACAAAATCAGGATCATCGATCTTGATTGTCATAATTTTGGAAACTGAATCTTTGACAAAAGAAACAGTTTCGGCGCGGTGGACGTTTTGGTTGTCCAGGTGAAAAGCTACGGCAGCAATATCTTCGGGAGCTTCTGCCTCCACATTACCGTCATAGACATAGTCATAATCGTCATACCCATGGTATTCGTCACCATAGCGTAGTCGATATCTTTCTGTTTCTCGCTTAATCTTTTTCTCAAGCTTAGCCTTTTCTTTTTCACGGCGCAAAGTATCCCCTTTGGTTGGCGGAGACATTTTCAAAGAGATTATGGAATTGCTCAAAGTTTTCTTCTTCAAATTTAGTTGCTTGATTTCCCAATCAATTGGGGCACTTGCTTTAGAATTGAAGTGCAACTTGCACAAATCACCATTCTTTGCATCGTATGAGCACGGGTCTCCGCTATTGCGGAAAGCTCGGCACAACGCCATTTTATCGAACACTAATATTATATCCAAAAATTCGTTTTTTACTGAGTTAATATAATATGCCGCGTCTCAGAATGACTGGAGGATTTATTGGTAAATTAGGAACAACTTGGTCTGTCATACTAATTGTAGGAGTATTGCTTGTTATTGGGCTTGCCATTGGGCTTCCCATTGGGCTGACTCATAAACCTTCTGCAGGAAGTCCTACAGGCACTCCCACGAGTACTACCGACCTTGGTTTTTCTCTAAGCGGAGTTCCGTCTGGATGCGGAGACAAGTTGGGTTGCCAAAATACAACTGTTGCACTTACTGTCACTCCCAATAATATTACGTTTGTAAGAGATGGAACCATATCTTGGACCATAAACTCATTTTCTAAAGCGGGTGGCATTTATAACAACCAAGGAACCACTCCAGTATCTTCATTCGGAAACTCTACAACGTTTAATGTTACCCTGGGTAATGGTAATGTGGCAATAATTAGTTCACAAATTAAAGTTTTTATAACGAAAGGTAGTATGATAAGCTCGACACAGTACTATAATTATGCAGTCTAAAACGGATTTAAAAAGAGGCCGAACCTGAACAGCACAACATAAGATGGAATCCAAATACCGTAAGCACACTCATCGCGAACACATCCTTTCACTGCCCGATACTTACATCGGCAGTATTGAGAATGCCAGCGAAGAGCACTACGTCGTTTCTGAAGATAAATTTGAATTGAAAACAATTGACTTTAATCCTGGATTCTACAAGCTCTTTGATGAACTGCTTGTAAACGCACACGATCACGTGGTGCGTCTCCGCCAGAAAAGCTCTACTGATCCCGTAAAGAATATCACAATTTCCACGTCTGAAACCACAATTTCAATTCGTAATGATGGTGAAGCAATTGACGTAGAAAAGCATCCAGACTACGAAGTCTACATTCCCCAAATGATTTTCGGGGAACTGCTGACTTCAACAAACTACGATAAGTCCGAGAAGAAACTTGTGGGCGGAAAGAACGGTTACGGCGTCAAGCTCGTGAACATCTTTGCTTTCAAGTTTGAACTACTAGTTGTAGATTCGGCTCGCGGCCTCAAGTACTCGCAAGTATTTGAGAACAACATGACCAAAATAAATGAACCCGCAATAACCAAAGTTAAAGTTAAGAACTCGTACGTGCAAATCACGTGGACGCCAGACTTTCTGAGGTTTGGCTGGAAGAAGCCTCTAATCCCTTCTGGAATCCTGGAAGTGATTAAGCGCCGAGTTTATGATCTTGCTATGACGGTAGGAAAAGAAGTCAAGGTTCACTTCAACGATGAGCTGATAAAGTGTCGCGAGCTTACAAGTTATGCGTCATGGTACTTGACTGACAAATCTACCCTCATTTCAGTAAGCCCACAGGACGGATGGACTGTGGCAGTTTCAGACACGCCTACCGACAAATTCTTCAGCGTAAGTTTTGTTAATGGCATCTGGACTCGCTCGGGCAAGCACGTCGATGAAATCACTAACCAGATTGTTTCCCACATATCAAATCATCTCGAGACCAAGAAGAAAATCAAAGTCAAACCTGCAATGATCCGTGATTCTATTGCGGTATTCATTCACTGCTTTGTGGAAAATCCCAGCTTCAGCTCGCAGACTAAAGAAGTTCTTACTTCGAAAGTTTCATGCAAGCTTCCTGAAGATTTCCTCCGCAAGTGCGTCCAGAAACTGGAGGCAGTAAATCGCGCGCTCGAGCAGCAGAATTTGAAAGATATTAAGGATTGTGCAAAGACCGACGGCAAAAAGCAAGGCAAGATTACGGGGATACCCAAGCTTGATGATGCCGTTCAAGCAGGAACTTCCAAGAGCCAAGAATGTATTCTCATTCTCACCGAGGGAGATTCGGCTAAAGCGATGGCCCTGTCGGGCCTTAGTCAGGAGCAGCGCAAGTTTTATGGCGTCTTTCCTCTCAAGGGCAAGCTTCTCAACGTAAAAGATATTTCCCAAAAGAAAGTCGAGCAAACTGAAGAAATTGTTAATTTGAAAAAGATTATTGGTCTCGAATCTGGCAAGAAGTACAAGGACCTGAAATCGCTACGCTACGGCCGCATCATGATAATGACCGATCAGGATTATGACGGTTCGCACATTCGCGGTCTGCTGATAAACTTGTTTCACGAGCTGTGGCACGAGCTTATTACTCTCGGCGGCTTCATTACGTTCATGGCAACTCCGATCGTAAAGGCCACCAAGTCTAAAACCGTGAAGTCGTTCTTCACGCAGTACGAGTACGAAGAGTGGCGCAAGACCCCAGCTTCCAAAGGCTGGAACGTCAAGTACTACAAGGGACTTGGCACGTCGACGCGCGACGAGGCTAAGGAATACTTCAAGGTTCCAAACGTAGTTCCTTACACGTTTGCTGCAAAAAGCGACGACTGTATTGAACTGGCTTTCAATAAGTCCAAGGCTGACGACCGCAAGGAGTGGCTCAAGACTTACAAGCGCGAAGATATTGTGCCCGCATGCACTTCTGTTACGTATGAAGACTTTGTGAACAAAGACCTGATTCACTTCTCGAACTACAATTTGGAGCGCTCGATTCCTAACGTCATGGACGGTCTTAAAACGTCCCAGCGCAAAATCCTGTTCTCTGCATTCAAGCGCAACCTAAAATCCGAAATTCGTGTAGCGCAGTTTGCAGGTTATGTCTCCGAACATTCTGGGTACCATCACGGCGAGGCTTCGCTGAACGATGCTATTGTGGGAATGGCGCAGGACTTCGTGGGCTCGAACAACATGCCTTGGTTTGTGCCGCAGGGACAGTTCGGTACGCGCTTACAGGGCGGTAAGGATTCGGCGTCTCCCCGTTACATTCACACGTATTTGCAGCCCCATGTTCAGAAACTGGTTCCTGCGTCCGACCTGCCGTGCCTTACCTACAGAGATGACGATGGAGTGCCAGTGGAACCAGAATGGTATGCCCCTATTCTCCCCATGATTCTCGTAAACGGTTCGAGAGGTATCGGCACTGGCTACAGCACATTTGTTCCCCAATTCAATCCTACCGAACTCAAGGAAGCAATTCTCGAATGGATGAAAACGGGAAAAGGTCTGGATCGCGAATTTACGCCTTACTATTCCAAGTTCAAAGGCACTATTTCCAAACTTGCAAAGAACGAGTATGAGGTGAAAGGTCTTTACAAGATCGAAGGTGATCTCATTACAATTACCGAACTTCCCGTTGAAACGTGGACTTCAGATTTCAAGGAGAAGCTGGATAAGATGCTCGTAGAAGGGTCCATAAAGGATTACACGGATACGTCGACAGACACCGACGTGTTCGTGAAAGTAAAGATTGGAACGGGTGGAGCCGCAGTTATTGAAAAGATGCTGACCGACAAGATTCGGCTCACAAACATGCACTGCTTCAATTCGAAATGCGTAATTCAGAAATACGATTCAGTAGAAGAGATTCTGCATGAGTTTACGAGTGTTCGCATGCGCATGTATCGTGAGCGCCTGGCATACATGCTCAAGACTCTGCGCGACAAGTTACCATACCACGAGAACGTTGTGCGGTTCATTCGTCAGCAGTGCGAGGAAAAGCCTCGGCCCGAATTACGCAAGAAGAGTCCCGAGGACTGCGATTCTTTGCTGGATGCCGATAAGTTTGTCCGCATCGATGGAGAATTCAATTACCTGCTGAACCTTCCGATCGCCGCGCTTACGCTAAAGCACGCACTGAAGCACGAGAAGGATCTAGAAGAACTCAAGATGAAAATAAGAGAACTCGAAGGCAAAACAGCTCCTCAATTGTGGAAAGAAGATTTGGAGATTCTTTAGGCTAAAAAGCCTATGAAAGTCGCAGTATATGGAGTATTCTTATTTACAGGCTGTATCTCTATTCTAGAATTTGGAGGACCGTAAATTTGAAATGATGCTCCAACACTATTATCATCTGTTAAAATAGCTTGTCCTCGCGGACTTACAAAACTAATACTTACATAGTCTGTTATTGTTGGAGTAGTGTTCTCAACGTAATTTAAAATTCCTGAACCACCAACTATGTATGCAATATCTGTTAATGGAATAACGCTAGGAGTATTATCTGTTGAGCCAGTTGTAGTGTATACTACTATTTTTCCACCACCAGGAAGTACACCCGTTGGTCCTGTAGAACCTGTAGAACCTGTAGAACCTGTAGAACCTGTAGAACCTGTATTTCCAGTAATTCCAGTAGGACCAGTAGGGCCTCCTGGAGTTCCTGGGGGACCCGTTGCACCAGTTAAACCAGTAGCGCCTGTAAACCCGCAAGTCGGCGATGATGCAGTAGTTAACCTATTTCGAATAGACTGGGTTATTTCGCTTGCTGCCAAATACGCCATTGTTATACTCAGAGATTTTCATGGTGTTTATTCAAACTCGCAATGGAAAGGACTTACCAGCAACTTCTTGCTGAAGTTTACGAGGAAACAGCTCCGAACACATTAGTTTATGCGCATGAACATCTTGGAGATGACGCAGACGAGTATAATGTCGATAAACACGAAGAAAATGAACTTGAAGATAAAGAAGAATTCAACAAGTTTCACGGAGCCAGAGGTAAACCAGAGCACGTTATTAAACCCAAAGCTAAGCGAGATAATGATGGAAAAGCAAGTTTTAATTACGATAAGCATATTCGGACTTATGCAATCAATGTTGATGGAAAGTTTCGAGCGTATCCAAATATAGTTCCTGTAGTCGTTACTGTATGCGCAGCTTCAAATCCTACGCCAATAGATGTTATTCCTCCATCAGATTCCACACATTTTCTTTTCAGAGCCTCTAGACTTTACAAAAATATATTTTCAATTAAGATCACATCTTTTGAGTTTTTCAACTGCTTTTATACTTTCACAGAAGCCAGAAAAAACAATGTTTTTAAAATAACTAAAGCTAATATTTATGGAGTACTTGAAACTAAAACTGTAAAAATTCCAGATGGAAACTATTTTATACAGCCTGGAAGTCCTCAAATTGTTGATGACTCTAATAATTATGATGCCACGGGAACTACTGGACCTACAGGTCCTACGGGACCAACACAGCCAGTAAATCCTCAAAATTCCAATGACCTTCTACTGGTTTTGAACACTCTAATTAAAAAACAGGGAGGAATTACTGGTGGAGGAGCTCCATCAGGAGGAAGTTCTTATTATTTTTCTGCACTTCGCGATGAAACATTTAAGGATATAAGTATAGAAGTAGACGCCTCAAACGGATTTATAATTTTTTATCAAACTCCTGGCCCTACGGGTGGTACAGGTCCTTCAATAATACAAGGATTTTCAATCGATTTTCCAAAGACAGACGATAATGTTTATAAAAATGGTATAGGTTACAATCTTGGTTTCAGTCAGCTACATTACGATTCTTTAATAAACACAAATTCAAAACATTATGCAAATAAACACAGTATTGAATCTGAATCATTTCCAGATACCGTGAATGATACTTACGTGTATTTAAAACTTAATGATTGGTATATAATTAGGCACCAAAATCCAGACCAGACAGAAATTGCAGCATTTATAAAAATGCCGTTAACTGCTCCTAAAAATACAATTCAGTATATGAGCAGTACTTCAAACACAACATTGAATGAGTACTTCTTTCCGCAGCCAACAAATTTTCAAACGATTGAAATCAGCCTTGTCGATTCTTTCGGAAAACTCATAAACATGCGAGGAGCCACATTTTCACTTACTCTGCAAATCCAAGAAGTTCTTCAGTCAGACATTTACGAAAAAATGCTGGAGCTACAGTAAATGGAGAAGTCAGTTCTTGAGAAGATTGAAGATCCTCATGTGGAAAATCGTTATAATATGACGTCTACATCCAAACAGTACCCTCCTCCAAAATTTGGAGGATTTGTCCCTAATATCAATGACCCCACAACCAAGGACTTTGCGGCTCGGCCTTATAGTCTCTATGCAAAGGGAGAAGCCTTGTTTGGCAACACGCACCGTCAGGATCTTGTGGGAACCCAGCATAAAGAAACTCCTCTGAATGTAGTCTTTTTCAGCCAAGATAATATTAATCAGATCCAAAAAGCAGTACACGATCAAGTCATGCTGATGAGCGACAACAAGTACAGCGTCGATCGCCAAAATGAAGATGACGTAAAAATCGTCATGCGCAGCTACTACCTTATGTATGCAAAGAACAATCCCAAAATGGTCGCCGAGGAGCTCGAAGATTTAAACCGCCGTTGTATCGGTCACATTTCTGCGAAAGTTTACTCGGAAGTAGATTTCCACATGTTCTATCGCAAAGATATTGAATCATTCGCATCTCCTATCGCAAACCCCACGAATGTTCACGTGTATGGCAGTCGTTCAAACGAACTGAAATCTTTTTTCTAAAACGAATTTTAGTCTAAGAGTAAAAGTATCTCAAAGAAATGGAGAAATGTTCTGCTATAACAGCTACTGGATTAAGATGTTCCCGAAACGCCAAGACTGATGGAAAATGTAAACAACATGCAAAAATATTAACTACCGCCGTTCTGATGTGCGGCCATCAATGGGAAGGAAGTCCTGACCGCCGATGCAATAGACATGCCACCCACGGGTTATTTTGCTTGAAGCACGAAGACGTTCCTGAAGAGGACCAGTGTACTCACATTGCAGGTCCCATAAAATGTCAGAGAAGAAAGTCACGTGGAAATCCGACGACATGCGACTTTCATTTGAGAAAGGAAGAAGCCAAACGGTTCCGTGAGTTCAGGCGCGAACAGTATCCGATATTTGTAAGATTGTACGCACGAGTTGCAATTCTTCAAGGAATGAATCAAGTAACTATTTATGAGCATCCGTATTTTGACCAAATTGTTCGTAAAGCTTTAATGTGTGTCCGTCATAAATACAGGAGTCCAAATCCTGCTGTAACTGACGAACAACTCGTGGCATTGTACCCTGTGCCGCCGCCAGTTCCAGCAATAATTTACCGAACAGATTTGGGAAGATTGGCGTACGATAATCAGAATGTTCACACTGCTGCAGTTTCTGAGCAAACCAACAAAGGTATTGAAAACTTGATGAAAATTCCTGTTCCCGATACTCAGAATACAATGGCAGAAATTCGAGATGAATGGACAAAAATTTATAATCGTGTAGCAGTTGACGAAAGAATTTATATTGATATGAATATTTGGTATACCCAGTCTACTTGCTGTAAAGAGAATGACTGGCTTTATAAGAATGTGCTAGACCATCTGTGGGCAAAAATACAATCTGAACCAAAGAAAGATATTAGGAGAGAACTCCATAAACGGTTACAGCAAGAATGTGCCGAATCGTACGCCATGTGCTGCATCGGTCATATAAACAGACTCATAAATGTACTTGTTGGATTCGATGAAGAATTCAAACCTCAAATGTCCAAAGGAGAAATTCTACAGAACAAATTTGCCGAATTTTCAAAGATTCTAGACGATACTGAAAAGTATGTTCAGGCAACCGCTCTTCTTGCCGAATTAAATATGGTAGGAGAAGAGGCGGCGGTATGGCTTGATGCGCTAGCCTAAGCAAGAAGGTTTTAAACAATTAAGTAATGGAAGTCCGTGTGTTCAGAGATTCTAAATATGCAAAAATAGATAGGCATCTTTTTATTTATGATGGAAGTTGGGGTTCGCTCCGCCCTATTGAAAAAGTAGGTTGGAACGGTTCTATATTTGTCACTGAAGATTCAAACTTCAAGAAAGATATTTTTAGTCCTTTTTATGGGTTTGGGTCGCCCGAAATGAAACTCCTTTGTAAAACTTTAACCGAACAATTTGACGAACTGACTTGTGAAACTTTGACCGATCCTCTTTTATTTTGGAAGTGGTGTGGAACTACTGATGTAAAATGGTTCAAGGATAGACCTGTCGTGTTTGTTCGAACATGTTCTAATTTAGATTGGCGTAAGTATCTTGATTATCTCGGCGCCAAACACCGAACTCTGCGCCAACCTTGCCGCGGACGATTGACAAGACGTTTAGTCCGTAAATAGGTATATTTAAAAATGAGAGTGAACATTATTTCAAACTTTCGTGAAAATACTGGTTTGATGCAAGATGTGAATCTTCTTCGAGGAGTACTGTCTGCATTTATCCCAGACGTCAAAGTATTAAAAGTTCCTCACATGCTTCCTGAATGCCCTGAGGCAGAACTTAATATTTTTGTGGAAGTTATGAATCCTGCCCTTTTTTCATTTGCTCGCAAAAATGTATGGATTCCCAATCCCGAATGGACTTATGAAACTTGGATTCCTTACTTAAAAATGATTGACGAAGTGTGGGCAAAAACTACAGAATGTTACAATATTTTTAATTCTCTTGGCGTAAATACTCGCAATATCGGCTGGTCTTCTCTAGATAAGCGTTGGGATCTTTCCGAAAAGAAAAATTACCACAAGGCGCTTGTTCCAGTAGGTCGCAATATTTTCCGCCACCCCAAACCTATTCTGCAAGCTTATGATCGTATTCGTCAAAAAGATTCTGACTTTTACCGAAAACTTCCGCAACTCAATATTGTCTACAATCCATCTGCATTAACAATATTTGTTCCACCCGATCTTGAAGATAAAGTAAAAATACATTCTGGAGTTCTAAGCGAATCAGACTACAATTCTTTAATGAAAGAGTGTGGTCTTTGCATTTGCCTTTCTGCATGTGAAGGGTTTGGCCATGTTGTCAATGAAGCTATGTCTGCAGGATGTAATTTGCTTCTTTCTCCAATAAGTCCTTTTAAAGATAATTTGGCACCCGATTTCATGGATTCTGTTTATTATCCTGGAATTCGAGAAACTCACAATGTTCCTGACTGTCTTGGAAAACTTGTAGATGTAGACGTAGAAAGTGTTGTTTCAGAACTTGAAACGTACTGTTATACAGATTTTGATTACAAACGTAAGGGTTCAGCTCAAGCACGCGAAATCTTTGTGAAACGACACAATGCGTGGGTTCTCAGAATGAAAGAAGTTCTTGACAAAGAAGATACTTCTGACTTTTTGCTGAAAGACACATATGTTCCAGAAAGTGAACTTCCTAATGTGTCTATTGTGACAATAACTAAAGATCGCCGTGTGTTTATGCCTCTTGCAAAATACTCTTACATGATTCAATCCTATCCCGAAGATAAGTTGGAATGGATTCTTGTTGATGACGGCGACGATCCAATTGAAGATACTTTATTTGGAGTTCCAAATGTAGTTTACGTTCGGTGCGACAAGAAAATGACTATTTCAGAAAAGCGTAATTTAGGAGTCCAGAAGGCAATGTACGACGTTGTGGCGTTCATGGACGATGACGATGTGTATCCCAATAACAGTATTTTGCAGCGTACAGCAATGATGTTGAAACAACCTTCAAAAGAATGTGCTTTCTGTACAACTATTCCGTGCTACGATATTACAAAGTATTCGTCTTTTATGAATGTTCCGCCAATTACACTTCCAATGTCTCAGCGTGTTTCAGAAGCAAGTCTTATTTTCACTAAAAAGTTTTGGGAAGAAAAGAAGTTTGACGATTCAGTAAATATCGCAGAAGCTGACGCATTTATTCGCGATCGCGAACATATGTGTAGGGAGATTTCTCCACAGGAAGTTATTGTAAGTTTAGTTCATCCATTGAACACTTCGTCAAGACGTATTCCAAAATTGTCTGAACCTAATGGATGTCATTACGGTTTCAATGAAAAATTATTCGAAATGGTTTCTCAAATTGGAGAAGGGTTTAAAAGCCAAACATGCCACGGCGGCGGTGAGAGCGGCGACCGCGACCGCGAGAGCGGCGGCGACCACCCGTAGTAGAGCCTGATGGAGGGGGAGGAGGGGGAGGAGTACCGCCTTCACCGCCACGCATCTTGAGGCCATGTTTCTTTAGCATGTTACGGACAGTCGACTTCTTGACGAGGCGAAGCTTTTTTGCCGAGCGGCGGCGGCGGCCGCCACCGACGGGGGCAGAGTTACCTGCAGAACCATTAAGAGTGCCAGCATTCGAATAACCTTCAGCCATTTTATACTATTCTGGAGAGAAATTCTTCATGCCGAGCAAGAAAGACAAGTGGGCTCGACAGTGAATTTTTGCGCAGTCGACGCTCCTTTGGTCCGCAAATAATAACAGCCTGTTTTAAGACCACATTTCCAAGCGTACATATGCATGGACGATATCTTTGCATACGTGGGCTCGCTGAGAAACAAGTTAAGTGACTGCGACTGGCAGACAAATGGAGCTCGATCGCGGGCCATATTAATGAGAGTCTTCTGGGGGATTTCCCATACCGTTCGGTATAGTTCCTGAAGTTCTACGGGTATTTCAACTATACCTTGAACACTTCCATTATTTGCAATAATTTGGGTACGAACGTCCGAAGTCCAAAGACCAATCCCAATTAGATCTTCGACCAAATATTTATTAATTACCATAAAGTCTCCCGCCAAAACACGGCGAGTATACAGGTTTGAAGTAAACGGTTCAAAGCATTCATTATTGCCCATGATTTGCGACGTTGAAGCTGTGGGCATCAGAGCAATAAGTAGAGAATTTCGAATACCAAACTTGGACATCTTTTCACGAAGAGGCTCCCAATTCAGTGTAGGAGTTACGCCCCACAAATCAAATTGAAACTTACCTGCATGGGTCGGTGAACCTACATACGCAGGATAGTAACCTTTAGTATCTAGAAGAGGAACGTGGCGCCAAAATTCAAACTTTGTCAGCTGTTCGGCTCGGTCAATGCTTGCTTGACAAGCACCGCGATACATATGTTCGAAAATCAGAGCATTAAGTTTAGAAGCTTCCACTGAAGTCCATGGAAGACGAAGTATTGCAAATACATCGGCCAATCCCTGAACGCCAATTCCAATCGGGCGGTTCTTTTCGTTCGAGAATTTAGTTTCAGGAGTCGGATAAAAGTTTCGGTCAATTACAATATCCAAATTCTGGGCGAGAATGTAAGTATATTTCTCTAGATTTTTAAAATCAAACACTCCATCTTTGATGAAACGAGGGAGGCACAGAGATCCAAGATTGCAAACAGCTGTTTCCTTTTCAGATGTGAACTCAATGATTTCGGCACAATTTCCAGCTAGAATACCATTAAATATTCCTGCATTGTTAAGAGGTTCTGTAAAGCAATAAGTGTCGTCGTAACGTTCATTATTAACTACGCATACAACTTTGACATAATGTTCTGCGTCACGCTGGGGTTGACGCTTTACAAATTTCAGCCGTTTCGGAGAAAATCCAAGTTCTGCCAAGTTGAATAATCCTGATGATGAAACAATTATCCGCCATAGCGGTTTGCATAAGTATTCCTTCTTTCCTCCGCGACCGTCTGGCAAAATAGTCATTCTTTCATCAAAACATTTTGATACTTTGCTCTGTGCCCCCATAGTAAGAAGCATAAGACGAATTTTATCAAGAAAATCAAATTCAATACTGGAAATTTGAATAGATTCATTCGTTCCATTTCTTGCAATACAACCGTCTGAATCGCAAATTCCTTCAAACCATCGTAGTCTGATATCAAGCGAATAATTAATAGGAACTTCAAATTTCTTAGGAATATCATCTGGTAAGCAGGTGTTTAATCTTCCCGACGCATCTTCAACCCCAGTCATACTTTTAATTTCTAGAAACTCGACAAGTTTTTTCTTATCGCCATAAAGAGAACAATATCCTCTTCCATTATGATAAGTTCCATCTCCGCAAAAGAATCCATGCGTGTAGGGATATTTGAAAGAACTATCTGTAAATGCACATACTGGAGCATCAAACTTTTTAATATTCATTCCTTCCTCGAGATTTTGTGCTTCGATTCTTGTAGAATTTTTGATACTTTTACCGTCATGGTACGAATCTTGAGTTAGGAATTTATGGTAAGGAGTGCAGGTGAGTGACGCACCATTGCTGAGATATACTTCAACTAGTTTTTGATTTTCTCCAGTTTTGCGAATAGTAGTAGCAGACCAATTATCTCCATTCCATACGCGTACAGTTTGTCCTTCCAACTCTTTAATTTCGAAGTAACCGTTATCGGTAAGAATGAGTGTTTCGGGGGCTACACATAAATTTGAGCTCTTTATGACTCCAATGTTTTTCTGATTACTCTTGATATTTGCAGCATCCTTGTAGCAAAGATAAGGATTGCCTGTCTGAATTTGAGAATCCAGAATCATTGTCCAAATCTTTTGAGCAGGAAGAACTTTACGTCCGCGCCCTTCTGCCTCGTACTTTGTGTAAAGCTCTTCGAACTTATCTCCGTAAGTCAAGTCTAGACCAGGACATTCTGAAGGACACATCAGCGTCCATCCACTATTTTCCTCGACGCGCTTCATAAATAGATCGGGAATCCACATCCCGTAAAATAGATCACGCGCTCTCTCTTCTTCGGCTCCTTGGTTGAGACGTAGCTTGAGGAAATCCTCGATATCTGCATGCCAGGGTTCTAGATATACCGCAAATGAACCGTTGCGCTTACCTCCTTGGTTGACGTAACGTGCAGTATCGTTATAAACTTTGAGCATTGGAACTATACCTGTGGATTCGCCATTAGTTCCACGAATTCGAGCATTACGAGCGCGAATATTATGAATGGAAAGACCAATTCCGCCAGCCCACTTTGAAATCTGTGCGCAATCTCCGAGAGTCTTGTAAATTCCCTTTATCGAATCCTCGCTCATTTTTAGAAGGAAACATGAACTCAGTTGAGGTGTCAAAGTTCCCGCATTAAATAGTGTAGGCGTTGCGTGAACAAAGTATCCTTCCGAAAGAGCATCGTATGTCTCTTGTACCTTTGCAAAATTACCTTCGTGAAGTTCGATCGCCACACGCATCCAGAGATGCTGCGGCCGTTCAATGACAACTCCATTTGATTTTAGAAGGTAAGCGCGTTCGAGCGTCTTGAATCCAAAGTAATCAAACATGAAATCGCGAGAATAATCAATCATTTTCTCATATTCATCTCGGTACTTGCAAACTAGGTCATGATACTTATCTGAAATAATTTGAATCTTTGCATGATACAATTTCTCAATACAGTCCAGCAAAGTATCTGGAGTTGTCTTCTGGTGATTATCAATAACAATTCGAGAAGCGAGCGTTCCATAGTTCGGATGGTATCGCGCCTGCATCATCGCACACGTTTCTGCGGCAAATTCATCTAGTTTCGAAGTCAACATTCCATCAGTTAATTGATTGCATACTTTCTGGGCTACCAAATCAGGATTCACATGCTCTAGCCCATCCGAAAGTTTTCGAATGCGCTGGAGAATTTCATCAAAAGAAACAGGTTGCTTTGATCCGTCGCGTTTAATTACATAAAGATGGTCGGACATTTCTTCTTTTAACATCTATACTTCTCTAATGATAAAATCCGTTCTTATAAATAAATGTCCTATGACCCAAAACAACGACCGCTTCCAACGGAACAGCAAGCTGAAGCTGGTTTTGGAGATAGAGATGGTCATAGTACTAATTCTTATCTGGCGTGGGCATCAGATGTTATGATGCTTCCAATTATTGTGAATAATGTTAGAGATCCATCTGGAAATATTACTGGTAGAAGGCTTGGTCTAGCCTTTGGATTTAATTCTTGGAGTTTGCCTAATCTTCCAGGAGAAAGTGATTTACAACACACTTTAAGATACTTAAAAAGTGTTGCGGAAGAAAATGTAAGAGTTTATGAAAATGCTAGAGGTTATATTACTCCTCATGACCTACTAGTTGATAATTCATACCAAAAATCAAAAGAATTACTTGCTGAGTTAAGACACCGTGAAAACGATAGAAATTATGTAGCCCCATCTGGAGTTTCTCAAAGACGACCAGGATTTGGAGAAGCAGATTTTTCCGATGGAAAGACAGCGGTTGATGGTGGACGTAAACGCCGTAGAACTAGTAAACGTAAGCACCGTAAGTCCAAGACCGCCAAGCGCCGCCGACGCCGTTAAAACGGAATTTTTATCATAAATAATTTTGTTACGAAAACACGAAGAATGACCTCATTCCCCTCCCCAGTTGTTTCCGATCTATTTCGCCCCTTTCCTGGTGCAAACTTGACGAAGAAACAGGCGGAGATCAAGAATCTAATAATGTTTATGAAGTGTCTGGTCAATCCAGTGTCAAGGCATACATGGTATATCTACCACGTTCTTCCGACAATAGTAGAAGTCATTCATCTTCAGAAACAGTGGGGTGCAACACCGTTCCTCACACCGCAAGACTGTGGCTTCAATACCCACTGGTACACGTTTGATCAGATAATGATCGCTGCGATTCTTAACCCAGTCGATTTACTTCAGTAAAAATGAATTTAAATTACTTTTTAGTTTTTAAGTAAAAAGATGGAAATTGAAGATAAAAAGAGTAATTATGATATTATCATGGAGGCAATAGAATACCTTGAATCTGAAGATGAGGAGTTTGTTACCACCGAATGGGTAGACGAACATCAAAACTTCTTCATAACTATTCGTGGCGAATTTCCAGATCTAAGTGCGGTAAATGAAGATATACGCGATTTAACTTTTAGAAACATCGCTGCAAATGCAGAAGTTCTTGCTCGAAAAGTTGAAAATGCAAAATACTTTGATATAATATCTTACTGTCAGATGTGCAAATTATGCTATGAACTCTACCAATTTTGTCAAGATGAAGATGATGAATTGGCAAGTGCCTTTGGAAAGTTAATTGTTACAAGTAAGTAATGTATTGGCCAGAAAGGTACCACAGAGGTCTTACCGCCAAACAAAATAAGCAACGCAAATCGTCTGCGACAAGACGTCGAAAAATGTCCTGGAAGAATCCACGAGCTTACAGTTCATTTTTAACCGATAAGAATGTTAAAACAAAAACTTCAAGTCATACTGCAAAATTAAGGCGACTAGCTCCAGGTGCACATTCTCTCCGAACTTACTCACAGAAAACAGGAGTTCCGCTTTCTCTGATAAAGCAATCGTATAACCGCGGAATGGCAGCCTGGCGAACAGGTCATCGTCCTGGCGCAACCCAGCAGCAGTGGGGATATGCCCGCGCAGCAAGTATGCTGACGTGTGGAAAGACCTACTACACTACAGATTCAGACCTTGTTAAAAAAGCTAAACAAACTCAAAAAGGTAAACGTTGGTTCAGTAAGACATGTAAAAAATGATATCTTAAAGCAAATGAACAGGGCATTCGATTACAACGGTACAATCGTGGCCCCTTCGAGACCCGAAAAGAAGCTTCGCCTTGTAAAGAAACGCCTAATACTGGATTCGGGTGACCGAGATATTTCAAAGTATCCTTACAATAACGATATTGTTTTTTACCTTCCACGGGTATATGAAAACGTAGTCTCTGTCCGTTTAATGGCCGCAGAGATTCCTGTAGGAATTACGGGTTTATCTGCTCTCAACGTTACTCCAACTACTACCGTAGCGATTCAAGGAGGCGTACCTCTTTACATCCTTGTAGATGTTGAAGGATTGAATAAATCTGACGAGTGTGCCGCGGGAGCTGAGCGCTCAGGTTACCCTGACGGTTACTTTGCAAAGATTCCTCTAACTGGTGGAACAGGCCAAACATTTTATAACGATAATTCGGAGCAGGAAAACATTACAGCATACTACCCTCCAATTGGTCGGCTTGATCGCCTGCACATACGTATGCGAGCGCATTCTCAAAAAGTGAGTGGAGAAAGCATTTACTGGCCAGTTGGCGAATACTCGCTGTCTCTAGAACTCGAGTGCATGGAGAACTCGTTCGACAGTTTTTCGTCTTTTGAAACTCGAATCTCAGATCGTGCTTAACCCATTCGGCGGCCAAGCTTTACGAACGTATCCATCGTAAAAAGGAAAAAAATTCCAGTGAAAACATACAGCATCATATCTTGCGATGTGGGCTGTTCATAACCAGTACGATTTTGTTCAATCATTCGCAGAATACGGTCGAGCTTTACGTTGTGAGCGGCCTCTTGAAATGCAGGAGGTGCGTAGGCAAAACTCGTTCCAGAATCTGTAGGTACAAACGCTTTTGAATAACCCGCTTTTGTTGATGTAAAATGTTCTGTCTTTTCAATTCGAGCGGGCTGATAGTTTGCTTCAGCGTCTTCGTCTGCATCAACTATAGGTAGGCTTTTAGAAAGGTCATCTATGGTTTTCTTGTGTTTAGTGATTGCTGCCTGTGAACGATGGACGGGTGTTGGAGCAATGCGTCCTTCCTTTTCAGGATCGCGAGGAGGTGCATTTTTATGGTTTTTAGAAGCCATGTTATGATGATTTTTTGGAAAAGGAGACCCCCAGACTTCTTCAAGGCTGGCCATATTACTTGAAAGGTCAGAAAATACAAAGTGAAAAATATTACTCTTTGTTTTTTTTCTTTTGTTTTTGGGGTTTTTGGTTTTTGTTTGCTTTCACCTTATAGGCTAATAGCGGATATTAAACATACACACCACATCACAATGATACATGAAGAGGCTGTCTTTCCAGCAGTCAGTTGTAAACAAACCTCCGTCAGAGGAACAAGTTTTGGTTTTTAAGTGAGCTATTCGTATTGGCTCAGGTCAATGTGAGTTCCGCACGGCATGCAGAAAATTTCATGTTGACCGTTGCTCGCACGGCGGCGAGCAGAGGTGTAGGCCTTGACCCACTCCTGTGAATCATAGCCGTAAAGCGTTGCTTCTTCCTCTACCGTCTTGTAGGGATTCTTGCAGAAGCGCTCTATTAGGTTGGTGGCCCAGACTTCCTCGGGAGAGGGCAGTAAAGGCGGGGGTGCGGCATAAATTGCGGGTCGAGCACCGAAGGGTTCGGAGATCTCTTGCAAAAGCACCGCTATGTGCTGATTGCGAAGGCCTTGAACAGCGGAATCGCGGACGCGTCCCTCCTCAGCGAGGCGGGCACGCTCCTCAGCGGCAGTGCGCGCGGCTTCCATCTCAGCGAGACGGACAGCAGCGGCGGCTTCAGAGGCAGCTAGACGCTCCTCTAAGGCGATGCGCGCGGCTACCTCCTTAGCGAGGTGGACAGCCGCGGCGTCGGCTTCAGAACGCAGCTGAATAAGGCGGCGCTTCTCATTGTCGCGAGCGATAAGACTAGCATCTAGCTCATCAAATCGGGCTCGAAGTTCGAGGCGGTCTCGGCTGCGAATGCACGCTGCTTTTTCTTCCTCGGCGAGGCAGATGGCATGCGCGCGGTCGAAGTGACCATCTGTCACTTCAGAATTCTCAATGAGCCAAGTCATCAGCTGGCGGTTCTCCGCGAGCTTTTGAAAGGTCATAAAATCAATCATCTGGGGAAAGGCAGCCTTGTAGATCACTCGAGCAGCAAACTCGGGCGGCACGTTCAGGCGCGTCGCCAGCGCAATGCAGCGCGGGTGCGCGGCAATGTGCGGGTAGACGTGGCTCTCCTTGCGAAGGTCGGTGCTTGCGCACCAGCTCTCAGACAGTTTTGGGTCTTTCGTCGCCGCCTCATTGAGAGGTTTGATGACTTCGTTAAACCACTTGCGGTTGAAAGCAATCGGTAATAGGAGCTTGTAAAGCTTCGACGCGTCGTCACGATTGCTCGTGCGAATGCGACAGAACTCACTAAGTTCATCCTTGCCCTTGAACGTCAGCGACGCAGGGACAGGGTTAGACATCGGAAACTCCATTTCGATTGTATACGCAGAAAGCTATCGCTGTATGCGCGGGGTGTAGAGCGCCTGGGCGTCTACGTGAGATTTGGATGTTTGTCTAAAAAAAATCCATTTTTATAGATTAGTGTTCGCATCCAGGAACACCTCCACCTGCTACACCACACCAGCCATGCTTGTACCCTCGCCGTGATCGGCAAGGACATGCTCTGGGGATATATGGCTCTTTATGATGTTTATTGATGTACCACTGACACCACTCACACATTCTGCGAATAGTACAGGGACAGCTATGAACTTCACGTGTAACATTTCCAGGACAACGGGTGCAAGTAATCATCCTACCATCTTCGGTATTAGGTATTGCCCCCATTCCATTGCAATATTCACAATGTCCTGACATTTTAAAATTTAACAAATCAAAATTGAGATTAAAAAATCCATTTTAATAACAAAATGAGACTCACCATGATGGAAATGATTCTTGTTGGTCTATTGATTGTTTACCTGGCGTTCTTTTCCAATCCTCCACCCTCGTTCGTCAAGTCTACACTTGATAGTCCTATCGGAAAAGTCGCTGCTTTGGTAGGTGTTCTCTATGTCACTGTATATCAGAGCTTGATTGTAGGCGTTTTTCTTGCAGTAGCCTTCATGATGTCTGTCTCGCGAATGACAGAGTACATGGACAACCCAGAGAAAAAGGAAGAAAAGAAGCAGCCAAGCTCTAATATGGGTTCAATGACAGAAGCAAAAGATATTATTAAGAGCATGATGAAGAAGGGTGACAAACTTCCGAGTGTTCAGGGTAAATCCGTAACTGCACCTCCTCCTGCCCAGCAGAAACCTAAACCTGCAACCCCGACTCCTCCTAAAGGCAAGGTAGGTATTGAAAAGTTTGCTTTGTTCTAAGTAATGTTGAAACACATCAATGCCCTGGCCTCGTCGCCATTTATGATTGGCGTAATGATTCTTTTGACAAATGTTGCAAGCAGATTTGTGGTTCATGAGTTTAGCGAGAACGACGAAGAGTACAGTCGGAATATTCTTCTGCGTCGTTTTGTGATTTTTGCTATTTGTTTCGTGGGAACACGCGATCTTCTAGTTTCTATTCTTCTCACTGCAGGCTTTGTAGTTTTAGCATCGGGGTTTATCCGCGGCAGTTCTCAGTTTTCGAAAGAAGGAATGGAAGATACTCCTGAATCAAAAATGCGCAAGTCTGCAGGTCTCAAGAAAGTAGACCAGCCCGCATATGACGCCGAACACAAGACTTTATTTCCATGATTGAAAAGAGGGTTCAATTAATTGAAAGTATTCATCATCCTCCTTTATTGGCTCAGCAGGTCTGAAATATTTATATTTATTGCGAATTGCTGCATTTTTACTATTTTTTAAGCATGAAAACCATGAACCCATTTATAGTTTAATACTTACTGAGTTTTTTCCAGTCGATCCACCTTTTTTAGGTGTGGTAGAAACTTTCTTCGTTTCAATATTCGCATTCACGCTCTTTAGAAGATCGTCAATGCTGACAGGCGGAGAGTTCATTTCGCGAGATGGTGGTGGAGGCATAGGGGGTGCTGAACGCTGGATCGGCGGCTGAGGATTAGGGCGAGGAAGTTTTACTGGCGACTTGATTGTTACAGGAGGTGGTGGTCGTACGCTGGTCTGTTGAGGCGCGGGAGGAACCATCGAGCTCATGAAATTCGATAACCCTGCAAGAGGATTGAATCCTCCTCCACCACTACTTTGTTGAGCGGGCTGAGCCTGCTTCATGCTCTGGCTCTGCTGCTGCATTGCCGCCGTAGCTAGCTGCCTCGCAATATCGGGATTTGTTTTTAGAATCTCGTCAATGTTCGGAATAGGAGCCTTGCGCGCCATTTGGTTCGTCAAGTGAACCATATAAACCATCATGCAAGTACGAATTGGAATACGAACAAGAGGATGCATCTTGAGCTTGTCGCCATAAAGATCATAGAGTTCCTCGAAATCTTCCTCCATATCACCGACATTCATCTGCGCAGATTCCGAAAGACCGTCGAGCTGCAGGCCGAATGCCTGGACTAGCGAAACGTTCTTCGAGCTCCACTCCAAAGCCGACATGCCCGTAATGTACCACTCGCAAAACTGCTTGATAGTCTGGTCCATGGCTTTCTCGCGCCGAATGAATTCAAGTTCAAGTTTCATTTCCTCGAGAGGTGAGTCAAGCGTGAATCTCTTACGCATGGGAACTCCAAGCTTTGCCAGACGATCAAATTTTCGAAGAATTTCGTACTTTTCTTTCATGATGTTCTCTTCCGACATCTTGCGGCCCGAAAATACAGGAGCGGCAGAATGGTAAGCTTCGGCGTTAAAATTATCAATTCCCTCGGAGCTTCGTATCCCTCCTACAGACTCAATATTTGGAACAATGTTAGGAGCGTCATCAAGACCTCCGAATGTGGGAAGGTCGATTGTCGATAGTTCAGGAAGGTCCATGCTGACCGACTCAGTGACTTTGGTATTGGTCAAAAAATCTGCACCAAAGACTTCCATTTATCTGTTGTGGTGAATTCATATGAAAACTATAAACGCGTATTCTCCATACACCACAACCCTTGCAAGAAACAATCTGCCAAATCATCTTTCTTCGGATGCTTGAGCATGTAATCTTTCCACTGAGAAGGAACTAGCTGTGTAGCATGAATAATACCTGTCTTCTTACGCCCTTTGTAAGTTTTCGTATGGTCTTCCAATGTAATGATATTAGTAAGCTTGTGAACTGCAGAAACTGGGGCACATTTAAACCCACAACAAACAAACCACATGTGAATCATTGCTTGGACACAGAGCATTCGCTTATCGGGCTGCTGCTCCAGCACAATCTTGTCGCACCCTTTCCAGATACTTTTGCGCGCTTCCAGACACTTTGAAATAGGCAGAGCTAGGTCAACAACGTTTCCACCTTTAGAAGATTTCACACATCGAGTCCAGACATCCGCTTTGTATTTTGCATAAATAAGGTCTACTAGCTCTTTTTTAGTAGTTCCAACAATGTTAAGTTTAGAACCTTCAGTTCTCAAATCCTGAATGGTCTTTTCATTCAAACTCTTTTTAGTTGGCGGTTTTCCCGCTTTGTTCTTATGCATTCCGCACGCATACGATTCTTCCTTAATCCAGTTCGCGGGTTTTTTGCACTTGAAACATTTTGGACTGTCGTGACCTGCAGATTCGGCCATAACATCTATCAAGTCCCAAGACACTATCTTGAGATTTGAGCGATTCGTTCCTTCCAAAATACAATATGCTAAGTTCCTCGTGCCAATATCGAAACTAGCGAGTTTCATTACTTGTTCTTAGATGCTATTATGTACAAAGCAACTAAAAGGGTCATGGATGCATCGGTCGTTGGTTCGTGTGCTCTTTCCATCGGAAGAATATCGCGAAGACGGTATCGTTGATTTATGCGGTCTTTAACATCTTTTGAAATGCAATCATAGGTTCCTTCCAGCTTGGCAGTGCCACACTTTTTGCGGCTCTGTAAATTCCATTCGGCAATATCGTAAACTGCCAGTGGAGGTTTGTATTCGTACCCATGAATACGACACATATTATCAAGAGATTCCATATCAAACTTACCTTTCACGATTACCAAAGAATTTGAATACACTTCCAGAAACTGTTTTATCCATGAAGGAGCTTTGTGATTCTTTTTAATATTATCGTCCGAGTTATAGAGTTTTAAGCTTTCTTTTAGAATAGAATGCTGTTCGTTTGGAAGAGATTTTAGAAAAGATTTGCTCCATTCGAGTTGTAGAAAAGATTGGTACTGGTCAAGTTCTTCGGCAGTTTTATCGGAGACCGACGCAAATTGAGAGGAAACAAATGACACGTCGTATCCTCGAGGATTTGTGAAAGTTGCAAAGATTGGTTTTTCATTATATTCCCATTCGTCTCCGACCTTTTTGAAAATAAATCCTCCAAGTTCACGAGGAATAAAAAACTCATCTGTATCAGGGATCTTGATAAACCCCGCCGATTCAGTAACTCTCCAGAATTCGCAATCAAATGCCATAATTTGTTTGTGGTTCCTTGCAAGAATATCAAGATACTTATTACGGAACTTCATTATTTTAAGGACACAACTTATCCTGCAGCCTTTAGGAGTTGAATAAGAACCGTCTTGGCATCGCGCTTGCCAAACGGAATACCTCGCTGGGTAAGAATATCGCGAAGCTGAGCTGCAGTTTTAGAATCAAGATCATCTACATCAACTTCTGGGGCGGGAGCGGGTGGGCCAGTGACAACTTCAAGTGGACTATCATCTACCGATACGCGGTCATCAACTTGTAGTACTTCTTGCTTTACCTCAACCTCGGGTTCGGCTTGTGGTTCAACTTGAGGTTCAGTTTCTACCATTTTTGGAACAAAATGCACTGAAATCACAGACGCGAGAGAATGAATCTGTTGCATAATTTTTGTCTGTTGCCAGTAGAGGTATCCGATCATACCTGAAAGAACGAATACCATAGATGCAAGAAGAACAACAGCGACGTACGTGAGCTGCATTTTCCTTTATGTGCGAATAAACATTTCTTCTTTAAACGTAATATGCCGACTCCTGATGCATCGCAATTTACTAGTTTAAAAAAGTATTCAGCTATTGATTCGCGCGGAGATAAAGGTGTTAAAGTAATAACGCATCTTTACCAACCTGTTCCATCAGTACGGCATCCAGTAGATTTTTTGGCATCTTTTACTAATAAATTTGTTCAACCTTATTATATTCTAAGCAGGTAGTAATGTCTTGTGCATCACAATTTACTCAATTTGTTAGATATCGTGCCCAGGCAGCAGGATGTCCTGCGGCAAATGTGTCAAAGAAAAATCCTTTCACATTTAACGCTGTTCCAGCGGGCATTGCTTACTGCGGTATTCTCTTAAACTTTCTTCCTGGATTAAATCAGCGTCCGCCTGCAGGAGGCAGCTGTGGAACTTTTAATGAAAATATGACTTTGGATGGTGGGGACCCTTACAGTGATCTTTTTTGCATTTTGTATGGAGGTATACCTAACGATACAGGTGGTCAACTTTTGATTGGAGGGTATCCTTAAAAGTCCTCATCAAGCCTTACAACCATATCTTCTGGTTTCATTCCTACACCAGCCTTAGCGTACTCCGAAACTTTCTTCTCGAAGAAGTTTGTCTTACCTTCCAACGAAATCAGCTCCATGAAATCAAATGGGTTCGTGGACTTGTATATCTTTTGGCACCCGAACTGCAAAGCCAGACGGTCTGCGACAAATTCAATGTATTGTTTCATATCTTTTGAATTCATTCCAATCAGAGAACACGGAAGAGACTCGCAAATAAATATGCACTCAATTTCAACAGCTTCACGAATGATTTCATGAATCTCTTTTTCACTTAGTTTGTAAACTAGTTTGTGATAAAGAGTAACTGCAAACTCTGTGTGTAACCCTTCGTCCCGCGAAATAAGTTCATTCGAAAAGGTCAATCCAGGAAGGAGACCGCGCTTCTTGAGCCAGTAAATTGCACAGAAAGAACCGCTGAAGAAAATACCTTCGACGCACGCGAACGCCACGAGACGCGTCGCATAAGAATCGGTAGATTCGATCCAGTTCTTGGCCCACTTTGCTTTGGCTGCAATGCAGGGAATTCGGTCGATTGCGCGGAAATAGTGTAGCTGTTCCTCTTTATCCTTAACATACTGGTCAATTAAGAGGGAATAAGTTTCTGAATGAATACCTTCTGCGGCATTCTGGAATCCGTAGAACAGACGGGCTACGGGAGATTGAATATCTTTCTGGAATCGAGTTGCCAGATTTTCCTGGACAATTCCGTCAGATCCTGCAAAGAATGCCAGAACTTGCTTGATGAAATTCTGTTCATTATAAGTTAATTTCTCCCAATCTTCACGGTCACGTGAGAAATCAATTTCTTCAACTGTCCAGAAACATGCGACGGCTTTTTTATAGAGCTTGTACAAATCTTCTTCGGAAGGCGAAATAGGGAACAACGTGTAACGTTCGCCCGCACTCACTGAGGAAGAATCGAAGAGGGGCTCCATACTAATACTCCTCGAAAAGGAATTAAACTGTTTGGCATTCTAGAATTAAAGATGTCGGATCCATTTTATAACAGCGACAGACGTGACATTCTGCAGCACGTCCTATCTCCAAAAATTGTTAATGGTGCTACAGGAACTTATGATGTTAAGCTAGACCTTATCAATATAGATAATCTTTATATAAGCGGACAAGTTATTGTCAATGGAGTAACTGGAGATGGTGGAATACTTCTAACCCCTCCAAGAATGGTAGCAGTCGGTAATGGAACTAATACAATTTTAACATCTACAGATGGCCTTGGTTGGACTGGAGTTACAGGTGAAACATTTACAACTCATGGAAATAGGGTTGCTTGGAATGGAATTAGATGGGTGGCGGTTGGAGAAGGAGACAGTACTATTCTAACATCTACGGATGGTATTGGATGGACTGGAGTTGCTAGTGGACAATTTTTAAACAGAGGAAGTGGAGTTGCTTGGAATGGAAGTAGATGGGTAGCGGTTGGGTTTAATGGTTCTGGAAATATTCCTATTTTAACATCTACTGATGGTCTTAATTGGTCTACAGCTTCTAATTCACCATTTCAGACTGGAAATAGTATTGCGTGGAACGGGTCAAGATGGATAGCTGTAGGCGCTCCAGGATTTTCAGGAAATCCGATTATAACATCTACAGACGGTATTGGATGGACTGGAGTTGCTGGCGGACAATTTACAAATATTGGGTATGGAATCGCATGGAATGGAACTAGATGGGTAGCAGTTGGCGATGGAACTAATAAAATTATAACATCTGAAGATGGGCTTACTTGGTCGGTAGCTACAGGTACAACTTTTACAACTTCTGGAATCGATGTTGCATGGAACGGGTCCAGGTGGGTAGCAGTTGGTGGATTTAATGGTAATACTATTCTAACATCTACCGACGGCGTTACTTGGACAACAGTTACTAGTGGACAATTTTCATATGTTGGTCGTGGCATTGCATGGAATGGAACTATCTGGGTAGCTGTTGGCGGTGACTCAGTTTCAGGTGGAAATACTATTAGAACATCTACTGATGGACTTATATGGTCAGGAGTCACAGGTCCAACATTTACAACCATGGGATATGGCGTTACATCAAACAATATTTGGGCTACTACTCCTGCAAATTCTACAGATGCAATGACAAGATTCCTGCAAAATTATTACCTGCGATTTGGTCCTATTTAACTATAAATATAATACAAGATGAGCGCATCACGCTTTACGGCTATGCGCCGAACTATCGCAACTGCAAATTTGACTAAGGTACATTATCCTACAAATATTGCCAAGAATTACGATGCATTGTACGCTACAATTGGTTGTAATCCTCTTTACAGCTTATTTACCTATGCGGATCCACCGAGATGCGCATGCCCTCCTCCTCCACCCCCTCCACCGCCGCCTCCTTGTTCGATAATTTACGATGGTCTGTTTTCTTCGAACGACGAATGTATGGAAATTCTTGACGGAGGTTCTTCTAACAGCAATTTCAATATTATTTTGGACGGCGGAGAATCTCGAACCAATTGCGGATTTATCAGAGACTGCTTTTATTACGATGGATTGTATTCTAGAAGCAATAACTTCTTACCTGCATTTAACGGCCTGGATTCTACACCCAATAACCAACCTTCTTTGGACGGTGGATTTTCGATTGAAACGTGTCCGCTTCCACCAAGCTGCATAGTGTATGACGGTAAGTATTCAATGAGCATAATTAATTATAATATTGACGGCGGAGGAGCTTCTGACAATTATCCTTTTTACTTGAACGGAGGTACTGCTGTATTTGTATGTTCGATATGCTGTTTACCTTGTATCGTCTACGATGGAATGTCATCTGTCGACGGGTTCTATCCTCCATTTGATGGGCTTAATTCTTCAAACATACCACTTTCTTCATTGGATGGAGGAAATGTGGGTACAGAATGTCTGTGTTTTTGTCGTTGTTAATACAAATGGCACAGTCTGTGAAGTTTCAGCTCAGACGTGATACAGCTGCAAACTGGGCTGGAAATAATCCAATTCTTGCTCTTGGCGAACCTGGTTACGCAGTAGTTGATGGTACAACTGGCGGCAATCGCATGAAAATTGGAAATGGTCAAACGGGATGGAACGCTTTGCCTTACGTGGATTGCGGAACTACTGGTGCTACTGGTCCTACTGGTCCTACTGGTCCTACGGGCGCTGTCGGCCAAGGTTCATGGACAGCCGTAGTAAGCAACCCTACTGAAATAATTCAATCAACAACAGTGTCTGGAAGGTTTAATAAAATTGCTCCATCTGGATGGAGTGGTTATGTTTCTTCGGTACAAAGTTATAGTTCAGGATGCTATGCCAGCTTTACGCTAGGGTTTGGAAGCAGTTTTATTGGTCTTGGAGTTTCTGGAACAAATCCTGCTGCAATACCAACTGGAATTGAAAACTCAATTTATGTTTTTCAAGGAACCACGCCTGGATTGTTTTTATACGCAAATGGAGTTAACATTCCAGGACCAGGTAATACTGGCGGAGCTGGGTCTTGGGGTCCTTCGGCTGTTGGCGATAATTTCAATATTCAGTACGATGGCGCAAATATAACTTTTTACCAGAATGGAGTACAAGTTGGCCCTTCTGTCGCACGCACTCTGAGAACTCCTCTATACCTCTATGCCATTCAGAATGAACAAGGTAGTTTTATGAGTAATCTTGTTTTTGGGTCTGGTGGCGGGAGTGGAGGCGGGGATGGAGGTCTAACTGGACCTACGGGACCTACGGGTACTGTAAGCCCCATTTATAACTCTGACAACACCATTAATACTGTAACTAATTTCAACACAAATAATATATATCGATCACTCATTACAGACACAAGTCCAACTGGACCTTGGAATACTTTAAACACTGTTCCAGCGATTACATTTGCGCCTGTAGGAACTCGCCCTTACCAAGATTACCTAACATACGTTAATGAACTTATAATAGTTCCAAATGATTCGGGTGGCATGACTGGAAATACTGGAGGTAGACAAGGTTGTGCATCATTATCGTTAAATAGTAATCCTGCTCCAACCCGAGGTTCAATTGGCTTAACCTTTTTTGTTCCTGCTGTAACTGGTGGAGGATTAACTCAGGATTGTCCTTCTCTTTGGTTGTACGGCGCCGCGATTGGGTCTGGGAGCGGTGTACCAATATGGACAATAAATCCTTTAACTGGAATTACAATTTTCAATTATCCTATAAGTGCACCCAACGTTCCTTTAAGTGGTCAAAATGTATATACTCAACTCACTGGTGCACCTCCAGGAGATACGGGAACGTTTTATATACCTGAAAATGTAATTTCGATGGACGTTATTTTAGTCGGCGGAGGTGGAGGAGGTGGAGTAGCTTATGGCACTGGTGCGAATAATTCGGCTGCTGGTGGTGGAGGTGGTGGAAGTGGACGCTTTTTAATAACAAATATTCCATCGGCTGGAACAATATCTTTGGCAGGCGTTACTGGAATTTACAAGATTGGACAAGGTGGTCAGAACAATCCTGCTACTAATGGAGGAGAAACTTATATAGAAATTGGTAGTAGATATTACTCTGTTAGAGGAGGAGACCAGGGGTACGCAGGTACAAATTTGGGACAGGGTGGAGGTGGTGGAAACGGAGGATCTGGGGGTGGCGCTGCTTGGGTAGGAAACGGACTTCCTGCCACTCCTGGAATTGGCCAAAGCTTAGAGGGAAGTTACGATGGATTCCCAGGTGGAGTAAGTGATCATGATGTTCAATCTGGTGCTGGCGGGTACAGTCCATTTGGATATTTCAATAATTATAGTATTTCGACTCTTGGGGGTGGAGGTGGCGGATTTGGGGGAGGATGGTCTTATGTTGGGGCTACAGCGAACGCCCTATCAAATGGCTGGGGTGCGGGAGGTGGTGGGGGAGTTCCTGGCCAAGGAAGTGGAGGCGTTGGTGGTCTTGGAGGAATTGGCGGTTATGGCTCTATCTGGGTTAAATACAACTACAGTTGAATACTTAATGGAACAGAAAGTAGTTGTTTTAGTAGGTCAGAACCAGGGTTCTTTATTGAATGTGTGTCTACAATATACTCCTGTTTTCATACCTATAACAACTTGTTCGCAACCATCTTGCTGGAAATATACGTGGGATGATTTTAAAAGAGCCAGTTTGATTGTAGATTGTGGTGGTTGGGATTACGATTCTATCTCGGGAATTAAACCAAAAAATATTTCTATTATAACATGGTCTGGCGATGATTTAGAAACCGTTCAAAGAATTCTCCGTATTCTACAATCGGGATGACGATAAACTTAATTACCTTGATTGTGTCTGCTCTCGTACTTGGAGTTGCAGGATACTTTTCATACAAGCCGAAAGAAGTTCAAAAAATGCCAAATATGATGGATTTTCCTTTCAATCAGTCGACTGGGAAGGAAAAGCTAATTCAGTCAAAAACAGGTGACGCATCTTTGTACACAGAAACTTCGAGGCGAAAAGCTATTGCTTCAGCGTACCGCCCCAATTGGTGCTGCCCTACCAAAACTATTAAAGAAACACAGCACACAACAGGAACAGCATCTGGAGCAGTTGAAGCCTTTATACTTTCAGGATTCGGTCGTATTGTTAACTGCAACACTTGTGATGAGATTGTGTACGACGGTAATAACGGTGAGTGTTTGATTGACGGAAACGTTTAATCATATAAATTAAGGATGGCGTCTTGTACCCGCAACGCTCGTTTCGAGCTAAGAAGAAACACTTCTTCAAATTGGACGACTGTCAATCCAACACTTCTTGCAGGTGAACCTGGAGTAGAACTCGATACGGGTCAGATGAAGATAGGTGATGGAATTCATACCTGGAGTGATTTACCCTATGTTGGAACTGGAGGTGGGGTAGGAGCTACTGGAGTTACAGGTCCAACGGGTCACACAGGCTCTACAGGTAGAACAGGTCCAACGGGTATAACAGGTCCAACGGGTTTTACGGGACCTACGGGTCACACAGGCTCTACAGGTATAACAGGTCCAACGGGTTTTACGGGCTCTACAGGTAGAACAGGCCCAACGGGTGACACGGGCTCTACAGGTAGAACAGGCCCAACGGGTTTTACGGGTCCTACTGGATGGACTGGGCCTACAGGACTTACAGGTAGAACAGGACCTACAGGGCCTACAGGACTTACAGGTAGAACAGGACCTACAGGGCCTACAGGACCTACGGGGTTTTTAAGTATTTCTGGAACAAATGCAACTCAATATGCAGTTTGGAACGGTTCGGCATGGGCTGTTGAAGGGCAAGATAGTATTCGTTTAGGAAGTTATGCTGGGGATCAAGGGATGGGAAGTAGATCAATTGCGATAGGATATAATGCTGGAAATGTGAATCTTCCAACTACTTCAATTGCAATCGGATTTCAAGCAGGTGAAAGTAGAGGTAGTGGTTTAAGCCAAACAGTAGCAATTGGTTATCAGGCTGGTCAAACTAATCAATCAAGCACATGTTTGGCATTCGGTTCATACGCTGGTAGATTAAACCAGCGAGACGGCGGGATGGCATTTGGTTCATATGCGGGGAATGACACGCAAGGTTATAACGCTACTGCAGTTGGATCATCGAGCGGGCAAATAAGGCAAGGAGATTATGGAGTTGCACTTGGATACGGTGCAGGCGCAGGAGGACAAGGAATTAGCGCAATAGCAATTGGAACGCAGTCTGGAAATATAGGGCAAAACTCAGGAGTTCAAGCAGCTGGATCTATTGCAATTAATGGAGGTGGGTTTGATGGCTCTAATTTTATACAATTACCTGCAGTGACTCGGGGATTATTTGTTAAACCAATTGCTTCGAGCACATCTACCACGGATTACAATTTAATATATAATCCTACAAGTGGTGAAATAACTTATTATATAAATAAAGCTTCTGACGTTCGTTTAAAAACAAATATTGAAGATACACCTCTTGGGCTTGATTTTATTAATAAACTGAGACCAGTTCAGTTCCAGTGGAAAGACCGAACGCGGCAAGAGCTTACATCGCCAGACGGTGAACCCTTGCCATCAAATTCACCTGGACTTAGAATACACCAAGGACTTATAGCTCAAGAAGTAAAGAGTGTTCTGGATGATTTAGGAATTGATTCTGGAATACATATACGAGTAAATGATATTCCAACCGTTGCTAAGGGGTTCAAGGCAAATCCATTTGACCCGAACGATATACCAGTACCAGTTGATATTCCTCTACCGAATGGAGTAAATGGTATTCAGGGAATACGCTATGATGAACTTATCGGTCCACTGATTAAAGCAGTACAACAGCTAACGGCTAGAGTTATTGAACTTGAAAATAGTTCTAAATAACAATAGATGCTGTCTCTTCTATGGGTTTTTATCGGAGCTTTAGTTGGACTTCTTGCTGTTTCAGTATTTACACCTCCTGCAAGAGTCGAGGAGAAAACTCCAGAACCAGGTAAGGAGAACAAGTTTAATACGCCGCTTGGATGTGTTCACTTAAATGCAAAAGAAGTTCCGTGCCCTTAACAAGGGATGTTTACAAAGATTCTGGAGATTTTTAGGAGTGAAAAAGCGGGACCTGTTCTTTCGTTTATTATTGGACTCGGTGTCACTGTTCTTCTTTTTCACAAGCCGTTCCAGTACAAGTACAAGCTTCAATCTAGCGTATCTGATTACGTAAATAAACCTGTCAAGTTCGGAAATAAATGCTACGTCTACACTGCGGAGGATACTGAATGTGATTTACCGTCTTCTAAATAAATGGCAGACGGAGCAACTGATTTGAGCGACCTTCTTGGAGCAGGACCCGTTCAGAATCTGCCGCAGTCTACTACTTTTGCACCTATCGTCACGGGCGGGGTTGACCCTTTTATTACCCAACCTACCCATAAACCTGCAGCTACTCTTCATAGTAATGCACACATGTTCAGCACAATCCGCTATGCATTTAAAAATTTGGTTATGTATTTCGGATTCTTCTTGGCTGTAATGATTGTGTCGCTCTCGACACCTCGCAGCCTAATTTTGCAGTACATTCCAAATACTTATACGGCAGGCGGTGTGCCTTCGTACATGGGCGCCGCTATTCTAGCGGCAGTGGCAGTGGCCATTGCTTACGTCGTAGGAACTCTCGGCTCCGCACTCGTTTGAGTAAAGAACCTTAAGTAGTCCATACTTTCTGATACACTTTTCTAAGAACTTTATGCAACTGTTGCACGGCTTCGAGTTCACAATGCGCCCATCGGGCGTGATGCGAACGACCTTCAATACACACCCGCGAAGTCGTGAAGTATCTCCTAGATCTTTCACGACTGCCCGTTCTGCATGAATTGTCTGGTCTCCCCACCCGCATCCGCGAGCACGAGACCCTATCCTATTCCTTGACTCAGCAATCACTTTGCCATGCTTCGAAATCTCTGCCCTATGAAAGTGAAATCCCTTCCTAAAGCACGTCTCGAACGCCATTTTGTTAATAAATTTTAAATATAGTAAATTGTTTTCGTTTTCGACTAACTAATTTGTATTAAGAAAGCAATGAGCTGGCTAAATAAAGGTCGTAGAGGTTGGGCGAATGAACCACCAGCAAAAATTCATCCGCGAATCCTGTTTGGACCTGGAATTTATCTGAGTCCTGGATTTGCAAGAATGCACAACATAACCCATGTTATAAATTGTGCTTTTGATAAGGATAGCCCCAGTTGGTTTCGTGAAAAGTATCCGCAAAATTATATTTGTTTAGAAGCTATTGACAGCCTTAGTGAAGATATCATGAAATGGTATCCTCTTTTTGAAGAAACTATTAACAAATATTTGGAAGAACCATTTTCTAGAACTATTTACATTCATTGCCAGTGCGGGATTAACCGTAGCGGATTTATGGCTCTGCTGTTTGCATGTAAAAAATTTGGGTTTCCTTTTGAAACCCTTCGTCGTATTATTCTGAAACAAAGACCGTGCGCTCTTTCAAATAAATCATTCGAGAAACAAGTTGCATTAATTCTGCATAATAGAGATAATGAGCGACCTAGGCTCCAACTCGCTTTGGTCTGATATATCTAATAATCAAGATTCTGCACAAAATGATATGATGGGGCCATCGTACAGTTATGTTGATAACATTCCTGGACCCTCTTCTCTTGGCGTTGGAACTGACGGAACATTTCATCAGCTTGGAACAAACTTGAGCGGTATTGGAACGTACATTTCTACAATGATTGATGGTGACCCACCACTTGGAAATCAATTTTTTGTAAATACGGGAGGAACCTGTATTGCCCCCGACGGTTCTTCACAATCACGTTATAACTACATTAACAATAAACCTTCAGGAGGTATTCTTCCTGCAGGAATGAGTGAAATCGGATCGGGAGTGAACGGTCTTATCCCTGGAGTCATTGGAGATATTGAAGGACTTAACCCTATGTACATGATGAAAGCTCTTATGGCAGATTCTTCTCCAAAATGCGAGTGTTATAAATGCGACGTAACTACTGGCGTTCCTGCACGCTTTTTGACAACAAGCTTAAGCCCTGATTACAATACAACAAATTGTACGCAAGTAGATGTTTCACAGTGCACTTCCGAACATTTTGAAAATCAAAATAGTGGAAGTATAATTCCTACACTTGTGGCAGTAGGTCTCTTAGTTTTTATGTTAATGTTAAAGTAAATGGCATCTATAAGACGTATTCTTATTTGGACATCAGCGATTTTGCTAATAATTGTAACAGTTGTATACTCCTGTCTTATGTTCTGGATTATCCCAACATATGTAGAAAAAGATAAGCAACTTATGGCTTCAAACTATACTGGCTATTCATATACGGCAATCGCAACTCTGCTTACTGCTGAAACAATTATTCACTTTATTACAACTGCGCATTTACAGCGACAAGGTATTGAATAAGATTTAGACTTTCAGTTGTATTAAACTAAAAATGAACGATATTTTCAGAATTAAGAGGGTCAGGGAAACTCCCTTTTCAAAAAAAATAACGACTGGTACGTTGGATTCACTGCACCAGTCGATTGTTACATCTCTTCAGTACGAAGAAAACAACCCTGAAAAAATCACCGAACGCCTTGAAGAAATAAATAAAGAATTAAATAAACTTTCAAATTCGTTAGACGATATTCTTGTGTCATCTCGCCTAGTTGAAGAAAAAAAGACTTTATTGGAAAAATTAGAAACCAAATCTCCTGTCATTGACTATTATATTAAAAATGCAGACATCATGCTAAAATACTACGGAGGTGGTGAAAAAACTCAGAACGGAATAATTAATTCTGACCAAAAAACATTTATAAAATTTCTTACTCAAAATAGTTCTGAAATGGTAGGAACATCTAAGAAAACTTTGTTTGATGAATTTTCATCCCGTATGAAATTGAATACTGGACCTATTGATGTAAAAGAAGCTCCTAGCGAACATTGTAATGTCTGCAACGTTGCAAGAGAAGAGTCTTCAGAAGAAGGAGTTCTTTATTGTCCGTTGTGTGGTTCAGAAGAGTACATGCTAGTTGTTTCCGATGTTCCTTCATTCAGGGATCCTCCTAAAGAACGAAACAATTACGCCTACAAAAAAATCAATCACCTTAATGAAATTCTCAACCAGTTTCAAGGAAAAGAGTCCACAATCATTCCTGTTGAAGTTATGAATGAAGTCATTTGCGAAATAAAGAAACGCAGAATCCAGAATGTCGCAGAACTTGGAGAAAAAGAAATTCGTGAAATTTTGAAAAAGATAGGAAGATCAAAGTATTATGAACACGGTACTCATATAATTTCTAGACTAAATGGTAATCCTCCTCCAACAATAACTCCTGAAATTGAAGAAAAAATACGAACAATGTTTCAAGAAATTCAAGCACCTTTTCTTATCTATTGTCCCGACGACAGAACAAACTTTCTTTCGTACTCTTATATTCTTTATAAGTTCTTTGAACTTCTTGAACTAGATGAATACAAAGTGTATTTTCCTTTGCTGAAAAGTCGTGACAGACTCATTTCACACGATGAAATCTGGCAGAAGATCTGTGATTACCTCAAATGGGAATTTATACGATCCGTCTGATTTCCTCTATTAACTCTTCCATTTTTAACTTATATTTTCTATCGTCAACCTTTTTAGGAGTCAGGGTATATAATTTACGTATCTCTGACTCCTCAAACTTCTGACTGCAAGGATAATCATCTGTTACTACCATTAAGACATACAGTTTTGGGCGATGCACAAGAGTCCAACCATCTTGTGCCCATCTATCTTTAGCACTTGTTTTGCAAGAGATAACTATATAGTTAGTTATATTATCTCCAACAACTGGATTCCCAAGCACTATATCTACAATATGATGACCACCACTTTCACATATAATTCCGTCGTTCTTAATATGTACTTGCCGTTTCATTCCAAATTCATTAAATAACCTTTCACCTATTCTTTCCCAGAACCCACCTGCACCTTTGCTTCCAATTAAAGACTGACGTAATGAAAAGCAATCGTCATAAATTTTTAGACACTTTTCATCAGTGAACTCTCTGAACTCTGGATGTTTTTCTTTTATTATTGTTACAACTTTGTCTTGCCGAAGATTATCAATTTCTTGTCGATATTCTTGAAGAAGAGCTTCTTCCATTGTTTTCTTTTTTTAAATCAATAAAACTTTTATTCGTTTTACTTGCCACCAAGGGCGTGGTAGACAAGTTTGTGTGTGAACATCCAAACTACTCCAAATACGACAGCGTGGACTGCGGCTTGCGTGTGCAACGACGAGCTCGCCGAAGGGAGCGAGAGAAGGACGCCAGGGACTAGAGCGAAGAAAAGAACAGCTGCGTACACAACCATCAACATTGTTTGTTTATGTTATTGTACGGAGAAAGAATTTCTATTTCAAAATTAATGACTATTATTACTCGATGGGGATACCACCTTATCGCCGATATTTCAAAATGTTCACCGCGGTCAATTCGTTGTGCAGTAAATATTCATGCATTCAATAACGAACTTGTTAAGAGTATTGATATGGTTGCATATGGTATGCCTCAAATTGTGATGTTTGGTTCTGGTAATAAAAAAGGATATACCCTTGTACAACTAATTGAAACTTCAAATATCTGCGCTCATTTTGTAGAAGAAACAGACGATATGTATCTAGATGTTTTTTCATGCAAGAAGTTTGACATTCCAACCGTAGATGATACTATTCGGAAATACTTTGACCCTAAATCGATTAAAAAAGTGTATCTTGAACGAAAGGCCGAACATGTACCCATCGACCAGCCTGGATGGTAAAAAGTTTACACTTTATTTATAGACCCAGCTGAAGCTTCAAGAGCTGCTTCTGCAGCTTGCTTATTTCAATGTTGTGCTTCTCTTGGAGCTCAAACATCTGTTCGACTAGCTTCGCCATTTCTATTTTATTAGACTCAGTCACAAAGTCGTGAAAGTCCTCCATCTCCTCGGACGTAAGTCCCTCGACGGGTGCCGCGACGGGTGCCTGTAAAAGTTTAAGCAACTTGGAGCCGCTTATTTCACTCTTCTCCTCAGTGTCTTTGTAGACCTTGAAGAGAGAGTTGAGTATTTTCTGGCAGTTTCTGAGATGAATTAGGCCGACAACTTTTCCTTTCTTCAGCTTCTCGAGTTTGTCATCGTCATCCTCCTCTTTCGCTTTTTCAGCGAGACTTTGGCGGTAGTCAATGAACTCATCGAGCTTGCTGATCTCGTCTTCAACCTCCTTGATTGGAGGCAGCGTATCTTTGCGATACGCCGAAATCTCTTCAGGAGATTTTAATTTCTTGAACTCTGCAATGTAGTTATTGCACTGCTCAATGAGAGTAGGAAGGCGTGTTGCGTCGTACTTCTCCATCTTGATATATAAAGTTATGCTGTAATAATATAAAAATCCGTTTTGGTTTAACCGTCTTCTGGTCCGTATCCACAATCAGAATCTGAATCATATTCTTCTTTTCCGAATATCATCATTATTTTCAAAGTTTCATCTCCTTCATAAATCTTTTCAGTAAGCATTATCAAGGTAATTCCATCATCTTCGTAAACGAGGACCCGTTTGGCTCCCGTTTTCGGATGCGTTTCTTCAGAAGTTTCAAATATCATTTTTCACAAATTGTATTTCTTTAATAGAATTCGTTTTATGCGGGGCAGCCGCCGTGAACGTCTGCGGCAAGAACGCAGTCCCCGCTCGGGCATCGCTTGTACCCTTCAGGGCAAGGAGGATCAACTTTCGTGGAAGGATTATCAAATCCCTCAATCATTGGAAACACAAACTTCCGCAAGACGTACATTCCAATTGCAAATATGAGTGCATGAACGGCTGCTTGTTGTACCTTAGATCCATGAGAAGGTATTTTTACAAGAACTCCAGGCACCAGTGCAAAAAACAGTGCGACTTTCAAAAATGTATGAAGAATCATCATTTATCTTAGCGGCGCGATGTTTTCTTTTGCCCATGCTTCTTTCCTCCGCGCCTCGTCCGACGCCGTTTTCCTCCCTTAAAAGGGTTTACTGTAGGTAAAGGATTTCCATCGATATCCAGAACAGGATCAGCAGGAGCAGCAGCAGGAGCACTAGATTTTCCAGAACCTGAACTTAGTGCGTAAGCAATTCCAGCTCCGCCTGCAAGGCCTACTACAAAAGGTATACCCATACCTATCCAACTTGATGACATTTACATATTACTAATACTAATTTAATTTCCAAACGTAGTAGGGTCGCAACGCACCTCTAGCTCCTTCGTAATAAAAAGCCCCTTCGTAACTTAATTCTGGATGAGTATGCGTGACATGGTCTTTCATTAAATCAATAAATGCTGATTCAGGTCGGTCTTCAATATACAGAACAATATGACCATTTTCTGCAAGATGAGCCACTGAACGTTTAAAAAGAGGAACCAGAAATTCACTCATAAATTCATCGACTGATTTCCAATCTGCCATATTCTCGTACTTTTCAACCGTGTAAAATGGTGGGCTTGTAAATACAAGATCATACTTCCCCACAATTCGGATATTCTGAAACCTTCCTTCTTTAACTCGATACTTCTTGTGATCGCCTCCCCCTAAATCATCTACGATAGCTTTGTATGCGGATTGCATTGAAGAGTTTGTATCTACGCCCAAGTACTCGCAACCGTACTCAATCGCACATCTTAATCTATCGCCCCATCCTGCAGTAGGATCCAACCATTTTTTGGGCTTGAACATTTTTAGAACAGTCATACCTGCTTCAAAAGGATAAAGGGTACACATTCTGACATTCTTCTGAAGTTCTTGAAAACTCCATTCGGGATGGTCTTTCCAAACGTCAATAGGTCGAGGGTTATCTCCAAAGCGGCAAGAAAGACGCTGGGTTAGCGAATACTTGTCGGTAAGGTCTATAACTTTCCAATTTCTACTTCTAGGAATAATAACTTTTTTGCCTCGAAATGTCTCCATTACTTACTTATTGTGAAGATTCTGATATTACTGGAATTGTTCCATTTGGAGAATACGTTGCTTGACCTACGGGAATACAGTCTTCACCTTTGATTCCGCTCTTGTCATGATTCGGTACAAATCCATTCGGGCACGTATCGCCATAATTCATCATGCTCTCAATATATCCCTTGATATTGACCCAGTAATACCGCATTACAAGAGTATTTACAACCATGAATGCCACTGCATGTACTGCAAGAACAGTCATGCGACTGCCTTTGGGAGGAAATGTGAACAAAACGCCTGGTACAAACATTGCAAACAAAGCCAGGCTGAGAAGGCTGCTGATGTAATCCATTTATTTTATCACATGAAAGATTTCTATTTCTTCTTAGGAAAGCACCAAGAGCTCGCTACTTGTTGAACTTCATTTATAGCCCACTTTGTTGCAAGTACTTCTTTTTGGTCAGAAGCGGAAAGTTCTGAAACTAACCACATGCCAATCTTGATATCAATGTCGTGCAGAAGAATGAGTGCTTCAGATACACTCGTAGGTTTCTTCTCAACTAGACCTTTAAGTAGCGCAACAAGTTCATCTTGGACAGACGGCTTGACTTCAGAAGTAGCTACGACAGGGGCAGATGTATCAGACATTTATTATTAGAGTTCATTCTTTTGCGACGGACATGACGAGCAGCCTACCTTGTCCGAAAGTTGAAGTTTAGAAGATATTGTGTATCCGTAAATCACTGCGCCAAGAACAGCAATAAGAACAGCCCAGTACCACATTTATTAATCACTGTTTCTTATTTTTATCAATTATGAACACAATGTCGTCAATGCGCCCCTTATTTTCTCGAAGGTCGTAAACTTGAATATATTCTTGAAGTTCAGAAGGAACAGTGCTTTTTAAAATCGAAATCCACTCCCAACTCTGAACATCTTCAATTACAAGAATACCGTCATCGGTTAGAAGATGAGAGTACAATTCAATAAATGCTTTCATGCTCTCGAGAGTATGAGGACCATCGTCAAGCATCATATCAAATTTGAGATCGGGACTTAAAAATGTCTTGTTGAAAAAATCAATATTATAAGCATCTGTATTCGTGAATAGTTTTATACGACTATCATTTGCAATTACTGGCCAAAGATTTGAGCTTGGCATAATGTCAAGACCATAAACAGTTGAGTTTTGAAAGTAGTCTCGCCAAAGTTTAATGCTTCCGCCAGTTTGAATTCCAACTTCAAGTACGTTTACAGCCTTTTCACGAAGACGTGAAAACAGAGTATCATACAGGGGAAGATATGAGTGAGCTGTATTCTTATCGGTGCGCGAATTATCTGCCAAATCCACCAAACTTAACATTTTATAATAATAAATCAGAAGTTTGTAAATCGAATAATTTTTTCAACCGACTCAGAAATGTTTGGAATATCAGGAAATAAAGATTCAATCCTTGTAGTATCTAAAAAGTTATTACTGCGCCCAGCTTTTACACACGAAGAGACAAGTTCCGTATTATCAATTTCTTCCCAAACGTGTTCTGGATTCTGATATTTAGTGTACCATCCTAGAATTGTTCGATGTTCAATTACTCCTGGGTTTGTGGCGTTCAGAGGGCCTCGAACTTTCATCTCCATACAATCTGCCAGCCGAGGCAGAACATCTTCCATCACCGTCATTGAGTTTGGGATGCTGCAAATACGTTTGTAGGAAATGATCTTTGAAATGAAGTTACGAGGTCCTGGTATTGCAGAAATTGGCATTCGAATGCGAACGTTCAGAACCGTATCTCCAAACTCTTCATTCATAATTCGGTCAGTGAACCCTTTTGCAGTGCTATATGATGACCCAAAAAAATTAGGTTTGCTTTCTTCGGTAAATCCAACTTGGGTAGTATGTTCTGAATCGTATTCAAAGATGCATCCCGTACCCATATAAAGCATATGAAGACCTTTTGATTTTGCAACTCCTGCAAGAACGAGAGGAGCGTACAAATTATCATTGAGATTCTCGCGAAGCTTTCCTGGCTGCTCAAGGTAATCGATTGTTGTGAAATCTTTGCCATGTGTTCTTCCAATTAAGCTGACAATATGTGTTGGTGAAACTTTTTCAATTTCTCTGAGAACTTCTTCGCGGTCATCGGCTCTAGAAGTAGCTTCTACAATAATCCACCCCTTATCAAGAAGCACCTGAACAAACTGGTCCCCAATCCAACCTTTAGCACCCCAAATCAGAGCTTTTTTAGAAGAAGCAGACCAGTAAGTTCTTCGATTTACTTTGGAGAACCACCGAATTGTCTCTGCAAGACCTTCTGAAAAGGAAACCTTTTGCGTCCATCCCAATTTAAAAAGAGGTTCTGATTCAATCCAGTAGCGCTTATCATTAAATTGACGGTCTTCTACAAAAGTAATCCAATCTTCTACATTATCTTTCGGTTTTAATGATTTAACAAGAACACTCGCCAACACTCGAATTGAAATTTCGTCTTTGGAACTTATGTTATAAATTTCTCCAAGTTCTCCTTGAAACATTACGCAGAGAAAAGCATCTACCGCATCTTCTAAATGCAGAAAAGAACGAAGCTGATTTCCAGAACCTTGAATAGTGATTTTTTTGTTATCCATGAGCTGAAATATGAATTTGGGAATCACCTTTTCAGGGTACTGTCCAATCCCATACACATTATTTGAGCGAATTACGATGGCAGGAAGATTGAACGAATGAACGTAAGAATGAACGAGCATTTCGGCAGAAGCTTTTGATGCAGCATAAGGGTTCGTGGGTTTCAAAAGAGATTTTTCAGTGAACACTTCTTCCTTATTTTCGCCGTAAACTTCGTCGGTACTTATATGAATAAACTTCTTGAGTTTTCCGTAAATTCTGCACGCTTCTAGCATGGAATGAGTTCCGACAACATTATCCTGAGTATACAGCATTGAGTCAGTAAAAGATGTATCTACGTGAGATTGGGCTGCAAAGTGAACAATTGTATCAATATTATAAGTGTTCAGAAGATTCAGAATAAGTTTCGTGTCTTTTATATCGCCCCTTACAAACACATAGTTGTCGTGACTAGTTGTCAAATCTGATTGATTTGTAGAGCAAGGATAAAGCTTATCGATATTAACCAAAGTTAAATATGAATGGTTTTTCTGAATACGTCTACAGAAACCTGCTCCAATGAATCCACATCCCCCAGTGACAAGAAGACGCATTTTTGACAATACGTTAGTTCTCTTTAAAGGGATTATTTAAGTAATATAAATGGACGGAGCAGATGCAGTTAAATACATTCTTAACAATAATATTGAAGGCAATATTGTAGAGTGTGGGGTCGATGCAGGAAATTTTGAAATGATTTGGATTAAAGAGCTTTTGCAAAGCAAAACTATTCGAGATATACATATGTTTGATACTTTTGGGGGACTAACCGAGCCTTCAAAATATGACTATACTGCCGACACCGCCATTTTTTGCAGAATGTCGAGCGATGAAGTGTACAATACTTGGAAATCCCAAATAATTAATGATACAACTAATTCATGGTGTTATACTCCACTTGAAAAAGTTAAAGCAAGATTAAATTCTACTGGTTATCCTCAAGAAAATCTACACTATATTGTTGGGGATGTCATGAAGACTCTTGAAGATAAAAGAAACATTCCTGATAAAATTTCTATTCTTCGCCTTGATACTGATTGGTATGAGTCGAGCAAAATTGAACTTGAAAAAATGTATCATAATGTTGTCGATAAAGGAGTTATAATTTTTGACGATTACTATCACTGGGATGGGCAGCGACGGGCAACGGATGATTTCTTTGAGTCTATTGGAGTCAAATATAATTTTGTAGATATTCAAAACGGTAAAACAGCTGCAATTATAAAAACGGATTCTTCTTAGTTAAGACTGTGAATAGTAGCTGAGCCCTGTGTGGGCTAGCATGAATTAAGAAATGGCCCTGAGTGGGCGAGCAGAGGAGGAAGAACTGGCTGAAAAAACCTAGCAGAGACGGAGAAACTGCTGAACAAACCGATTTTTACATTACACAACTAGTATAGTAAATGGGCATTCCTTTTTACTTTGTGAGCCTTATTCGCTCGCATCGTGGAATCGCAAAGACTGTTTCTAAAATTGAAGTGGATGTTATTGGATTTGATTTTAATTGTTTGATTCACAGATACTTGAAAGACGAAGACCCTGTTCACTCAGTAATCAAAGCCATAGCTTATTTGCTTGATAACTTTATCATTGCTAAAAAAGTCATAATTGCTCTTGATGGAGTTGTTCCTTATTCAAAAATAGTCCAGCAAAGATATCGCCGTATGCGCTCTAAAGACGAGGGAGTTTTTGACCGTAATCAGATTTCACCCGAAACAGCATATATGCGCGAACTTGAAGCCGCTGTAGCTGCTCGCTTTCCGAGCGCTGTTCTGAGCCGAACAAGTGAAGCAGGAGAAGGTGAACATAAACTGATGAATGAGCTTCGCAAAATAAAACCCGCCGACCGTAAAAGTATTTGCATTTATGGTCTTGATGCAGATCTCATTTTAATTTGTCTGCAGAATAAAGGATTGTCTGAACCTGGAAAAATGCACCTTCTTCGTGAATCAGCCGAATTCAATGATCCAAGCCTCAAATATGCAGAGTTCAGTTCTCTGGACATTTGGGGTCTGTCGTCTCAACTTCCTTTACCAATCGACCAATATATGGCTCTTTCGATTCTGTGCTTTGGAAACGATTTCATGCCTAATTTAGGCATATTTTCTCTGCGTGAAGAAGGGTATGAACGAGCTCTTGATTTCTATACAAAGTGCGGCAAGCCTAATCTACTTACGTCTGAAGGAAGAAACATGTTTCTGAAATACTGTGCTTCTAAAGAAATGCAAGTTCTGAGAGAACGTATTAGTAAGCGTAATCGACCTGAAGAAAAATCAATTATAGGAAAAGAAGATTCTCTTGTTTCTCGAAAGTATGGGCTACATATTTTGGACGGAGTTCTCAACTCAAAAAAAGTAGTTGAAGCTTTCTGGAAAACATTTCACTGGACGTGTCATTACTTTAAAAACAATGCTCCTATAAATTGGCACTGGTACTATCCTTACGCAGATGCGCCTTTAATCTCAGATATTGTTTTGTATTCTGAAACTAACATTGAAAGAGGTCGATTGAACTTTACTGTTGCAGACCAATTGCATTTCATCATGCCTGGAAATTCTTTACGCCGAACAAGACGCAAAGTAAAGTACCAAGATGAAATTCATGATGAAACAAGGAATCCTTGGTTAAAAAAATATGATTGGGAAATGAAACCCCGTATTTCTCTTCCTTGGAACCCTATTTCCGAATTAACTTCAGTTTGTTTGTTATGAAAGATACGCGAATATGTGTTGGTAACTTAGTCGATATTTGAACTTGTTCGCCAGTAAAATAGTTCTGACGCATTGGAACGTCAACAATAGGTGTTAGAATATCTGCTTCTGGAATTTGAATTCCCGAAATACCTACATCTCTCGGATTCCAATATTCATTATTTATTTTGAGCATTTCTCGAGCAGAACTTGCAAGTATAAATCCTTCTCCTGTCTGTTCTCTAGTCCAATTTCGAATAAGATAAGTTATATAGTTATTTCGGTAAGTTGCAGCGCTAGTTACAAGCGTATTTCTTCTGAACGTTTCAATACATTCTGCAACTGTAGAAATACGAGGTTTGTCAATTCTTGTGTTTACAGTGTTATGAGCTCTGACTACAAAGAGGAAAAATTCATTCCTACTGGCAAACCAAGAAGGATTTCTTGCTTTGTAGTTATTGAACATTCTCTGAAAATGTCCTGCACAGTCTGGACAACTTATTGTGCGTGAAAATAACTCCATAAACTTTTTGAGTATTTCCATATCTGCGTATGAAGGTTTTTCAGGGTATATCATAGAAATTGAATGAAGAGTCATCCATCCAAGAGGTCCCCAAACTTTGGTAGCCATTTCCAGTTATTTATGGGTCGGAAATGAATCCCGCCAACATTGCTCCAGCCAACATTTCTCTCTTAATACGAGATGGCGTTGTTGGATTTTTAAGAAGATTATGTTTTGTTATCAAAGTTGTTACTTGTTTATCCGTCATTTTAGATACGCGTTGCTTTATAGTTTTCTGACGACGTTTTTCACCAAGAGGTGTGAATAGCCTTATAGTGTGTCTTCGCATAGTTTTTTTAGAAGGTGGGGGTTTTGCAGGATCTGCGACAGGAATAATTTTAGCTGTACTGCGTTTCATTACACCTCTGGGGAATGTTTTCATTGTCTTGGAGTGTTTACTAACTTTCTTAGTAGGGACTAGTTCGGAAACTTGATCGAGCTTGACGATTTTTATCTTGTCCATTCTTATTAGAAAACGAATAATTGTATTTACGAATAGCTTGCCTCAAAAAGATACTATGGACTGGAAAGCCGTTTCATCGTATTTTAAGAAAGATGGAGTTAGTAAACTAGTAGATCACCAAATAGAATCATTTGAAGACTTTGTGAACAATAAAATTCCACTAATTGTTTCGTCTACTTCTCCAATTGTAGTATGGCACGAGCAGGATGAAACTACTAAAAAATACAAATACGAACTTCGTCTATCGTTTGAGAACATTACATACATGAAACCGCGAATTCAAGAAGCTACTGGACGTATTAAACCTATGTTTCCACAAGATGCACGTACGCGAAACTTTACTTATGCCGCTCAAATGTTCTCGGATATTCGATTCATTGCGCGGACTTACAAAGCTCCTTTATTCAAAGAATTTGATGAAGAGGTCAAGGTCTTTGAAGGAGTATCTATTGGAAAAATTCCAGTTATGCTAGGTTCATCTCTGTGTATCATGAAAGACTTTCCGCTTTCAAAAGAAGAAATTGGCGAATGTCCATATGACCCATTTGGATACTTCTTGATTCATGGAAGTGAAAGAACAATTCTGAGTCAAGAAAAAGTTGCTGATAATCAGATTATGGTTTTCCATACTAAAAAAATGACAAAGTACGCATTTTCTGCAGAAATGAAGTCTCTGCACGAGTCATTCACTACTCCGCCCAAAAAATTAGAAGTTCGCATAATGTCAAAATTCAATGGATTTGGAAATCCTTTAACAGTATGTATTCCTCGATTTACAGAAGATATTCCAATTGCTGTAATATTTCGAGCTCTTGGGATTGAAACTGATCTTGAAATTGCTAAACTAATTTGGGGCTCTGAAAATCATCCTTATGTAGAAAAGCTTGCAGCATCTTTCAAGGAATGTGCAGATATTAAAGTATATTCACAAGAACACGCTATAACATATTTGACTCACAAGTTTCAGTATGGTACAACTCTGGAAGATAAATCTGCATATGCACGCACACTTCTTGATAGTGAATTTCTGCCCCATGTAAAGTTTGGAGGAGAAGTTATTACGCAAAAGACGTTTGAAGCTCGAAAGATTGTACTTCTTTGCGAAGTAGTTCGGAGACTTGTTCTCACCGAAGTTGGAGTTTTAGCGATTGATGATCGCGACTCTTATCCAAATAAGCGTGTTGTAAGTACTGGTGCTCTTTTGACTCATTTGTTTCGTCAATTGTTCCAGAAAGTAAGCAAAGATATTCGGAGCAAGTTTGTGCACGAAGTAAATAATGATAACTGGAAGAAAAAAGATCCGCCACGTCCTCTTGATATATTGAATGTCAACAATCTCTACAAGATCTTAAAAGTTTCTACAATTGAAGGAAAATTCAAGCAAGCGCTTGCCACAGGGAACTTTGCAGTTCAAGGTCTTAGTACAATGTCTTCTGCAAGTAACGCCACAAAAGTTGGAGTATCTCAAGTTCTGAATCGACTATCATATTCTGCAACTATAAGTCACCTGCGCCGAATTCAGACTCCTGTCGAGAAATCAGGTAAGCTTTTGGCTCCTCGTAAGCTTCACGGAACTTCGTGGGGATTCATGTGCCCCGTAGAAACTCCAGAAGGTCATTCGGTAGGTATTGTAAAATCTCTTTCAATGTTATCTGCAGTAACTCAGCATGTTCCATCAATAACTGTTCTTTTGTTTCTGAAAGAACTTAGTGGAATTGAATGGATTACAGAGCACCGATATTTCACAGACACAGCTCTAGTTGTTAACGGAGTTATTATTGGATTCACCAAAACACCCGAATCAATTTACATTAAACTAAAACATGCAAAATATTCGTTCAGGATTCATCCTTATACTGGAATTTCGTGGAACGTGCATTCACACTGCATAAATATTGATACTGACGGAGGACGTGTTGTACGCCCAGTATTTCGTATTCTAAATGGAAAAATTCCCGAGATGGTAGAAAGCGATGACTGGAATGACTTTGTAAAAACTTGCGTTGAATACATTGATCCTGCTGAAAGTGAATTTGTTATGATGGCTATGTTTCCATCAGAAATTACTTCAAAACATACTCATTGCGAAATTCATCCGACAATGATTCTAGGGCATATGGCTTCAAGTATTCCTTTCTCAGACCATAATCAATCGCCTCGCAATACTTATCAGTCTGCGATGGGTAAGCAAGCAATGGGAATTTATGCTCGAAATTATGCTCACAGACTGGATAAGAACGGCTACATTCTTTGCAGTCCAATGCGTCCTCTTGTCGAGACTCGTATGATGAATATTCTGAACACCCACGAAATGCCTTCTGGCGATAATGTTATTGTTGCAATTGGAATTTATTCAGGGTACAATCAGGAAGATTCGGTTATTCTGAACCGTGCTGCAATTGACCGAGGACTGTTTCGAAGCTTGTACTACACCATCTACAAAGATGAAGAGCATCGCAACATTTCATCGGGCAAAGAAGAGAAGTTTGTAAAGCCTAAGCGTGAAAACACTCGTGGCTTCAAGAATAATGCTTACAACTCAATTGGTGGGTCAGGAGCTCCAATTTTGAATTCCTACATTCACGAAAACGAAGCTGTTATTGGAAAGGTTTCTTCTTTGAAACACGATTCAAGTGGATATGCATTTCGAGATTCTTCTACAGTTCATCGAAACAGCGAAGTTTGTCGCGTGGACGGAGTTTGGAACGATAAGAATTCTGACGGTTATCCTTTCATAAAAGTCCGAGTCGTTTCGGAACGTGTTCCTGAAATCGGAGATAAAGTTTCTTCGAGGCACGGGCAAAAAGGTACTTGTGGAATTATTCTCAATGAGGAAGATATGCCTTACACTGCAAGTGGGCTCAGACCCGATATTATCATGAATCCTCATGCAATTCCTTCACGAATGACTATCGCTCAGCTTATGGAAACATTGATGGGTAAGGTCTGCGTGATGAAGGGAACTTTCGGAGACGGAACTCCATATTCCCACTTGAGTATGAAAAATCTCAGCGAGCAAATGAATGATCTTGGAATGCATCCTCACGGCAATGAGATAATGTACAACGGTCAGACTGGAGAAATTATGGATGCAGAAATATTCATGGGGCCTGCATTTTACCAGCGACTCAAGCACATGGTTATTGATAAAAAGCATTATCGTTCTCGCGGTCCTATTGTAAGCTTGACGCGCCAGCCTTGCGAAGGTCGTAGCAGGGACGGCGGTCTTCGTGTAGGCGAAATGGAGAGAGACTGCATGATCTCTCATGGTGTATCTATCTTCACAAAAGAGCGTCTCATGGACGTTTCAGATCCTTTCACAACGGGTATTTGCAAGGGATGTGGTACTATTGCCGTAGTGAATCCCAAAGAGAACATTTACTCTTGCGGAAATTGTGGAATTGAGACAGAGTTTGAGCTTAAGACAATTCCCTATGCAGTCAAGCTTTGGGCACAGGAGCTTGAGGCAATGCATATAGTCCCTCGAATGGTCTTTGAGTAATTTCGATAAACTATATAATGGGAACTCGAAGAGTTCGAAAACTTAATAAAACAAGACGAAAATACGGAGGCGCCAAACTAGGAGAAGGAGCACGCGCACTAGCGTATGATATTTATTCTGAAGGCGACGAATCGCTCTACTCGATTACTAAAAATAGTACTAATAAAATTGAATTGTTTTTTGCTGATGGAAATTCTGAAACAATAACTGATAAAGACAAAGTTGATGAGTTTATTGAATCTTTAAAAGTTAGTACAGAATCTATTGCAAAAATTTTTAAATCGCCAAAAATGTTTTCATTCAAAAGTAGTCGAACTGAATTTATTGGAGAACTTGATATTAATAGAAAGGTAATTGATTCGTATGGATTGAAAAATGCAATAAAATATTCTACACTTACGGGTATCAAAATAAAAGGCAAGAACGTATCTGGAGCTATTTTTTCTGGAAAAAAAAGTATCTATGCTATTTTTAATGTAAAATGCAATGGACATTATGATATGAACATTAAACAGTTTACACTTGATATTCTTGAAAGCTTGGTTCATTTGTCAGGAAACCATAATGACATTAAATTGGACAATGTTGTTGAATGTTCTGACAGATACAAACTTATTGACTGGGATAAATTTTCTGATAGAGATGTTATTGAATTTGGCTCTTCAGCAACGACAAACCCAATAAAATATTATGTTCGCACAGGACACTCGATTGTTGCATCTTATTTCTTTTTCGGAAATCGTCTGCAGAAAGGAAGACATTTCTATGATAGAGGCAAAATAAAGCAACAAAATGAGTATAAAGAAATTGAAGAAATCATAAAAATAGAATACAACGATGTCGTAAAACAGTTTTCCTTAAAAGAAATTCGTGAAAAATTTAAAGATACTTACGATGTATTTGCATTTGGAATTTCACTTTTATACGGCGTAATACATTTCAAACTAGATTATCAAAAATATAAGCCTCTTATTGAAAAACTAACATCTCTTAAAGACCCTCTCAATGCAAAAGAGGGTCTCGCATTCGCCAAGAAGTTTTTTAAGAACCAGGAAGTATAATGGAGTACTATCCTTATTTGATGGAATATATGGGAGTTGTTGTAATTGTAATAGCAATTTTAATTACAGACGGAAACCCTACAGCAATCGCATTGGCGTATTTTGCAGTGTATACTATTTTTAAAGATTCTACGGGTCATTTTACACCAATAGGAGCCCTTGCATATTATATAGTTGGAAGAACTAACACCAAAGATTTACTTATGAATTTAGGCGTACAACTTCTCGGTCTTGCATCAGCAGTTATTTTCTTAAAACCGCTAAAGACTTTAATGGAACAAACATTTTAAATTTAATAAATGAGTCTCTATCTCTACGTAATTAACCCTCAACTGCGGGCAATGTTTGCAGAACACATTCAAAATCGTCGTCCAACTGATTCGGGTGTCGATCTTCTTTGTCCTCCAATGGTTCTTAATTTTTCCCAGTCTAAACTTGCAGCAGAAGTGAAGACAGGAGTTGTAGCCGCCGCACTTGATTATCAAGGCAATCCTGCACCATACCTTTTGCTTGCCCGTTCTTCTACAAGCCTAACTCCTCTGCGTATGTCCAATCAGATAGGTCTTGCAGACGCAGGATACCGCGGCGAGCTTTTTGCCCGTGTGGATTGTGCCGATCCTGTAGTGACTTCGTTTGAAATCTCTGCAGGTCGTCGGTTGTTTCAAATTGTTCAGCATAATTGGCTTCCGTTCAATAACGTTATTTTGGTAAACGATGCGTCTGAACTTCCTGATGCGCGCGATAACCGTGGAGGCGGCGGTCTTGGGTCTTCAGGACGTTAAGCCTTTCCGTGAATGAGTGTTAAACTTATTGCGTCGTGTACAACGGCTACCCAGTAAGCATTATAAGGCGAAAAGCCAAACGCAAAAATCAGTACAACAAACATCACAACTGACCGCAGAACAGTATTCACAAGAAGATTCGAGAAAGGAAATTTTAAAAGGTCCATTTAATAATGGACAAAAAGATAATTCAATTTGTCTTTGGAGTTCTAAATCAAGTGAAGCTGTATCATTGGGCTACCAGAGGGTATTCCGTTCATAAAGCACTTGATGACTTGCACACAAATCTAGCAACAAACATTGATAAGCTTGTAGAAGCTTATTTGGGCACTGACAGACCTGTTGGAAAATTTAGCGTAAGCACTTCTTCTGACAGTAATACAGAGCATATTCCAGATTTTCTAAAAGAAGCACGACGAGGGTTTCAGAAAATGAGAGTTTCCCTGAAACAGTCACAATTGCAGAATATTGTTGATGAAATTACCGCAGATATTGACCAGACTCTCTATTTGCTTCGTTTGTCGTAAAGACTGCGCGGTCGACTTTGTCCGAAATATTTTTTTCTGGCAGTATAGCATAAACACAAATGGGTGGAGGACTTATGCAACTTGTATCGTATGGTGCGCAGGATATCTATATCTCGGGCAACCCCCAGATCACCTTCTGGAAGATTCTTTACAAGCGCCACACTAACTTTGCCGTAGAGTCGATTGAAGTAACGTTCAACGGCCAGGCTGACTTTAACAAGCGCGTAACGGCTGTCATCAACCGTAACGCCGATCTCATGTACAAGACGTATATTCAGGTTGTACTCCCTCAGGTCGACCTTTCTGCTGAAAGTGCGGGCGCTGGCTTCCGCTGGCTCAGCTACATCGGTCACCGCCTCATCAAGCAGGTTGAGCTTGAAATCGGTGGTCAGCGCATTGACCGTCAGTATGGTGACTGGATGCAGATCTGGACGCAGCTCTCGACGGATGCAGGTAACGTCAAGGTGCTCGACTCAATTATTGGCCACACGCATGACCTTGTGCTCATGAAGCGTACTACAGGTGTCCCTCTTGATGCGACGTGCGCGGCGACGGAGACGACGATCTCGTGCGTTCCCCGCCAGGGCACGCCTGCCAAGACGCTCTACATTCCCCTCCAGTTCTGGTTCTGCCGCAACCCTGGTGTCTCCATCCCCCTTATTGCACTCCAGTACCACGAGGTTCGCATCAACGTCGACTTCGAGACGTGGCAGAACTGCCAGTACGCCGAGTCGGTCGTTGGTACACCTGTGGCCAAGTCTGCCCAATCTCTTGCGGCCGCGTCGATCTATGTTGACTACGTCTACCTGGACACGGAGGAGCGCCGCCGCTTCGCCCAGCAGAGCCACGAGTACCTCATTGAGCAGGTCCAGTACACGGGTGCCGAGTCCATCACGTCTTCGTCGAACAAGATCCAGCTCAACTTTAACCACCCCGTTAAGGAGCTTCTTTGGGTCGTCCAGCGCGACTCGTTCGTTGACTGCTCCACGTCCACGTGGCTTGCATCGGTTGGCGGTGCGCAGCCCTTCAACTACTCGGATGACTTCTCGACGGAGGGTATCATCATGTCGCTCCTCTCGCAGGCGTCGGGTACGACTGCAAGTGGAGGAAATACGATCAGTATTTCGGCTCCTCTTGGCCAGGGTGATACGCAGGCTACGGCAAGTACTTCGGCAGTGGTTGGCGCTGATACTTTTGATACGACGGGCTCGATGGAGTTCGACTCGGGTGTTAACTACCTGCTTGCCAAGGTTATCCTTGACTCGGATGTCCGCTGCGAGGGCAAGAACCCTGTCGAAGTTGGCAAGCTCCAGCTCAACGGCCAGGACCGCTTCACGGAGCGTGAAGGTTCGTACTTCGACAAGGTACAGCCTTACCAGCACCACAGCCGCTCGCCAAGCACGGGTATCAACGTGTACTCGTTCGCCCTTCGCCCCGAAGAGCACCAGCCTTCTGGCACGTGCAACTTCTCGCGTATCGACAAGGCCACGCTCCAGCTCACGGTTTCGCTCAACACGGTTACGGGTTCTCGCACGGCGCAGGTCCGCGTGTATGCGCTCAACTACAACGTGCTCCGCGTAATGAGCGGCATGGGTGGTCTCGCGTACAGCAACTAGACGTTTACTAATTATTATACAACTCTCGGCCCAACTCCAATAAAAACACAAATGAGTTTACAAACGTAACTTCATTTGTGCTATTTTATAAATGAATATTCGTCAAAAATTAATAGAAAAGACTAAATTTTTAAAGCAGGAGTATGTTAAAAAATTAAATAATTTAGTTTATTTTACGGTTGGATTCAACCCAGAATACATTGATATACTTTATCTTGCAGTAAAGTCATTACGTTTGCATAATCGCGTAGATGTTATGATAATTTGCGATGACTCTCTTATTTCTCAATGTAGTTCTGTTCTTAAAGAGTTCGAGAACATAAACATAGTTTCTTGCCCTGATTCAACAAGTGCTCAGGATTCTTCTATGAAGAAACTTCTGATTTTCAATTATGATTTGAAAAAGTATTCTAAAATACTTTTCATTGATTCGGATGTTTTGGTGGGAAGACCTTTGAATTATTTTTTTAGTATAATTTCAAAAGATATTCTCTATGCAGGAAGTGAAAACGAAGACATAATGGCACATAATAAACTAACGCATTCTTTGAAAAATTATACTGATGCCAATATTGATTTTTTTAAATACAATAACATATACATTTTCAATTGCGGTTTTTTTGGGTTCCAGAATAATGCAACAATGAAAGACCATTTCAGCAAGGTTCTTGAAATGATAAAAGAATGGAAGGGTGAGTATTACTACGAACAGTCTTTTATGAATGTTTATTTTAATTTGCGGAATATTGTCGACACGAAATTGATAAATGAGACCAACTACAAGTTTCGATTTTATCCAGAGGAATTTGTGCCTGAACCGAGAATGACTCCATTTTATAAAAATAAAGTAGTTCACTTTGCATGGACGGCTGGTGCAAAAAACAAGCTATTTTATATGAAAAAGTACTGGAATTTATTCGTGGAATAAGATATAATGCCAGAAACTATCGAAGGAACTTATGGTGGTCGGCGCAGAACCAAAAAAGTGGTCCGAGTTGGCAGTCGCGCAAAAGTAATGCACGGAGGCGCTGAAATGACTGCAGGTGGACTTCGCAAGGAACATTTACGTTACAATAAGAGTGGTCGCATTGTGTCTGTAAAACGGTCCGACAACATGACTCGGCGTCACAAGGTTTAGGGAGGAGATTACGAATAAATATAATGGAAGGCAACTTTTCAAACTTAGGCTATACGCCTCAGCAAAAACATGATCTTGAGTGGGGGTATTACACTATGAATTTTATTCCTGAGTGCTGGGATGTTCTCAGACTACCAAGTATTTCACAAGAAACTGACTTTATTACATTTTCTCATCCAAACAAAGATGTGTGTGGAACAGTTAATGAAGTTATTTTTAATTTGAACGAGTTTACCATCAATTTAGTTATGCGAACCATGGAAACAATCGCAAAACATGGGTGGGATGAATATATACGGGAACGTCAAATAACTTTCCTCAAGCCAAATTAAACTTAAACGAATATAACTACATTGGAAAAATGCCAGAGTACACTGTTGAAGCAAAGACTGTTCAAACGGGAGCTGTTCGAACTTTGACAGAAGCTTTGAAATGTATCCTGGTAGAGATGAGCCTTATTTTTGATGCCGATGGGATCAGAATGGTGGCCATGGATAATACGCGCACAGTTCTTGTCCATATGCGTTTGTATGCGGACAAGTTTGAAAAGTATTCCTATAAATACACATCTCCTAAATTTGTGATTGGTGTAAACACCGATCATCTTTATCGCATTATTCGTACGGCCACAAATGACGATACAATAACTTTTTATGTTGAGTCAACTGACCCCAATACACTAGGTATTTTGCTGGAAGACGGTGAGAAGAAGCAAGTCACGCGATATAAGTTAAACTTGCTTGATCGTGACGAGCCTGATATTAATTTGCCTGAAACCGAGTTTGCTGCACATATCACAATGCCTTCTGCTGATTTTCAAAAAATATGCCGTGATATGACTTTGCTCGGTTCAAAGACTGTTGAAATTAAGAACGTTGGTTCTACTTTGACGTTTGGATGCAAGGGTCATTTTGCATCACGAACTACGATTATGGGAGATTCGGAGAACGAGTTCAGCATTCATAAGAAAGAGTCAACTGAAATTGTCAGTGGAAGCTTCTCGCTTCCTCATCTCGTTCTTTTCACCAAATGCACCAATCTCTGCAATAATCTAGAGATTCATATGAAGAACGACTGGTTCCTCATGATTCGGTATGTGGTTGCGAATCTGGGCTCAATTCAGCTGTGTTTGATGCCATGTTCTACATAATCTTCCAATTATGTATCCAATCATTACTTCAAAGACGTCTATCTGCATATTAGTCTCAAATATATCTGATATTTGATAATCTATTGCAATAAAAAGAATTGGAAAGAAAAATGCTCCTAGAAATCCAAACCATACATGATAAAATGAGTTCATATAATCTGTGAATAACTCACGCATTATAATTCGATTTTATAAAATCGATGAGCCATTAACGACAAATTACTTATAATTTCCAACCCTAAAATCCCAAGAGCCATTGTTTCTGCAGCCATAAAATGAATGGTCCAATCTCGAGGATCCAAATTTGTAACTGCAGTTATAAGTGTGTAAAACGGTGGAACATCTTTAGTGAGCTTATACTCTGCTACAAAAACAACACAAACTTTCAAAAGTATATGCTGAAGCCAAATTACAAAAACAATTACAAACATTACACACTGTAGCCAGAAAGCTGGATAAAGTGTGTGAGAAATTATTATCATCAGAATTATACATATGCATACTGTGAGATGAATAACTCCAAGGATGTATCCTAGGACTTCAAGATCTTTAGACATCCAACTATACAGAATTTTTAGTAAAAAGATAATTCGCTGTTCAATGTAATCTTTTATTTTTTCCATTATATTTATCTTGGTCTTCCTCCGTGAGGAGTGTACGCAATACCTTCTCCGCCTTCTAGCAAAGCTATATCGGGGTTCAGGCACGTAACTTTATTCACAGTTGACTTTGTGTTCCAAATTTTTATGATTGAGTTGGGACCTTTGGGTGAAATTGAAACTCCGACGAGAGTGTTTGCAAAATCAGGTCTGAGCAGTTCTTCTGATGCACAGTTTACGACCATTTCTACAAACACATGCGTTGAATCTGTAGAACTGATCTTTTTTGACCAAGCTCCTCCTCCTGCATTTTCTGCAGCTTCCCACATTGGTCTGTACCCTTCTCGCATGAAGAAGTACATCCCCGAAATAAGCATTTCTGGAGTAATTTTTTCAAATATTGCCCATAGGTGATATGCGCAAGATATATCACCTATGCAAACGTAGCTTTCAAGAGTGTAATCTTTATTCGAAGGATCGTGAAACCACAGTATCCACTTCGAAGTCAGAGGCTTCAGCGATACCTCCATTTTTATAGTATTGTTGATACTCTCTAAAACGAATTCCGTTTTACACAAATCCCAGTAAAGTATACAAAGATGTCCGTGTCAACACAGATGATTTACTCTGTGCGCTACTTACCTCACAGACTTCCAGAATCTATTTTGAAGAGAATTGCAGTACTTCCAACTGTTCCTGCCCCCTACAAAGTATTTCGTGGTGGCGGAGCTGCAAAGAAAGGAGTTGTAAGTGAAAATTGGCGAAAAGATGCTTATATGACTATTGTTCGTACTGTTCGAGAGAAGGGTGACCCTGATTATGAGGAAATTAATAGCTGCCTTAATAAAATTGCCCAAAGTTCTCTCTTCAAGTTGACCGATAAGATAATACAAATTTTGAATAAGAATGACGAGATGTTTCGTTTGAGAGTAATAACTTTGCTGTTTGATTTTGCAACTCGCAATGATATTTCAAGTACTTTGATGAGCCAAGCAGCAAAGCGCATTTGTGATGCAATCCCTGCAACTTCAGAAGATATTGGTACACAAATTGATATGTTCCCCGAAATGTACAATATGGACAAGACTGTGACAATCGATTCGAAAGAAGATGATTTTAGTGATGCTCGGTGCGAGTACGTTCGTCTGCGCAACCAGCGGAAGGAGTATGCTTCTTTTATGATTAAATTAGTCCGTGTAGGATTGGTAGATATTGCTGTTGCAGACGAGTGGATTTCTAAAGTTTTAAATGATATTTCAGAAGTTGCCAAGATGCCAAAGTTAGCACAAACAGAGGAAAATATGTCGCAGCTTTCAGAGTTTCTGTTCCAAGTCTCTTCAAACTTGAATGAGGAAATGAAAGAATTGAAAACTCTTATTGCTACATCTATTGAAGCAATTCTAAAAATTCCTCGACCAGAACTTCCCAGCATGACCATGCGAACCAAATTTAAGCTCGAAGATACTCTGAAGAAATGCGTTTAGGAAGTTCGATGGCAAAAGAAACAACAATATAAATGGCAGCAACACCTCCAGCAAGTGTTCTTGTTCGTGCCGCCCAAGTATCTATTGAGAAGGATAAACCCATCTATCTCGATTATTATCAGGACAGTGTTGATAAGAAGTGCTGTATTGGTGTGAATGAAACTGAAAAACTTTTAGTAAAATCTGACAGCGAATATACCTCAAGTATTGAGTCTGTTTTTAAATGTGAGTCTTGCTATATTGTGATGACTGAGAACAGTTTGTACATTGTTTCAACTGAAATTCCAGTAAAGAAGATTCTGTCGTCTAAACAGGAGTAAGAAATGACATCAATGGATATACCTTTCCCACCACCACACTATTTGTTTTTTGAACCTTTGAATGATATTGAAACTTCCAAAATTTGGAAAAAATATAATGGAGAAAATAGCCATAGAGCAGAGTTTACTGAAATAGATGCCGCGGAGATAAACTCAGTTGATACTTTCTCTCCTTGGTTTGATACATGGATATCACAAACGCCTGCAAAAAGATCAACGTATGTTCGTATACTCCTTATTTACCATGCAGACTTCCTGACTTTTTCTTGTCAGCAAATGTTACGACGTTCTCTAGAACAGAGATCTTTTAAGTGTCGTGTTTGGTTTCACGTAGAAGACCCAACAGTTATTCAAGGAGCTATTCAGAGTCGAACTATCGTAAAACGAATTCCAACTTACGTGCATTATCCTACAATAAAAGAACTATGAAGGTCGTTGTATTTACCGATGGTGCGTGTACGAACAACGGTAAGTCAAAAGCCCGAGCCGCGTGGGCTGTATGGTTTCCAGACCATGCTTCTATTTCAGTAGCAGATTTTGTTCCTGCAGAAGAGAATCAGACCAATCAGCGTGCAGAACTTACTGCTATTCGAAATGCAGTAAAAATTGTAGACAAAAACTTTTCAAGCGATACCGATCTTCAAATATTTACGGACTCTCAATATTCTAAAGATTGTTTAACAAAGTGGCTACCTGCGTGGGTCGCTAATGGTTGGAAAACAAAGCAAGGTAAGGAAGTTTGTCATCGTGATTTGATTGAAGAAACATCAAATATCCTTTCAATGTTCAAGTCTTACCTAATTACCCACGTAGAAGCACATACTGGCGGAGTTGACTATAACAGTCGCAATAATGCTGTTGCAGACAAGATGGCTACGAAAGTTTTGAGCCCCGATGAAGAGGTTCGTGTTATCACAAACACTGAAGCACCAATTGAAGGTCTTCCTATTTCTCTAATGGGTCCTGCTGTATCCGATTCAATTCTGGTAGAATGGTGTCGTTCAAATTTAACTTTGCTAGACACTCAGGCTCTGAATGCTGCTCTGATTTCAGCGCTTTCAAAGACTGTAAAGAAAAAGGGATTCGAGCTAGTCAAGCAGAAACTCCACAGAACAACGAATTATCGGCTCGTGGCTTCTAATTTAATAACAGAAACTACTGTTATTGTAAAGGAAGAAGAATGAGTGCAGTAGCATATCACTTTTGGTCACCTACGTGTGCGCCTTGTATGCACATCAAACCAGCTATCGAAGACCTGAAAGAAGAATTTGATTCAGTAACATGGATCTCTGTAAACATCTTTGATGATAAGGAAGGAATCGCTAAGAAGTACGGAGTTACGTCTGTACCGACAATAGTTGTAGAATGGGGTGACCGTATTGAACGGCATTCAGGTATAAATATGATGGGATATTATCGTATCCTGCGTCTAGCTACTCAGAAATCGTCGAAGTAACTAATTGACCATTTTTATACAAGTCGCAAACAAAGTCATCGTTTTCATTTGGAGCTCCGCATTTCTTCTCAGACTTATCAGGAGCAGAACTTGCATCATCTTTAACTACGCTCACAGGAGCCTTTGTTCCAAGACCACCGTTCAGAGCGAGGGGAGTAAAACTCTCGACTTGAGTGGGGACATACGGCAAGTAGCTAGGCGCTACTCCTGCAGTAACACCAAACACAATTATAGCAATAACTGCTCCAACGGCTACAGAAATGCCCATTCCTCCAAAAGTAACATTACACTTTTTATAGAACGCTTGGATATACAAAAAGTATGCCTGAATGACAGTAAACATAATAAATCCTCCTATTGTCCACCCAATAACTCCTCCCGATGCACCGTTATTTTTTGCAGCCATATAGATTGCAGAACAAATATAATAGATAAACACTGTAGCCGTAACACCCATTCCGTAAGAATATGTTGATGATTTTCGTCCAAATAAGACTGGCATGTCGCAAATAAATTTGCCTACTACGTTTGGTGTAGTTTCCATTACTTTATCACACCTTTATTTTGCTGGCCACCATGCTTCAAGTGCAGAAATAATGAAGCAGGTTGGAATAGTTGCAAGAGTCGGAATTGTAAAATAGTACTGACTGGTTATGATTGTGAGAAGTACGCCCAACCACACTAGTGAAATTGGCATATAAACTACAAACAATGACGTAAACCATTCTGCATACTTAGCCATTGAACTGTTTACCCCAAGAGAAGCTCCAGTATTAAATGAATTACTCATTCCTCTTACCGCTGAGTAAGCTAGAGGAATTGATATAAGGAATAGAATACCTACTACAGCAATAATTGCAGTTTGACCTGCAGTCATATCCATTACTATTGTTTATTCATGAGATACAAAATACCAGCGAAATACAAATGAGTATATTCTCTTCAAGTTCTTCTTGGGGAGGAAATTGTTCGGCTCCAAATCAGAGCCCTATAAATTTATCGCAATCTTTCGCAAAACCGTGCGATCTCCTGTGCGAGCTTACTTTTGATGATGCATACATTCCAAGCGCATCTGTAATTTTGAGCAACGAAGGTCTTGTCCTACATAGTACAGCTGGCCTTGGTTCTTGTAAATTTAATGGCGAAGGTTATACTTGTCAGAATTTGTTTGTGAATCATCCGAGTCACCATACAATTGAAAATATTCAAGCAGACGCAGAAGTTATCGCTATTTTTAAATCTGGAAGTAAAGTTCTTTGTGTAAGTGCTCTTGTTCGTGTAAATCCTGCACAAACAACTTCAACTCATTTTTTCAATTCGTTCATCCCTTATTCGGATCCGAACTCGAACAACTCAAATGTGAACATGGGCGACAATTGGGGACTTTTTATGATGGTGCCTCCAAACGGTTCTTATTACGTTTACGACGGTTCTCTTCCCCTACCGTCGTGTGAATCTGCAAAATGTATCGTTTTCAAAAGCATGATTAATATTGATCCGAATGATTTTGCAATTCTTGTAAAAAACGTTACACCAGGATCCCGCCCTATTCAAGGTATTGGAGATCGTGAAGTATTTTTCAATGATTCGGAACAATTATCAGGAGGACCAATTCCTCACGATAACAAAACTTATATGCGCTGCCGCCGCTCTCCTCATAAAGGAAAAGATGTTCAGAAAGTAACACAAGTTGACGTTTCATCCGAAAAAACTAAACACACAAAAACAACTCTAGGTGGTGTACATACCTGGGTATCAAATCAGGTTGCATTAAATGGAATTATCAGTGTGGTTGATGGAATCATAATGCTAGTATCATTTACTGTTGCAATATATTTGGCATACTATCATTACAAACAACTAAAGTGGCTGTTGTACTTGAATATTGCATCTCAATCGTTTTCAAGATGGATACGTGGATTTATATTTAAAAATAAGGAACCTATAGTTCCATTAAATTCTATATCTACAACTTAATCTATTTAATATTCATCAAATCCATCCCAGTCACTACTTTCGACCTTTGATTTCTTTGAAATCTTTGATTCTTTAAGAGTCCACCCAGACCCTGAAGTTATGTTTATTTTTTCAAATTCTTCTTCATCTGGTATTTCTTCTTTTACTGTTTTACGAAAAGCTTTTCCGACAAACGTAGGAGCATATTTTTCTTCTTTAACAGTTTCAACATGAACTGGTGTTGCTGCTTTTGAAATATAGCTAGCTCCTTCTGGAACAATTCTTACTGGAACATTTCCAGAAAGAGATGGGAAGTCTTCTTGTTTCAAAGAAACAGCGACTTCTTTTCGTTTGTGAGGAGGAACATAAGCTTTAGACATTTTTAAGTATATGTACTCAATACTGAGAAAATTCGTTTTTTGAAAATGGACTTACAATGTTCACGTCATTATCAGTAAAGATGGTGTTTGCAGTAAACATCCTTCCGAATGGAAGTATAACAGAAATATCTATTCCTGCAAAAACATCAGATGTTCTTGAATGGATTCGAAAGAAATATAAAAATCTCGAAATTCAGTTCCAAGGAAAAATACAAAATCCCACTGATGAAACTAAGTGGCTAAGTGTGTTTGCATGCCCAAATGAAGAAGATGAGAATGTCAATTGCCACATGCTTCCGTCGCCGTTTGACGAGGAAGTTTATTCTGGAAATATTATTATTCTTTTAACAAAGTCTGAACAGCAGGATAATTATGACCCAAATGTTTCTGAATATCTCAACTTAAAATCATCCGAATACGAAACTCTTCACCAGGAATGGACATTTGCGGCTGAAGAGGGTGAAGAAGAATTTGAAGAAGACGATGAAGAAGAAGAGGAGGAAGAAGAAGAGGAAAAAGTAGTTCGCGAATACGAGCCTAGACCCATTCAAGTGAAATGTAAGAATGTATTTGTACAAATAGCAATTCGTGATAAAGTTGTTGAAAATTACACAGAGCTTCTTGAAGATTCTACTCTAGCAGATGAGTTTGAAGACTGTCTGCTTCATTTTATAAGTGATAAAGCTCTTGAAGACAGTGTGGACATTGATTGGGGCAACAAGATTTTCTGGAACAAGTACCGAAATCATGCGGTGCATTTGTATGAGAATTTGGAAGGCGAGAAGTCTTATGTCCAGAACAACATGGGATGGTTAGACAAACTAAAAAATAGAGAAATAACGCCAAAACAGTTTGTGGAACTAAGTCCTGCTGATTTATGCCCTGCCAGATGGAAGAAGCACATTGAAGATACACTTGAATCTGACAAGAAGTTGTACTCTCATAAGAAGGCTACTGCTGCAATCATGTACTGTTCTCGTTGCAAGAAGAAGGCTAACTGTGACTACTATCTTCTACAGACTCGCTCGGCGGATGAACCGATGACGACGTTTGTGACATGTCTGGAATGCGATCATCACTGGAAATTCTAGTAGTCTTAAGATGATCTGCTGGAATTATAACTTTCAAAGCGTCTCTTCCTGGTGTTCTGTACATTGGGTCTAATAAAGAATCATTAGCTTTGTCACCTTTTCCTGGAGCAAATGGAGAATCTACATCGCCAGGATACACATAAACTGGATGAAGGCCGTTTGTAATTTCAGGCTTTGTGACTTCAGGAGTTGTTGTTGAAAACTTTTGTTTAAACATGTTTATTATAGAATCTGGTATTTGAGGACAGGTTTCTTCTAAACGCTGTGTTTTTTCTCTAACAACTTTTAACATATCTTTTGCACACATTCTTTCAGATCTTGGAAGAGCAAGTTCTATAAGAACAAATTTATAAACTTTTTTATAAGTTATTGCCGCAATTCGGTGAGATTCTGAACGTTTTGCCCATGCAAAAAAACTTGAAATAGTTCCTAGCAATCCTACAGTAAGAGTCGTAGTTCCAATAACTAAATTTGCAATTGTTGAGTTATTTATCAGAGCCGTGGTTCCAATAGACGCAGACCCAGATAATGTTGCAAGAATTATCGAAGGTATTGTTATATACGTATGAAGAGAAGTGAACTTCTTTTCTGCACGGTCATGTAGCCATGAAAAGCACAAACAACGTTCACCTTCATCTGAAAGAATGCGTTCAAGTTGAGAGTTCCATGTAACGCATGGCTGTATCGATTCATCCATTTATTGTATTATCTTTAAATAATGGTGTGGGTCTATAGTGATCCACTTACAAAAGTTGAACTAGAAGTTCAGTCATTCCTTGAAAAAACACTTAAAAAGCGAAAATATTTGTTTAAAATTGTAAAGCTTCTTAGTGTTCTAAATTACTTGAAGAGTAACAAGTTCACAACAGTTAATCAGCTGAGAAATGATATTTTTTTGGATAAATATACTCCTTTATTTGATGAAGAAACTGCGTCTCAAGTCTTTAAAGCTCTTTACGGAAAAAAAGGTGGAGGTGAATACCCTTTTACAGAAAATTTAATTCGTAGAATGGGAAGTTATTTAAAATCAAAAGATCCAATCGGAATTTCAGGAGTGTTTGAAACGGGACTCTGGGTTATAAGTTTACCAGTTAAAATGACAAAAAGTGTTTTAGGGGAAGGTGTTTATAAATTTGCGTCTGGAACTGTGCATGGTTTAATTGAAACAGGTGTTTCTGGTGTTAATGGTATTGCTGAAACAGCGGCGGGACCAATAGGTCTTGCAGTTGTTGCATTATTTACAGCTATTGCTGCGGCAGCAGGAGCAACAATTTCAATTGCGGAAGACCAATTTTCTCAGGCCGTAGTTCATGCTCTTAACTTTATTCCAGGAGTAGGACCTGCTCTTGTTAAAGGGATAAATAAAACAGAACACTTGGCTAAAGTAGTTGACAATCACCGAGAAGAGATTGATAATATACCATTTGGGCAATACATTACTTATGCAATCCCAAAACTTGAAAGTGAACAACCTGCTACGACACCAGCTGCAGGAGGATTACGGCGACGCAAGACGCGTCGAAATATGCATCGCCTCAAGCTCGCTGAGAAAAAGACCAAGCGCGTAAGGAGCTCTCATTGATGTGCTCAATAACGAATCGCGTGACTCAAAATAACCCAACTCGGGCTGAAATGGTATTTGGGTTTTATCCGAACGTTCCATACTGCTTTCATTCATGAACTTGCTCATTCCGTGCGCAATCAAAATATCACGTTCCATTTCTCCAATACGTAATCCTCCCCCATCTGCACGACCTTCGGTTGGCTGATGAGTGAGTAAAGTTTTTGGTCCAGTAGTTCTGTAATTAATTTTGTCGTCGACCATCAGCTTTGAACGAATGTAATACGTCGGACCCATGAAAATTTCGGTCTGAATCATTTCGCCAGATTGTCCATTGTACATGTATTCGTGTCCATATGGATGGAAACCTGCCTTCAGCATTGTTTCTCGAATTTCTTCAACTCGACCTGTAGTTGAAAAGGGGGTTGAATCTACAATTTTACCAAGATTAGTCCCTAGTTTAGTAGACATACTTTCAACAAACTGACCGATAGTCATGCGAGAGGGAAACGCATGAGGATTGACAATCATGTCAGGACGTATACCACTTGCAGTATATGGCATATCTTCTTCAGGTATAGAAATTCCACACGTACCTTTCTGTCCGTGGCGCGCAGAAAACTTATCGCCAACAATTGGAACGCGGTGTTCAGCAATCCGAATCTTGACTCCCTGAAGGCCATCTGCAGTTGTGTATCGATAAACAGATTCAACTACTCCTTTTTGAGCCCGTTTTGGAAGCTTTGTTTTGTCGTTGTATCCCACAATTTGACGACTAGAATCTCGAACCGCAGTGACCATTCCTACAAGCGCGGTTTGGTCAGTAACAGGAGAGCCGACTTTTATAACACCGTCATCGTCAAGAAAGTCGTAGATAACATCTTGTTTTCGTATAACTGTTTCGCGGTATTTTGCGTTAGTTGCTAGATTTCCAAAATCAGTATGCGTTTGTTCTGCAAAACTTATGATTTCTTCTGCAAAATCGTACGAGTGATAATAGGTTGTATTGAAAAGACCACGCTTCAAAGACGAGTTATTGAGAATAATCGAGTCTTCCTGATTGTATCCAGAATAAATCATCAGAGCTACTATGGGGTTTTCGCCGTAACCAATGCACCCTGTAATGTGTCTGTAAGTCCACGTTTGCGATAAAGGTTGCTGGGCGTAGTTGAGCCATGTGGCAAGAGTATCGTATCTCTTGTTGAAGGCGGTATTGTACCAAGAAGCTGCCTGCTTTAGTTGCTGGCACGCAAAGAAGTTACGTACATTCATATTGTAGTCCGAATTGGGAGTTACGCTAGCCGATGCCGAAAAAATAAAACTGCCGTGAATTTCAGAAAGAAACTCAGGAGAAAACGAGTCCATCATCACCAGTAATCCTTCGGTTTCGTCTGCGTCAACATAATCAATAATATCAGTATCCATCTTTTTCCAGTTCTTTATGCGCTTAACTTTATCTTCAGTAACTCCTTCACGGTAAAGAGGTCGGATTGGGCGACCCGCATCTGCAGAAATAATGTACTCGTTCAAAAACCTATCCCAGCGAAAAGATACGTCTTTCTGTATTTCGCGTGAACGGCGCTTCTCCATAATTTCATAGTGAAAGTCGTCTGTTTTGTCAGTAAACGCTCCCAGAATATCAGAGTTTAATGTTACCTTTGTCCAACGAGGATTCCAAGTTGCAGGATTTATTTTTGTCAGGGGAATAAAGTATTTGAATGCAAATACAAATTTTCTGATTTCAGAAGAAGGAAATGCTGTAGAGAGCTGGCAGAAAAGAGAAAGCGATTTCACAAGCCCAACTTCACGACCATCGGGATTATCGCAAGGGCACAAGAATCCCCACGAACTTCCGTGAATGCGCCGAATATCCAGAACTTTTGTATCTTTATCGACATCCACATTCACGCGCCGCAAATGAGCAATTGAACCTAAATACGAAAAGCGCATAAGATCTTGCGAAACTCCAGCCTTTTTATTCCAAAGTCCTTTGAAAGATTTTTCGAACTCAGAAATGAAGAAATACGACTTCCAGTAATCGTGCATGTTTCCTCGAATAACGTTGGCAATCTTGCGGCCCGAATAGTTCTCGCGCTCGTAGAACACGCGCTCGTCCAACAGACGTTTCATGGTATTCATCGTATCCTTGTAAATTCGCCTGAACTCTGCAAACATCAGTTCGCCAGATGCTTGGAGACGCTTGAAACGGTAATGTTCTCGGTCAGTCTTTGGAGTAATTTCAAGTGCGACATCAAGTGCCATTCGAGTCATCATTCCAAGAATATAAGCTTTTCGGCGGTAAAACGAAGCCGAGGTATCGTCTTCAAACTTTTCACAGTGAGGAAACATATCGTTATAGAGATTCATGTAGACAGCAGATTGAGTACCTACACGTGTTTGTTTTTTTAGAGCCAACATATCTGCATCTTGGTCTTTCTTTTCTTCTTTATCAAGTTCTTTCTTAACGTACTTTTCGTGAGTGATAATGAGCTCTGCAAAGATTTCATCGTACATGACTTTCTGCTCATCCGAAATTCCAAAAAGAATGATGTTATAAATATCTTTGTGCGTAGTTATTCCAAGAGCTTTGAAGACACTGAAAAGAGGAACTGCGTTCTTGAATCCAGGAAGAGTTATTAGTGCAAGACGTTTGGTGGTGAAGTCTGCATAATCAATTGATTTTGCAATTTTGCGAACATCGTTCGGCTTAACGTTCTTTGGAGGAATTATCAGAAAATGCGAAAAAGGACCGTTGGAGCCCGATTCATTGACGGAACGTACTGCCGCAATATATTCGTCTCTGTCGTCTTTAGTAGCTCCCTCGACTTCTCCAGCCGCTTCCCCGACTTCGGTTCGGCTTGTCAAAAGAGATTCTTCTTCTGCTTTAACCTTACGCTTCGAGGCGTAAAACATATTTGCTCCCTGAGATTCTTGAGTTAAAAGAACTTTTTCGGCACCGCCGATAATAAAGTACCCACCGAGCTCGAACTTGCATTCGCCAGCCTCGTAAAGCTGCTCGGGATTCATGGTCGAAAGGTAGCATAAAGAACTTTTCAGCATGAGGGGAATTCGAGCGACCAGGACGTCTGTAAAAGTATTGGTAATGACTTCGGCACCAATTGTGTATTCCACAACAATATCTGCTCGTAACTCAACAGTGTATGTGGTATTATTTAGGCGGCACATGTGTGGAAGAAGGGCGGCATTACCTTCGTCGGCGGGCGGCACATATTTAATTTTAGACCCGTCGCGGCCTCCCACAAAAATACTTATCTTGCGATCTTCCTCGCGGTCAAGCTGAATAATCAAAAAGCTTTTAGAATTGTAGTCTCGAATAAAGTTGGGAATCTTTGTGCTCAGAAGGTAGTTATATGAATCAAGTTGGTGTCGCGTCATCGGATTGGTCGTGTCCTTAAAGTAAGTATTTATCAGGTGTCGAGCGACCTCCATTACTTTCTCGTCAGAAAAACAAGGATGGCTTATTACAGCATGGTTACTGGAGCTTTATTAACTGTTGTATTTACTGCGGTACTTTTGTTAATTTATAAATTTGTAGTAAACCCTCAAATGGTTTATGGGTCCACGCAAACTGTGTGCCCCGACGCGTGGACTTATAACGGTGGAACAAAAATGTGCGAGCCTACTTATTCCACTCACTGCACATCTTTTGACCCCAATGCACAGACTCTCGGCACTGCAGCTGCAAAATGTAATGTAGCGCAATCTTGCGGAACTTTCTGGTCTGGATACTGTCCTTGATAAAATAATGAGTTTAGATTGTTTTGACAAAGCATAGTAATGTTCGCAGAAGTGTTTAGGCCTACTACTTTAGATGAAATAATTGGATATGAGACTGAAAAAGAAGTCTTGAGAGGATACTTAAATTCTGACTTCCAGAAAGCAATTATTCTGACTGGAAGTCCTGGAATAGGTAAGACGACTGTTGCAATATGTGCAGCCAAATCGTGTGGCTTCGATCCACTTGAAATTAATGCGAGTCGAACAATTCGTAGCTTTGAAGACGTAGAAAAAATCAAGGATGCATGTCGTTCTCCCGTCAACATACATTCGTTGCTGAGGGGAGAAACTACTAAAAAAACTTGTGTCATTCTGGATGAAGTGGACGGTTCAGACCCGCATGCCCAGAACAAGATTATTGAATGGATTAAAGACAAAAGTCGCCGAGTACCTATTCTGTGCACAGGCAACGAACTTCCGACTATTTTCAAACGTAACGCAGAATGGGTACAGAACATACGATGCTTTCCTCCAAAAGCTTCTGATCTTCAATCTTACTTTCCAGAACAGGATGTTTCTCTTTTAATGAAAGAAACCCAACATGATGTGCGAAGATTAATACATCGAATTCAGTATGGTGAATCATACATTATTCCCAAATTTGTGACTCCTCCAACTGGACTGGCAATAGAATGTATGTTCACGTTGAGGCAGAAGATGTTTGACTTGCCTGACCCGTTTCACGAATATCATGTCGACAGGTTGGACATCGGACACTCGTCGAAAACCACTGCAAAATGCAAGCCCGATGATAGCCATGAGAACAGTGTCGTAAAACGACGCCGCCAGAAGAAATAACTTCCTGGCAAATTGCACATGGCGAATCTTGTACATCTCGAGTAATCAAACTATTATTTATCTGATCAGTCGTAGCAATTACTCGAACGGGGTCCAAGAATCGCGAAGGAACTGTTAGTCTAACAATGCTATTGGCAATATCATTTGTTTGTTGTTGTGCATAAAGTCGAAGCATAAAATCCATACTTGCAGTTTCTGTCCGCAAATAATGATTAATTACTGAAGGTCTATCACGGTAATTAATCATTCGAATAGTTTCTGGACTAAAAAAATTACGGCGCCCTTCTGCAGTCACATGAAGTATTTCAATAAGATGATTGTCCATTGATCTTAATAATCGTTTCTGATTAAAATGGATTATGTTACCTTCTAGTTTGAATTTAAAAATGTTTGAGAATACAGTAGAAAAAGAAGCGTATGACGCATTTCGTAATGTATACTGGAAAATTTGTGTACCGCAACAACTGAAAGAAAGTGATGTAACTAAATGTTTGAAGCTTTGGTTTCCACGAAACCCTTCGGCAAAAGCATGTATTCAATTCTTTGATAACATCCGAACAAATAAAAAAATGAACCCAGAAGGATATATAGGAATACCTTATGTTAATCAAGTCCTTGACATCTTTTGCAGAAAAGGAAAGCTAGTTCCTCCACCTCCAGAAGATTGGAAAGTCATACTTCTTGGATAAATAATTAATTTTTTTTTACTTTTATAGCAGCTTGATACTTCTTAAATAATAATTCGTATTTGCCGTTGTATTCATCTAAAAATTTATCAATACCATCTTTTGTAATGACGCCATTTACATTAAATAAATAATCATCAAATAAAATTATTCCATTATTTTTCATTTTACTAAACATGTTTACTGCATCTTTATACACTTGTTCTGCACTATGATCACCGTCAATATATACAAAATCAACTGTATTATCATCTAATTTATTAATCATTTCATCTGAAATTCCACGTAATTCTATAATTTTAGGATAATTTTTAGTATTATTACGAAATCTATTTAATTGACCAACACATGCAGAATTCCACCATGCTAATTTTTCATTATTTTTAACATATACATCTTCAAATGGATCAATGCAGTATAATTTACTATTTTCATTGTTACAAAGAGTATTATTAATTAATAAACTTCCTATACCTTCAAATGATCCTATTTCAACACAAATCATTTTATCTGTAGGATTTTTAGGGTAAAGAAATTTTAAAGATGGTATTAAATTACCTGATAAATTTTGAGTAATAATTGACATTTATATTTAACTGTATAATTTAATGTTTTTTAACTTAAGCCCGTTTAATAAACATATCCATCGGTCCTCTCTTGTGCTTATTAAGGTACGAAGCTCCTAAGAATAGCATCTTCTCTAGCTGTTTTTCCTTGAGAGCCAAAACTTTCAGAGTAGCTTCTTCTTCGTCCAGAGTTTCACGAAACTCCTCGTAAGCTTTCTCGTAATTCTGGGCAGGCTTGTATCCCTCGAGATCTTCGATTGCCAGCGCAAACATCTGTGCGACTGGATTCTGGATTTGATTGGAAATATAGAACTCTGTATCTGGCTTGAGTTTCTTTTCACGAACGTAATCCAGATGCTCGATTCGGTCGCCCTGCTTCTTTGCATCTTTCAGCTTTTCCACGTAAATGAACGATAAGCGATCGCCTACTTGCGGTTTATTACCTGCGTCCCGCTCTTCCATTCGGTCGGCCAGAACTCTGTGCGCGATTTGGCCTGGGTTCTTGTAATCGTCCCGCAGCTGTTTTGTGATAATATATTTTTCCAGCGGAATCTCGTTCTTCATTACCTTTACCAGCATCTCCTTGACAAACTCGAACGATTGCCGAATATTGCGGTGCTCCAGCAGAATATCCAGGGCTCCGCCGAATACGTCTTTCACGATAGGAGCGTTATCGCGGCGTTTGAGAGCAATACCCATCGTCTTGCGCTTACATTTGGAAACATCGTCTTCATACATCAAGCCAACGTACCTCTTGCGGCAAAACAGGATGAAAGGATAGAATGTTTTCTCGTATTCAATCTTGTAAGGATTTCTGCATAAGGAAGTTATCTTTTCTGCGGCTCTTTTTCCGCTCTCGATAGAGTCACGCAGATCTTTCGTAGGAAACTGCACGAATACTGAATCTGTATTATGAACGATCATCTGACCAATACCTGCTTGAAAGTGGTGATTGGAAGTTGTCAGATCATACACGTAACCTTGATATTCAATTTCGTGAATCTTCTTTATAGCATCTGGATTCTTACGATGATTTTGCACACAAGTAATACGATACACGTGAGGTTTGTCTGCACGAGTATTAATACCAATATTGTATCCTAATCTGAAACCTAGATACGCAATTTGGGCTGCCGTGGTTTCATTCTTCTGATCAATTCTAACATTTCCTCGAATATCTTTATCTCCGTCGGCATCATACAGTCCATCCCAGAAAGAACGACATACTTCGAGAGACCCGTTCAAAATTTCAATTGGAACTATTTTGCGTTTATCGACGTACATCAGATTGCGATACATATCAACAAACTTTTTGATTCCACCATAATTATTAGATCTGGGAACCAGCTTGAAAACACCCGAACTCAAGAGTGTTGAATTTACGATCCATTCTAAATCAGGATATACTTTTGAACAGAGTTCTACGTAATAGTTCAGTAAGTCTGGGTTTGCGTTATTGAGAGCCCACGATGATTTCTGTCCAGAAGGACATTGGTAAATCCCGCAACTTCCATCACCCATAAAGAAGCCCATAATACGTGCTTCATCGACACTTATGCTTGAAATTCCGTGAGTTTCTGGAAATCTGTAATGCAATAATTCATCTCCTACTTTTAGAACGGAAGGTGATACTTCGGTGTTATCTTTGCGAAGAAGCGAGTGGTCGTCAGTAACATCGACACATCCAGTATGAGTAAGCACTCGCATCATCTTTTTATGAGGAGCAAGTTTGTGCCTTATAATTCTCTGAATAGGCGTCCAGCCGTTTTCAGTCCAGCTTTCTACACCTTGAATTTCACATGATTCTTTGTCATCATACCCTGTCCATTCATCTGCAAGTTCCGAGATATTTACAATATTCACATTTCCATTTGAACGTATTATTACGGGTGTATAAGATGCAACACTATCTCCGTAAATAACTGTAGCCCCGAACTCTGATTCTACAACTTTTTTAGCATCGTAAATTCTTGCCCTACCAAGCGCAGTCGTGCACGCAGCCACCTCCAGCTTTCTGATGGCCGAAGTTGAGGAACCGCACTGGCCGTAAACTGAGTTTGCGACGGTTTTATATGCCAACTGCAAACCGTTCAGAACAGCTTTTTGGGAATCGTCTTCGGTTGTTTCCATCAGCTTGCGCGTGTCCTTACGCTTTTTAAGCAGGATGTCTAGAGTTAAGGGAAGAACCCCCACGGATCGAGGATCGGCTGAAGGCTGGACGAATCCGCACGTTATGCGGCCTGAAGGTTTCTTTTCTGCATCAAACGTATCGTAGGAAATCTCGTCAATCACGAATCCTGCCGCTTTAATCTCGACTCCGTCGGGACCTTCGTGCTTGAGCTTCTTTCCCGTTGCACTGAAAGTCTTTACGTAAACTAGCGTGTCGGGCGAAAGATTGAAGGCAATCATGTTGGAAGGATAGAGCGAGTTAAAGTCTAGAACCGAGATGGGTTGGTCCAGGTACATTCCTATACGAGGCGGCAAAACTATTGCGCCCTCGTAAGACATCGAGCCGCCGATCTTTTCCTGGTTGGCCAAAATCTGGTTACGCTTGGAAGCGTTGTAAACAACTGCCGAAAAGATCTTTATGCCTTGGCCACGCAAGAAGATGTATTGGATGGGAACTCGGCACACATCGGCCATACCTCGGGCATTAACTACCGTATCTAGCTTAGCCATTAAGGTCAGAACAAGATCGCAGTCCTGGATACAGTACTTTGCAATCATGGCTCGATCTTCTGCTTTTCCACGATGGGAGGCAAACATATCTTGCGCAGTTATGTCGTCCTTACCGAACGACCACTCGAGTTTCCCAATATCTTCTTTTTCAAGATCTTTTAAGATTATCGAATTCACGATAAACCACTTGTCTGCTTTCTCGGTAACTTGGAACTTTTCGGATTCGTGATAAGGGTTCTGCGTATTTGTAACTACATCGAACGTCACTAGATTGCCTACAAATAAGCCGCGAGTAGATTTGGTGTGTATTTTAGTAGTTGTTTCAGTGTATTCAATATTTGTGACTTTATCTCTCAAGAACGTGGAAGAAACATTATCGAGTTTGTATGAATCCAGCGTCTGTTCGCGTCTTACTGAAAGGAGCAGGTCAATTCCGAGTCGGCCAGCTACTTCGAGGTATCGTACTGCAAATTTTCCGCTAGCCAGTTCAAAAGTCTTCTTTTCGGTGGGCGCAAACGGTCGGTCCATCTTCCATGACGAAACGTCGACTCTGCCGAGATTGAAGGTGAGATTATTGTACTCGCACCTGTCGGCAATGTAAGAATCGTCGAAGCCAAACGTGTTATACCCTGCAAGAATGTCGGGGTTCTCGATCTTGATACAGCGCTGGAATTCCTGGAGCAAATGTTTCTCGGACTTACAGCTCACAAAAGTTACGCTCTCATCTTCGGACGGAGCGCATGTTCCCGAAACAAACACGATGCGCTTATAGGAGTTCAATAAATCGTCAGTGTACCTGAAAGAGACACCTATTTGAATAATTTCATCTTCGGCAATAGAAGCTTGAGGAAAATTTCCAGTGGACGAGTAAGTTTCTATATCGTATGCGGCCGCATACAGTCCTATTTTGGCAGTCGGTTCTGGCTTTATCTCTTTATAATTTATTGTGAAGCAGACATCGACATTAACGTCGTCTTCGGGCTCTTCTTCTTCGGCTTCGAATGAAATCGGGGAAGCGGGAGAAATATCGGTTTCGTGAAATAGACGAATTAGAGGTGGTAAGCTTGATTCAAATATGTCGGTGGTTTCAAGAGCATCGCCGAGAACTCGGGACACAATCTTCATCATGATTCCAGAATTGAATGTCAATTTCCAAACTTTAATTGGTTTTAGGGAACTGAACCCAGCCATTGCATCTAATTTCCATTCTTGGGTTAGTTGAAGCCCTGCAAGGTACTTTCCTTCTTTAGACATTGCTGAACTGAGTTTTGAGTAAAACATGTCTCGCGATTCTTCGTCTTTGGAGCGTACGTAAAAGTACGGTTGAAATCCAGTGATTCGGAGCTTTGCGACTCGGTCGTCGGGAAGACGGCCAAATACATCTACGGCATATTTCTTGTCTGATCCTTGTACTTCCAGCCAGTCGGCTGGCTGCAGAAGCATCTTTGGTATACTGATTAATGGGTAGTTTATATTCGTTTTAC